AGATGAAGGAGACGCCGCCCTGACGAGCCAGTGCAATGGCCAGCTTATCGCCGGAAACCGACTGCATGATGGCGCTGATCATGGGGATATTCATTTCCAACGGGCACTCTTCCTGACCCTTGCGGTACTTGACCAGCGGGGTCTTGAGGCTGACAGCAGTGGGAACATTTTCTGCAGAGGAATAGCCGGGCACCAGCAGATACTCGCCAAAGGTGCGGGAGGGTTCTTCATAGAAATAAGCCATAGTCAAACTCCTTTTCTCTTATCGCAGCATGAAGCATTCTACAACAAAATCATTCATGTTTGAGCCATCTAAATTGATTGTATATACTTTACCACAAAGGCATGTTTATTTCAAGGGACTTCATATAAGCCTGTATAATTCGATATTTGACGATGTATCGTGTACTGCATTTTACTGAATTGCTGTTTTGTTTATACAATCTCATATAACCTCCTGCAAGTTTTGTGAAATTGGTGTAGTAATTGGTGTAGTAGAAGACGTACTCTTTTCAGCAAAATTCTTTATAAATTCTTCAATAGATGCATCTTTGAAGACATGCGCATACACTTCTAACGTGATTTTGCTAGTAGAATGCCCCATGAAATACTGAACTGCCTTAATGTTCATACCTGACTGAATCAGTCTTGAACAAAAAGTATGACGAAATGTATGAGGGGTAATATGAGGAAGTGGGTCTTCTGGATGCATCTTATTATAAGATTTCGTTAGAGATTTTATAAACGATTCGATATCTCGTGCCTGCCGTACCGTATTATACTGCCCTGGAAATAAGAATCCACTTCTCCCATCAATAATAATATTGTTATTCGATTTATGTCTTTTATCAATGACATTTTTAAAGGCATTTTTAGCCATCGGAGATAGTGGAATAATTCGGTTTCCAGCTTTAGATTTTGGCTTTAAAATAGTACGTTTTCCGCCCTTGACTCGATAAATCTGATGGTCTATTTTTAGTATTCCAGAATTCAAATCTACATCTTTTTCAGTCAATCCGCAAAACTCGCTTGCTCGAATACCGGTTTCATAAAGAATTACAATATCATCAATACGCTTACGATAGAATCCATTGTTTTGCATGAATTCTAAAAGATTGTTATATTGTTGATTCGTTATAATTTGTTTTTCTTTCGTATTACGCGGAATAACTCTCGATAGTTTAAAAGCAAAAGGATTTCTTGTGACCAAACCATCTTCGTATGCAGCTTGAAAAGCGCACGATAAAATCGCACGATAATCATTTATGCTGTCATAGACAAGGCCATTTTCGTAAAGTCCTTTCACCCACAACTTGGCATCAAAAACAGTTGTATTAGCAACCAGTCTACTTCCTATCTGGTCGTTTTGCAGTTTCCTAATATAACTAGCATTTCTTTCAGCCGTTCTAATTCCAAGAGCATGAATTCTAGTATCGTTGTATTGCTTAACAAATTCATAGACAGTTAATTTAAGAGTATCAAAATCAGAGCCGCTAAGAATAGAATCTTGAATTTTCTTTTCTTTTTCTCTTAGCTCCTTCAAATCCCCAGCGTATACCGTGTGCCTCTTTCCTGTTCGATCTGTCCAGCGATACTGATATAGGCCGTCCTTTCTTTGGCTCTCACCTTCTTTTAATACTCTGCCTTTATTGTCTTTACGTCTTTCCATAATAAGCTCCTTACATTATATAAAGAGCTCCAATGTGACATCTCGATTATATCACACTGGAGCAGAAGTTTCAAACGGAATATGCCTGTTCTATGTATCTTTCGAAGGCTTTTCTCTTTACAAGCTGTTTTCTGCCTACAAATATTACAAACGGACAGTTTTTCTCCTGAAGAAGCTCTCGTATTTTGCACTGTCCAATATTAGAATACGCTGCGGCCTCTTCGATTGTAAGGGCTGTCTTTTCCCAAATTGGAACTTCCTTCATCCAATCACCTCCCCATCTTCTCTTCCCCATACCTTGCCACACATACATTATAAAGGAGCATCGCACGAGTCATTAACCCAACACCGCCGATACGAGGTGTAACTTTGATATTCTCCATCTCATAAACCGCGTCAGCGCAATCACCGTGCTGCTTTCCGTTTTCGTCATAGTTGATGCCAACATCGACGCAGACCTCTACTCGATCAAGACCAAGTGGTGTGATGAAATTACGTTTTCCGACTGCAGAGATGATTACATCGACCATATCCATTGCAAGAGCCGTGCACTTCATAAAACTTCCGCTGCTATTTACAGAGATTACATTACAATGTCTCCCGATCAGCATATCAACCAACGGACGACCCACGATATCAGACTGACCGCACACAAGTACATTCTTGCCATCCAGATTGTAACCGATGGAATCAAAAATCTTCATAACGCCAAGCGGAGTGCAAGGCTGAAATGGTGATGTAGAATTAAAACCATCAACGTCAAGTTTGTCTGGAATAATGATATTCTTAGGATTGATATGTTTTGGCAGTGGAAGCTGGACAATAATACCGTCCACATATTCCCAATTATAATCTTCTAAGATCTTGTTGTTCAATTCATCTTCAGTAATATTTTCTGGCAGCTTGATAAGTTCCGCTTCGATTCCAACCTCTTCACAGTCACGCAACTTGCCGCGAATATAAGCATTGGATGCAGGGTTGTCCCCTACTTGATAAATATATAAAATAGGAACATAGTCATCTTCTGCGATAATATTCTTGATTTTCTTTTTGATATCTTGTGCAATAGATTTGCAATCAATAATCATTGTGAACCTCCTTTATAAGAATCCAAGTTTTATAAAATTGTTTTGTAGCCAAGGTCTCTTAGACACTCACAGTAGCCACGGACGACATCTGACCCTACTTTATAAATAGAGCTAATGTGTTTTTCGTCTTTATCGAAAAACTCAATCTGCCATTTTCCATCACGAATATATTTAGTTCTATAAAAGTCAAAATCTTTCATTGATGCTCTCCTTTATACTCACTACTACTATACAGAATATTTCGTAGCTGATTGATAAAATCATCGACCGCGCACTTACTACAATCTAAATCAGAGGTACACATACTACAGCCATCTATGTAATGCTGCATCAAATCCTCTAATGATTTTTTATAGTATTTTGCCTTGTTTTTGTAAAGCCCTAATTCTTCCATAAGAATCACCTCGTTACTGTGCTAACTCCGTTATTCTTAATCTGCCCTTTCTGTGCATGGATAATCACAGAGTCAGCATTAACAGTATTGGTTGACTTATATTCGATATATGGAGCGTTGCTATCATATACAATTTTTACATGGCCTTTGATATTCATATAATTGCCATTACAAAGAACCGTAAGCATCTCGTAATTTTCTGCTGGGACATTAGATACCATAGTAGATGTATATCCGTAGATGCCCGATTCCAGTTCTTCAATAGTGGCAGTCCACTCAATCGGATTATAATGACGATAGATTCCTTCTCCAATCGTCCATATAAAATATCCAACAATAAGAGTAACGAGCACAGCGGCTGTCAAAAACAAGATCTTTTCTCCAAGAGTGAGTTTTTCGTCATTACCATCCAAGTTCAACACCACTTTCGTTTACAATATAGATGCCGTTGTCTTTAAGATATTCTATAAATTCTTCGTGTGGTAATTTATGGGCGAGTTCACAAATAGTGTAATTATTTCTGCCTTTCACCCACTTTGTTTCTTTTCTCAAGTTGGACCATTGATGTACACGAAATTCCTTACAACGCCATTTTAAATGAAAGGCATCTGCACACAAATCGCAAATTGGTATTTCTACATAAAAATCACCCGGATAGCGTTTTCTTCGCCACCACTCTATATCATAGAATACCATACCATAGAGTTCAGGATAATCTTCAAATCCATGTTCTCTAAGGTAAGCAAAACCCAATCCATTGATGGTCCATTCTGGCGACCTTGGAACTGTATATCGAAGCTGCGATTCCGTATGCGAGATACAGGCATTGTTATATTTTCCATTAATGCCCATAATGTACCAGTCGGATTTATAATAGCCTATTTGCTTAGTCAAACTCTTATCACCTCATAATTTTTAAGATACTTTATTTCCTTTGTGGCTGGCATACATCCGTTAAACCAATACTTTCCACGATGTTTATCTCTAAAACTTCCAAAAATCATATTTGCGTCTGGTGCAGATATTAGAGGAGATGAGCCACGCGAATTGAAATTATTGTATTTTGGTAGATATTGAAACCAATATTCAATATAATTTTCATCCAATACAGAATCACGATAAACAGATATTTCATGTCGTTGCTTCAATAAATGTATCGCATATGACCTTTCTTTCGTTACGAGATTTGTACAGTCATCTTTGTAAACAAGTGCCATGATCTTCACCGCATTTTAATGATTGGATTGTTATAGATACATTTCTTTGGTTTAAAAAGATGTCTGAGATATTCAGGCGTTTGATCTGCATAATAAGTGTATTCTAATCTGCAGCCATATTTTTTATCAAACTCTATTAGTTCTTCTTCCGTAAGTGTACCAGTTTCAAGTTTTTTTCTGAAAAGTTGATAATCTTCTGTAAATGTACTACAAAATGCAAAGTCACCCATAAGTCACCTCATAAAAGTCTAGTTTTACCGTATTTTTAGTTGATTTTTATAGCGATGATACGTTATTTATTTACCGTTCGTAACTGTTTCTCAATAAAGTCGTCCCATTTCATACCGAGAGGACTACCGTCAACATCCACACAGTTGCCATAATCATCACAATAAACAGCAGGCTCTGTCGGCTTACCATAAAACGGAATAGATTCTTTTGGTATGATTTGGACTTCTTTATTTGGATCATAGTCAAAATCGTATGTCCCATCACAAGCTACGACATCTCCATCCGGCATTATGTAAACCGGCTTGAAGAACTTCTTGTTTGGATTATTTGATGTGTCAAAAGAGCAGCCTACGATTTCGTATTTCTTTCCGTTAATTTCGACCATTAAAAATTAACCCTCCGAATGTGTCTATTCAAAATATCCTGCATTTCTTCTACGATATCAATCACGGCACTATTAGCTTTATTCTTTTGATAGTCTTTTACAGAATCTACATCAATATCGATGTTAATCATATCATTGTGATACGGTTCTCCGGTCAATTCAGTACCATAGTTAATTTCATCAAATGGCGCTTCGTACCATTCTTCAGTGCCTCTATCGACGAATCCGAAAGTCAGTTCAGTATCTTCGTTATAACCAATCTCATTGAACTTTCTGATAAGCTCCACAACTTTCATCTCTTGCACCATCCTTCGATTCTCTCACACGCTCTGCAAATTGCGTCAAAAAGTCAACTCTCGTCTGCATCAGAAACAGTTTGAAATACGTTCTCCGCTTCTTTGCGAGCCACCAATCGTTGTTCGTATTCTTTGTTAGCAATTTTTTCCTGCTCATGTAAATCAAGTCCTTTCAGCCAGTAAGATGGACATTCATAAATTTTTTCGAAGGTGTTTGCATCGCAAAAGTGTTCTCGATCTCTTTTGTTGTAATCGTAATATCCAATAAACGACAGACCGTAATCACTTATTACAACGTTGTCTTTTAAAGGAATCGGACGTTCATCACAGACATTAACCCAACCCATGAAGTTTTCGCAAGATTCGGTGCAATAATCTCCTGGCTGCTTCCTAAAAGCGCATACTTCTTTATGTAGACATTTACTGCAAATAGCCATTTTTTCTCGCTTTCCAGCAGAAATTCTCTGCCCAATCATAAAATAGTTTTGGAATGTCTCGCACACAAGAAGCAACTTTCTGAATTAAGTTGTCACTAGACTTGTCTTCATGAGGTTCTTTATAGATACATTCCCATTTATACTCCCAGAGTTCAACTGTATTATCGTCTTGTGTGCTAATCTTCACTAAAATAGAATGAATCTTGTCGTTTACACTTACGGAAGCATGGCAATGTTCTTGTTTAAGCGGCCATTCATTTATTTCTGCAAATAAATTAAATGCCTTATCAACTGCCATTTCAAACAATGCTTGTTCATCAGAGCACATACATATTCGTTCTATATCCCCATTATGCAGAAGATTTAGTTCCCAAACTTCCATTACGCTCACCACACTTTAAAACATACATTTTAATCGTCAAAAACTTCTTCTCGCAGAACCGGTTCATCGTGGCTCTCTACACGACTGCCGCATTCTGGACATTGTGTTTGATAAAACAAAATCACATTCAATGACCTTGGAACAAGAACACCTTCTGAATCAGACCAAAATTCACAACCACAACCACATTTAAAATGATATGCAAGTTCTTTTGGTGCTCGCTTATGTTGAATAATCTTAATTGCCATTATTCTTCTCCTTCGCTCAAACTTTTTAAGACTTTCTGAATCCTATAGTATCTACCTAGCGGTGTTTCAAAAATAGCTCTCAGCCGCTCAAAAAGTGTTGGTTTGCCGAATACTTCATTATAATCTGCAATATCGATTTGTTTAGCAGTCTCGCCACATTCAGGGCAAGCGTATCGCAACTCAAAATTAGCAGCTGTGGTATAATAGTCTTTGTAGATTGAATCAAATGTGTCGTCGGCATAAAAATCACAATGACAACAAGGACATTTAAACTCGATAGCAAATTTCTGAGGTTCTGGCTCATGGCCGTGCTTGACAATCTTAACAGCCATCTGGCACCTCCACATGAAATATATTTTTAGTTGCTTCTTTCCAAGAAATGAATTTTGAACCAGCTACTTCATTCCTACATTTGCGACAGATAATCACATTATTCTCAGGAATGTCCAAATCAGGATTTTCAAAAGAAGCCACTCGAATCTTAGTTGTACAACCGCAGTTCTTGCAATGAAATACGATTACTGGATTTTTCAAACTATCAGCTTTATACATATCTGCACCTCAATCTGTAAACACAAACAAAGTGTTAAAAAAGTTCGATCCAACAATCTTATTCTCTTCGGATAGAGCAACTTTGATAACTTCATCGTCGGTATGCGTCTCGTCATATTCTACTGTGTCGCAAACCTTGTAAATTTTGCTGTCTTTGTCCTGAAGTAGCATTCCCTCACCAAGTTTTAATGGAGCTGTTTTCTTTTCTTTTTGAATATGTGCTTTCATATTGTTTATTCCTCCCACCCACCACTACTATTAGAGTTATTCGTTATCTAAAACATTAAGCATCATTGTGCCCTCTGCGCAACTTCCTTTAATTTGAACTCGACAAGCAAGGTTTGGAATATCATTGGCGTTATTGGCAAGTTCGTACTCCCACCAGTAATCCATTTCCCATCCGTTTTCGCTCATATCAATATTCTGATAGCCAAGTTTTTCAAGAATCTTCCCTACTTGATAAAGGGAAATTCGTTCAAAACTGAGATCAAGAATCTCTTCTCTATTTTCTTTACTTACCCATCCAATAATATCAATAGCTATCGGAAATAAAATATCCGTGTCTTTATCGTATCCATTTTTGCCTGCGTATGCCATAGAATCACTTCCTCCGTAAAATTTACTTTTTACCAGAATAAATATTTCGTTTTTATTGAAGGTGTTTCTACACTTTTTGCAGGATTCTCCAGCGTTACAACCGTTGCAATAATTTCACCGATGTTCTTCTGGAGTTCCTGCAACTTATTTAATTCGCTTTTAATATCGACTTTCACTTCAACATTCTCGATAAAACCTATATCTTCAAGACACTCGCAGTAGCCAGCAATCTCGTTATAGAAGATGTGGTCGTACTCTTCCAAAAGCGTATGCCCGTTAAACAGCTTTACTTGCCATGCAATTCCAAATGGAGCTTCTTTCTCGAAATAAGATTCAACCGTATAATACTTCATTATGTATTCTCCTTGCGTTTACTGTTTTCCAGTAGAACCAAAACCACCTGCTCCTCGCTCAGTTTCGTCCAATTCGGAAACTTCTTCAAAATCAGCCTGCCAGAACGGAACAACCGCCATCTGAGCAATACGGTCACCATGAGTAATCATCTGTGGGATATTGGAGTGGTTATGTAGCGCAACGATATACTCTCCACGGTAATCTTGATCGCACACGCCAATTTTGTTCGCAGGAGCAAGTCCAATCTTAGTTGCTAAACCGCTACGAGCATAGATAGCGACATACCAACCTTCCGGCGGAGCCATTCGCAAACCAGTATGTACTTTAACAGTCTCATGAGGCTGAATCATAATGCAGCGATCACCGTTTTTGTTTACAATCGTTGCATCATCAAACCCGATATAAGCATACAGGTCTGCACAAGCAGCGTTTTTTGAGCCATAAGTCGGCAAATGGGCATCATCGTGCATCTTATTGATTTTGATGTTTGGACGATAAACTGGAGTGACAGCCTCTACGGCCCCGTGATGCCCATAAAAATACTTAGTTGCGTTTCCTAAATCCATATTATTTTCCTTTCTCTTCTGGAGTCCACCAAAGGACTGGTCTTCGTAAAGCAAAACTCTTATTACAGCCGATTACACGTTGATTGGAACTCCCCATGTACGGCAAAGAGATATCTCGTTTAGATTCGATATATGGGCCATCGACTAGCACGTTTATGTTTCGAATAATTGTTACAGTTGTCGGAATAGTTTGATATTTCAATTCTCCTGCCGCCTGTTGAATCAATTCTTCCCATGTATATCCAGTCCACATCCAAATGTCTTTGCTTCCTTCAAACTCTTTTCTGACTCTTATTAGAATTTTGTAAATCATCTCCCTGTTCTCTGAATACAGCGGATCTCCACCAGTAAGCGTAAGCCCCTGAATATAATCAGGTCGAAGTAAATCTACAATTTTATCAAGCGTTTCATCTGTGAATGGCTGACCACCATTCGGGTCCCATGTAGTAGGATTCTGACAGCCGGGACAGTGATGGTTGCATCCCGCACAGAATAACGTGACTCTTACGCCCGGACCATTTGCTATATCACATGGGACAATCTTCATATAATTCATCAATGTTCCCTCGTGCTTTATTGATTTCATTTGCGGCAGCTTTCGCATCACTTTCTGTATCATAGATATTACGAATGTAATACTCAAAATCGGGATCGATGTTGTCGCTAATATCAAATTCCCTCTAATTGAATAGACTCTTCCGCTATTATTAAATTGTCATCTTTTTCAAGTCTTGCACCGATATTCACTCTCTTGACTTTACATTTTTTGATTCGATATACGTCTTTCACGATCTTTTTATATCCAAGGCAGATAGGACAACGATATTTCTTCTGAGTGCCATCAATGAATGTTATGTTCACATTTCCGTCAGCATCACATTTATTACAATTTTTATCAGCATTTTCTCGCTCAATAATCCATGCAAAGCTTCCGGGAACGTGCTTTAAATTAAAGCTAGTATCCATTTTAAATCACCTTTGTCCATAGACTCGCACATACGATAATAAGAATATTCAGTGCAACGACAGTCCACTTTACATATTTAAGTTTGATGTCGTACATTACAGTATTACGTAAGAAATCGTATAGAATTTCTTCAGAGCGGATAATTGCGGCTGTAAGAATCAAAATGATATACGATTTAACAAGTAGCCAAACAATCTCAGTCAGCATCGATTAGTACCTCCTCGATTGGAATAACCTGACCATCAACGTAGTAGCACATCTGACCGTGTTCATTATAATAAGGAGACATATAGCCGTAAGCATGGTAGCCTCCACTTTTACTGAATAAGTAATACATGACGTGTGTATCCTTATCGTACACCATAGGAGTGTCACCAATGCGATAGAACCAGCCATTCTCTTTGGCTACATTCCCTACTGAGTCTTTCACACTTGCGTTGCATCCAGTCAGCATAATCGCTGCCAGAAGGACGCATACAGCAGTATTTTTAAAAGTCTTAAACATACCTTCCCTTTCTGTTAAAAGCGGAATTCTATCAAAATTTGTTATAAATTTATTGCGATAATTCGTCAAAATAATTTTACTGAAATTTGGAATTTCTTAGCTTTTTGTCAAGCTTTGTTTCTCTCTCCGTCATGTAGCGCCAATATACTACCGTATCAGCAACCTCATAATAATCAGTATCATACCACTCACCATTAAATGTGATGCACGCAACGCTTTCTGTTCCGTCCTTGTATTTTATGATGACATCCTCTGAACACATTCCGTGCTCTGGGACTGGAGGCATTACGTCTTTCGCGCAAAACCACCGTACATCGAGTTTTTCTTCTTCGTATGAAACCAATTTCATATCGTGATAACAACGTTGAAGAGCGCTCTCAATCTCACTCTTAATTGGATTGATATCCTCATCTCCGTTTTCATCAACCAGAAGTTCAAGTGTTACTTTCTTCATCGTTGTCCTCCGGCCAATCAATCCGAGTGCCGCACTGACCACAAAAGTTGTTGTGGTTTCCATCTTCGTTATAAAGGTACTCACCGCTTCCGCAGTATTGGCAAGCGATAACACCATCTTCTGCAAAAGGATCGTTAATCATTTTTAGCCTCGATTTCTTTCCATCCAATGAAATCACAAACACAAAGATTCTCTGGATCACACCGGTGGAGCAAGAATTTATTCTGCCCAGAAAGCCTAGACCCGCCAGACACTTCTGCTGTTTCGCACTTGCTTTTAAACGTTTCGGAGAGAGTCCATTCCTCAACAGCAGATAAATCAACATCATTTTTAATGATATTGCGATCGCATCCACGGCATTTAAAGATTTTTACGTATTTCTTTTCCATATAATCACTCCTGCGGATCATTAGGTAATGGCATCCAGTGAGTAACCATATCAAGTGGAATGCCACGATAATATTCTTCCCATTCGCCATTTTTACTGTAACATGCTCGTACTTGTTCTCGTTCTCTATCGTATGCATATACACTATGACTCCAAACGGCATCATGGGGAATTTTGGGCAAATCTTCTTTTACGCTAATCCACGAATCACTGCCAAAGGCTTCCGCTGGGAAAGTCTTGCAGAATACGCCTTGTTCGTTTTTCAAAAGAATACGTTCGGCCTGATTGAATACATCATCAGGAACAGAAAGTTCAATTGTTCCGTTGTTTTTCTTTGCAATTACGTTAATAATGAACTCATCCGCATCCATATTAGCCAGCCTCCTCTTTCTCTTTCTTTTTGTCATCAAAGAAAGATCCATAATCAAACCACTTATCCTCAAGAATATTGCCGATAATTTTTACCGTACTACCCCATCCCTTGGTTGCTACACGGATATACTTGCCTTTCATACTTTCGTACTTGTCGCAACCAACCGTATCCATAATCCGCATGATGGCCTCAATGCCAGAAGCATAACCTTCAAAGTTTTTTGCTCCAACATATCCCTTACCAAGGACGTAGCCACCATAGCAAACGCCCCATCCGTGACCATCTAACGTCAAATCGGAGGTCAACACTCCATGGTCTGCCATACTAAGGCTAACATTCTTGATTTGAGCATTCTGAATCTCGTATCCTTCGGCTTCAAGCAGTTCTTGCGTCTACTTCTTCATTTTGCCTCCTATTATTTAACGTATCCACGTTATAAATTTAATGAATTTTTACGATAAAACGGCACTTTTATCAAGCCTTCAAATAGCTCCAATAGTTAGTGTACAAAAGTCGAGCGCTTACATCTGGCTCGTAAGGAGCAAATAGATGCTCCCGGTGCCATTGGCCGCGCACATATTGGATTGCTTCATACTCACTGTCAGCAGGGATCTCATAATATGAGAAATTGCGTTCTCCGTTAGCCATAATGTATGATAGACTTACTCCATATACACGTGTTTGCCCGTAATTCATTACTTGCCTCTCTTTTTACGATACATTGTAACAGTATACGGTTCATAACCATCTTCTTCCGTCCAGTCCAAACTGAAACCAGCACATTGGTAGACTTCCATCTCAATTTGTTTTTCTGTCATATTGTCATCAACATAGAATTCAAAATTATAGTCATCAAATCCTTTTGCTTTTAGAATTCCTGTAATTTTTTTCATAATGTACCCCATTTTTCTCTACCACATGTATCACATACAAAGTGCCATTTATCATGCCAGCTATGAGTGTTATCGTAAAGCATCGTTCCGCCACATCTACTGCATTCTGGAAGGAACCAACGGAGTAGACGTTTCAAGAACTTAATCATCTTTACTCCTTCTTCTCAATAATATCAGCCCTTTCCATAGTCTCGAAGAAATCTTCCATAATGGCATCAGCCATCTTACCAGGAATTTCAGGAAGATCTAGTCCAAAATCTCTAAAAGCACAGTGTAGGCAGCCCCATGGAGTTAAGGCGAATTTTTCATAAAAATCATCATCAGGATTGTTTTCTTTTGAGTCCAACATATTCGTCTCGTACTCAAACTGTTTCACTTCATTCTTAGTGAGCCATTTCTGCCACTTACCACAAGCAGAGCAATACAGACCAATCTGGCTACCTTTACTCTGGATAAAAAGGATTCACTGCCACACTTACATTTGAAGTCCATCTCAGTCACCTGCCTTTTCAATGCTCTGAATCATACAGCTCATGTTAGGATGAGCCTTTTCAAAGCGATGATGCGCCTTGTTCATAGCATCATTCTGATCCTGCGCCTTTACCATATATGTATTGAATGCCTGATTCCCATCATCGTAGTACATTACTTCAACAGACCAATAATCCATAAGACTCCTTTCTTTATCGACCGTTATAAAAATCAAACTCAACATCAGAAATAATATCTTCCATTTCATTTTGACTAATATTGTTCGCTTGTTGTATGACTCGAATAATTTCGAGAATCAACTGACGTATACGTTCCACATCCATGTTTTCATGCCACCACACCAACCCTGCTTGTTTATTTACTTACCTCGGCTACCCTTAATGAATCGTTCCAGAAAAACTAGAGCCAGCCAGATGCCTGTCGCCACTTTAACGGTAAAAGTGATATTCAGCAGCTTAAAAATCAGCCAAATAATACCAGTCGTGATAATCCACGAGGTAAAATATGTAGCTGCCAGAATCAGAACGATTCCCAAAAAAGAACCAAGTGCCTTAAAGAAATTTTTCCATGCGTTCAATTTATCACCTCCATTTCTAACGATAACATGTTATATTTTATTAACGCATTTACGCTAGAATTTTCATTTTATAAAGCCTCGTTTACTCACCCTTGGTGACGACTGTATCTGCACCCTGAACGGTGACCCAACCATGCTTCAGACGAGCTTCTGCTTCCTTCATCTGAATCAGCTCAGGAGTGATAGACTCGGAAAGCACCTTATTTGCATCAGCCTCGGCCTGTGCTTCAATCATCTTAACGTCAGCTTCCGTCTGTGCCTTAACCTTATCAGTCTCTGCCTGAGCCAGAGCGGTCTGCTTATTCAACTCTGCAATCTCTGCGTCCTGCTTTGCCTGCTCCTTTGCGCGAATCTTCTGCATCAGGGTATCGTCAGGCTGTGCGTCAACAATCAGCGCGGAAGAAACATTGATTCCATATTCTGCGGTCAGCTTCTCATTCAAATAGTTGGTGATTGCAGTATTAACACCTGCGCGATCATCAGAATAAATCTGCATGACGCTGAACTGAGGAGTGACCTCCTTAACATAAGCAATAATATCGTTTTGAATCTTGCTCTCCATCAGGCTCTCGCCATCCATGCCACCAAACTTGGTGTACAGTTCAACAACATGTTCCGGCAGGAAGTTATAGTTAACAGTCAGGTTGATTGCAATCGTACCGCCATTGGCAGGAGCGTCAATGTGCCAATCTGCGTGTTCCTTTGCGCCATAGTCGGACGGAGCATTAGAGAAGACTACTCGCTGCTGAGTAATTGGGAACTCAGATACATGCTTTAGGGGACTCATAAAATGCCAGCCCTGAGAAATAGTCTGCTGCTCAACACCCTTTGCGGAATAAACAACACCAACATAACCAGTATGTACTCGCTCGGTGCAAAGCACCGCACTAACTGCAATGAGGAATGCAACGAAAATTGCCATAAACTTTTTCATAAGTATCTCCTTAATCTTTATAGTTGTCTTTTAGAATGTAATAGGAGATAACCCATACAATCATAAAGAAAACAATGATTTCTTTCATAAATAATCCCACCAACCCACCACTTATATTCAAATTTTACTTCATACTCTCTTCGAGTTCTTTGTAGCTGATTCCACTTGTCAGTCCCGGAGACTCTTCGCTATCCGTTCCTTTGAAATGCGCTCCAACAACACTAGGATGCAAATACTCAATCATTGCAAAATTAGCAACATCAATGAGCCATTCTGTATTTCCTGTCTCTAAATACTTTTTGACTCTTGGATAAATTTCCTTTACAGCTTGAGCCAAGTCTGGATATGTTTGATTCATCCAACCATATTTATAATGAGATACCAAAATACGATTCTGCATCTTTTTAACAAAACCATTATCCCAATCTCGCTCTAAAATCTGTTGCGTAGTATCCATATTTTATCCTTTGTTTAATTGTCGCTTAAATGAACCACTCGATCTCGAATCTCCTGCGTGCGCCCCTGATTCCAAAAATTGGTTCCCAGGTAACCACAAGTACGTCTTACGACATTCATTTTGTTCTGGTCACGATTACCACAATTCGGGCACTCCCATACAAGCTTGTGGTTTTTCTCATCTTCTACAATTTTAATTTCGCCGTCGTAACCACAGCACTGGCAGTAGTCGGACTTGGTGTTCAGCTCCGCATACATGATGTTGTCGTAAATGAACTGCATAACACTAAGCACCGCAGGAATGTTCTGCTGCAGATTTGGCACCTCGATATAGCTAATCGCCCCTCCGGGAGAAAGCTTCTGGAACTCGCTCTCAAACTTTAGCTTAGTGAAAGCATCGATATGTTCACGGACAACGACATGATAAGAATTTGTTACGTAGTCATGGTCAGTAACATCTGGAATCATACCAAACCGCTTCTGCAAGCAACGTGCAAATTCATATGTAGTGGACTCCAAAGGAGTACCATACAGGGAGTAATCGATGTTTTCAGCGGCCTTCCACTCGTTACACTTATCATTCATGTGCTGCATAATTTCGAGAGCAAAAGGTTTAGCATCAGGATCGGTGTGGCTCTTACCGGTCATATACTTCACACACTCATACAGGCCGGCATAACCCAGGCTTATGGTGGAGTAGCCGCCGAAGAGCAGCTTATCGATCTTTTCGCCCTTCTTTAGACGAGCTAATGCACCGTACTGCCACAGGATAGGGGCCATATCAGAAGGAGTGCCGAGTAGACGCTTGTGACGAATCTGTAGAGCTCGATGACACAATTCGAGTCGTTCATCGAAGATTTTCCAGAATTTATCCTTGTCCCCTTCTGAACTGCAAGCCACATCTACCAGATTGATAGTGACCACACCCTGGTTAAAGCGGCCATAATACTTATGCCCCTTAACCCAATTCTTGGCATTAGCTACGTTCTCAGTGGTGCGGTCAGGAGTAAGGAAGGATCTACAGCCCATGCTAGGCCACACACCGCCTTTAAGCTCCTTCATAACCTTTGCGGAAATATAATCAGGAACCATTCGCCTGGCAGTACACTTAGCTGCCAGCTCAGTCAGGTAATAATACTTAGAATCAGGATGAATGTTATCCTCATCAAGAACACAAATGAGCTTTGGGAAGGCCGGAGTGACCCATACACCAACTTCATTCTTTACACCCTGAATGCGCTGTTTTAACACTTCTTCAACAATTAGAGCCAAATCATCACGAGTCTGACCTTCTGGAACTTCATCGAGGTACATAAACACAGTGATAAAAGGGGCCTGACCGTTTGTCGTCATCAAAGTGACGACCTGATACTGGATGGTCTGCACGCCACGAGCAATTTCTTTATGTAAACGCTCTTCTACAATTCGATTGATAGTTTCAGACTCCGGCATCTTATCGATTTCATTATTCTGAACCATCTCGTAAAATTCTTGGTGTACTTCACTTGTGATCTTCTTGCGGGAAACATCTACGAATGGAGCCAGATGTGAAAGTGTAATACTTTGACCTCCAAATTGCATCGAAGCCACCTGTGCAATGATCTGGGTGGCGATGTTGCAGGCGGTGGAGAAGCTGTGGGGCTTCTCAATATAGGTGCCGGAGATGACGGTGCCGTTCTGGAGCATATCTTCCAGATTGACCAGATCGCAATTATGGCAGTGCATCACAAAATAATCTTTATCATGCACATGAATTAAACCATTTTTGTGTGCATCTCGAATATCCTTTGGAAGTAGAAGTCTGTCAGTTAGTTCCTTAGATACCTCTCCGGCCATGTAATCACGTTGCGTGCTATTGATGGTTGCGTTCTTATTACTATTTTCCTGATTGATTGCGTCATTCTGGGCATCAAGAATTTCAAGAATACTTGCGTTAGTTTTCTCTTTATCTCGAATTTCCTGACGATACTTCCGCCACTGACTATATGCATCTGCAACATCAATGAACGGGCTATTTGCTAGACTGTCCACTACGATATCCTGAATCTGCTCAACAGAAAGAATGTCCGGCATGTCTGCGATATAGTCAGCAATCGCATTCGACACACGAGCGTCGATACCACCCGGCGTACAGGTCATCGCCTTCTCAATCGCATTTACAATCTTACTCTTATCAAAAGGAACTTTCGTTCCATCGCGTTTAATTACATATTCCATGCAATCACCTCTTAATCTTCCAACCAACGATTTTCAGCTACATAGAAAGCTCCAACCGCAACTACCATCAATACGACCCAGAATACCCAAAACCAAATCACTCGTGTACCAACTGCAGAAATCATATAATCTCGTGCTTCTTCGATGTTTTTATCCTTAATGAACTGTGCATTATGTATAGTTTTATCGCTCAAATTCACGTATAATGTACCATCATAACGAACATCTTTGACATAAAACTCGAACTTTACATGAGAACTGACTTGTACAGTAGTCAGGTACTTGCTGGATGGCATTTTGATGTCACCATACTTGAATTCTTTGCCCAGAAACGTTACATTTTTGGAACTGTGCTCTTCTGAGCTGTAATAGTCCCAAGTCCAGTACGTTTCGACTCTTGTTCTTGTATGGCCTTTACCATCCGTAGTAGTGACAGTTCGTGTATGCATCGTGTAATGCTTTTCTTCGCAATAGATATACATCCACTGGCCGTCAATACGTGAATCGCTTACGGTATCTACTGCTTCTAGTGTGCCTTGGCAAAATGCGTTGCCTGCGTTAGTTCTTATTCCATAATCGAACATATTTTCGGATTCAATCGAAATTGCTGTATTATATTCTTTTTTCTGCTCAAGCGAATCTCTGGTGATATTTCCAGCGATAACGCTACCAAGTATCAGCATAATGAACACAATACCAACACTGACGATCAATTCACGATAAGTAATTTCGGCATTACCGATTTCCAAAAAGGTCCCCGACTGCCGGTGCCGCCTCATTCCCCTCATAGGACAGATACTCATAATTCTGAACCTCATATCCAGTCAGACCCAGCAGAAAGGAGTTCGGAAACTTACGAACGCTCTGCTTATATTCCTTCACGACACAATTGTAATCGCCACGATAGTTTGCAATCAAATTTTCAGTGACGGATAGCTCATTCATAAGCTCCTTGTAGTTGTCGCTAGACTTCAGTTCAGGATATGCTTCCGCAATAGCTGCAATCTGAGTCGTAATCTCTTGAGCGGTCTGGCCGGAAGCGCCACGAGCATTCACAACATCCATCAAAGTCTGATACTCATGTTGGTCATAAGCCTTGACGGTTTCAACCAGATTTGGAATCAGATCAGCTCTGCGCTTCTCCTGATTCCCAATGCCAGACTTAGCTTCCTGAATCTGCTCTTCATAAGAGATGGCCGTGTTCTTAGGCCCCTGCACCATAAAGGTCATACCAAGAATGGAAATCAACACGACACAAATAACGATAATAGGTAACTTCCAGTTGTATCTCATATATGTAAACCTCTTAAAACTTGACCTCATCGGCACAATCAGGAACCACGGCAGTCTCGATGTTGCACGTCGGCTCTACTTTTGCCAATTTGTCGGATTGGTTGATTGGACGACAAGTAAGCCCAGTCCACTCATGGCTAGTAGAATAATTATGTGAGCTATTCGGCATCGTAGTCAACTTATCAGTGACCTCATTAGGAACTTTCTTGAGCGTATCTACGACACTTTCAGCAATCTTCTGTTGTTCCTCTAAAAGCCGGATTTTATAATCCAAATACCAACGTGCCTTCGTCAAATCCTGAAGCTGAGAATTGCCATCTTTGTGACCTGCCCGACTCAGATACTTGCCAACATTCCAAAGATAAGCATCCTTGTCTAACTGCCACTCTCGCAGCACTTTGATGGCCTCATATGGATTGTCTGCACCGCCGTAATAAGACGGGTGCTCGACGTTCTTTTTAATTTCGTCAAGTGTTTGCATCAATAACCTCCTTGTTTTTTTCAATAGGCTTATAAACATCTGCCAACCGAGGATGACGGCCACAGCAGCCACGACCCTCTGGGCAGAACGGATACTTCGGATTGGCTTCACAAGAAGGAACCATCCAGTTTGCTACTTCAGGACAAACCCTTGCGACTTCCTGTTTCATCATTCTAAATAGCTTCTGGATTTCAGCCTGGGCTCTGGAGCACATCCGCAAATGGCTCATTTCAATCAGCGAACGAGCGTTCATTGTAATGTAAAATTCTGTGAAGCAAGCATTCGGAAGAACCATACGAGCATCTTCGTTTTTAAAGTGATGGTAATCCTTCAAGATCCGATAGTCATTCTTGATATCGGTCATCATCTGGTCAAAAACTTCACCGTCTTCACCAATAAACGGATTATCATAATCGAAGTTGCTCTCACTACAATACCTCTGAGATCTAACTGACAGACTAATATGTCTGTGACGGCTAATCTGTGCCAAAAGTGCCCTGCTCACGTCACCAACATAGAATGTAAACGAAATGTGTTCAAGCACAGAATAGTGACCACTAGCCTTGCATCCCTTAGCAATCTTATAGTCATCAGTCATTGAAGAATCATAACAAATGCTTGCTGCTTCCTCTACAATGTCCAGTGGATTCTTCTCCCAAGAAGCATTAACCCGTTGCGTATACGCAATCAAATCAACAGTCATCTTTATTCTCCTCAGTATTCATCTTTCCAGTTTTCAGGAATGTCGTTCTCACCAATTACGATGCAATTTTTAGGTGCAACATTCGTTGTGTACTTTCCGTCTTGAACTTTAATCATTACGTTCATAATTGAGACAACTTTATGAATACTCCAAAGAACTCCGCGACCTTTTTGAGTTCTAGCTCTAAGAACTGTGTCGCCAACATGAATCTCTCTATTAAGAATATCGGTTACCATTTAATCCTCCTTTATTTTAGAAGTGCAAACTTAAACCAATCTGGGAAGTTGGACACTGAAATCCCATATTTGATAAGGCAAGACAGCAGCCACAACGCAATCATGATTCCAACCGCAATAAGATAATCCTTAAAAATCTTAATGAAAGCGATCCACATCTTGATCCTGTCTCTCATTTACCTCACCTCTTTCAATCAATTCATCAACAGTAACCTCTCCACAGAGAACCTGTTTAAGCTGCTCTTCTGACAACTGATATGTAATCGGCTCTCCACACTCAGTCGGATATCGAGCCAAGGTTCTGTAATATTCTGCAAGGGCTCGTTCCTTACGACCCTGCTCACGATGGTCAATACCAATCATATAGCCCCACCTCCTTTCTCAAGTTTTTCGCTCTTACCAGTCACGACATAGACGTCATCTTCGAAATCTTCTTTGTCAACAAACGATATTTCTCCTAGTCGCAGACCGCACTTGTTACTTTCTGGTCTGTTGTCAATTATGTAGAAATCGCCAGCATCACAAAGAACCTTATACCAGTGTCCTTTCTGCAAAGTGGCTTTTGCCGGACCCCACTCTTTATAGTCCGTCCTGAAGTACATCCTCATTAAGGCTCCTTGTAGGGTTCCATATCACCCTTCCAGATCTGGAAATAAGGATGTGCGTCAATGCCGTAAACCTGACCCTTCATACCGGTACTGGTGATTTTGTAAGGCTTTCCGTCTTCAAGGCTATTGATAAAGTCCTGATACTGAGGACTCATCTTAAAGAAGTCTTTCTTACCCTGAATCCTCTTTACCTTAATAATGACCTCATCACCAATCTTTGGCTCCCACTCTTCAACTGGCATTCCAGCCAGAAAATCGGGACCGCCAGCCTTCTTGATTCGCCTGGCAAGAATTCGTGCTTTACGTTGCTCTTTGCGCCGGTCTTCTCGATTCATCGAATTACTCATATTCTGTTCCTTTCAGCTTATCAAAGTAGGGATCGCCGTCTTGCTTCTCTAATAAGTTGAGCTCCCCGGCGGAGCCTACAGAATACAAACGAAAATTTTTAAAAATCTCAGCACCTTTAATAGTGGCTAGAGATGTAATTATGTACGATATATTGTGTTCTTCTGTGCCATCTGTGAGTTGAACTTCGAGCCGTTCTTTCTTTGGGATGGCTAGTTTTCGGAAGTCGTTCATAGTTAATCCTTCGGCATGGAATATACTTTTGTCCCGCAGTCATATTCGTTGCAAATTTCATCGATGACATCATAACATCTGTCTTCAGACTCATATTCGCCAAGAATAATTCCACGGCTTGTAGCGTCCTGTCTTGCATAAACTTGGAACCCAGATGTGTCAATAACTGCCATGCAATTTAAATTTATAACCTTTTTGTCTTTTGTTAAAAGTAGCATTTTATCGTCCTTTTCTCAAAAATATACAACGTACCATCGTTATATATTTCAGCCGTAACTTACTTCATTTTTGTCATTTCGGAATCGCACAAAGGTCGGGAATTGCAGAGACTCAACACCAGTTTTCTTATCACAGCTAACCTCTTTGTATTTACACTCAACAATTTTGCCAATGTAGTCATCAGGATTCGCCCACACAGCAGCTCTCGTAGTATCATCAAAACCAGAGCCAATGCGAAGCTCGTTGCCCTTGTAGTCAACAACAAGAGCGCCCATCGTACCAGCCAGACGGTTCTGACCTTCCTCAATCGCTGTAATTCGTAGGTCAACAGTATAGAATCGCTTAATTTTGAGGCATCCGTTGTGACGAGCCCGACGATAAGGGACGTCCGTGTTCAACATAAGACCTTCCCAATCGTGCTCGACAGCATAATCAAGCCACTTTGGAATCACGTTTTGGTCTTTTCCTTCATAGACCATAGGAACAATCTCAATATTCTCAAGGTGCTTGCGAGTAATCTCTGCACGAAGACAATTTAACCCAATACGGCGAATTTTATATGGGATAGTACACTTTCCACGGTCGAACTCTACAACAGGAATCACATCAAAAATCACAAATTTGATTCCAGTCTTGTCCTTGTTGTCAGAATTAAGTAGGCCAGTGCCATAACGAAAAGCCTCTCCGTCCGACATTCTTTCTGGGTTCTTGTAGATCAGCTCACCATCAAACACCCACGCATCTCGCCTTGAGGCATCTCCATCGTATAGAGAAAGCAGGTCATTCTTTATATGGTCGAGCCCTTTAAACTTCTGAGCCTGCCGAGAGATAATCTCGCCTCTATGCATGGTGCCCCTATTTCCATTCATCTTCTGGCTCAAACTGAACCAGATACCATCCTTCAGCTTAACCTTGTCAATCGGGTATCCCTGCTGAACCTCCCATACAGGAATGATCTCTTCGCCGTAAACCTTATTGATGGTAGCTGCCTCGACTCCGATCGGCAGGTTCTTAGTGAATAGTTGCTTTAGAAACTCTTCGTACTCAGGATTTTTATGTAAATAATTCTGGATTGTTGCGATGGATGCGTCAGAGCCGGTATTGTGACCAGCACCCATAATATAAAGGTATCCGCAGCTGAGATACTGAACGTCGATATCTGGCCTTGCAGTCACCTTCTTATTGATTTTTGAATCAGACAGGCCAGTTACAATCGCCGGGTCAAGCAGGAATCGGAAGAATGCCATCAGCTCATCAGCCTCATCTCCAAAATCCTTACGAGCATCCAACAAAATGCGGGTCTTGTCCGTCTTTCTTTTTGTTCCATGCAACGCCTTAACCATCGCATTGAGTTTACCTATGAGCTCTTTATCTGTCATAAAACCTCCTTGCACATCCTGTGTTATATAGTTATAGTCAATAAAGAAAGGCTTGTCGTTACGAGCAAGCCATTCCTTTCTCGCATCCTATGTTATGTAGCTAAAGAGAAAATTTTATGCCTCCAAGGATGGAGACTTTTTATAGCTATATTATACAGGATACTCACATAATTGTCAATGCTTTTCTGAAAATTCTTTCCGTAAAAATTCCTTCAGAAATGTCCGCTTGTATGGCACTCTCGAAGTTTTTACAGCCCGATCAAGAGCATGGGTTTCGGCGCAAATCACACAATACTTCTTGGCACGAGTGATGGCCGTATAAAGCCATTCTCTCGTCAGCATCAGGTACGCAGAGTTGTCCATACCAACAATCACATACGGAGCCTCACTGCCCTGCAGTTTATGACAACTCAAAGCATAAGCAAGTTCAAGTGTTGCCCAGATGTTATTCCCACCAAAGTAATGAGGGATGAAGATCGTTCCCCACTGGTCAAAATCAACCAGGATAAAACTGCTCTCAATCTTTCGGATAATGCCACGGTTTCCGTTGAACACCGGACACTTCTCTTCCTTTTTCTTTGTCTTGAGATTATATGTGTGAAGCTCATAGTTGTTTTTGTTGATAATGACCTGATCACCCTCACGCAGAGTGTACGCTCTATCCTTTCCATCACCATAGATTGTAACCTTTGCTTCTGCTTGACCACGACTCGGATTCACAATTTCCTGAATAGCGTTATTGACTTCATAAGTACAGATACTACCACGCAACTTCTGTGGAAGTACAATCTGAATCTTCGCACTATCATTCCCTACCCTATTATATAAGGTACGGTACTGATTGATGATGTGGTTGAATGACTCACTTGCGTCTTTATAGATATCAAGTTCCAGATCACGAAGCTCACCACGAACCTCATTGCCAGCCCAACCATAAGGAACTAACTGCGTAGCATTACGAACCTTGATACTCTCGGTAATAATTGCAGACTTAGCTGCCTGACGATGGATCTTAGTCAAACGAGCCACAGGAACAACCTTAGATGCAAGCATATCCTTGAAAATGTTACACATACCGATGCTCTCAAGCTGTCCGTCATCACCAATCATGATGAATCGCTTTCCGGTCTCGATAGCCTGAATCAAGTCATAGAACAACTGAGCTCCAACCATAGAGGTCTCATCCAGAATGATAATGTCTTCTTCAAGAGGATTGTCCTTGTTATGGATAAAACCACCATTCTCAATATCATAACCAAGAAGACGATGAATGGTCTTACCGTCCTGACCAGTAATCTCCTGCATACGAGCAGCGGCACGACCAGAGAGCGCAGTCTGAGCAAAAGACTTACCACGAAGAACCTTTAAGACACCAGCGACGACGGTACTTTTACCAGTTCCGCCGTAGCCTGTTAAGATACAGACGTTGCTAGAGCATACCTTTTTAATGGCATCTCTCTGCTCTTCGGTATACTCGATACCAAGCGCATCTTCGGCCTCATTGATTGCCGCATCCATATTTCGACCAATCGGCTCAACAGGAGCATCCGCCAGACGCTTGATTTCCTTCGCAATACTATCTTCCAAATTCCACACTCTAGTTAAAGCAAATTCCTGACGGTCATCGCTCCACCAAAGTGTTTCACGTACATCATGCAGATGGAAAAGTGCCCTTTTAATGACTTCTTGATCACCCTCGTTCAAATCAAGTTCCTTAATACAGCTATTGATTGTCTGGTTTGCTGGGATGATAGAGTTGCCTTCTTCGGCACGGGCGGCAAGAAAATGCATGACGTAAGCTTCGATTCTGAATTGCGAATTGTGCTTTAAGCCCATATTCAAAGCAAGAGCGTCAGCTTTTTTCCAGCCGATTCCATACGCATCATCGATCAGAACATAAGGATTCTCTTCAATCTTTCTCACTAGAGTGTCTGCACCATGATATTGACGGACAAGCTTTTCAATAGCACTAGAAGTCAAGCCATACTCAATCAGCTTTGTGTACGCTTCACTGTTATCAATGTTATTTTCAAAAGAGTCAATGATCTTTTGTGCTCGACCTTCCGTAATACCGTTAACAGTACAAAGAGACTTGATGTCGCCATTCTTGATGATTTCATACGGATTCTTGAATGCTTCATAAAGCATCTCAAACTGATGGTCGGTCAAGATAAAACGGAGAAAGCTTTTTTGTTCTTCCGGGTCAGTAATCTCTTGAAACTCATTCATGTAGATAATTTTATATTGATCACCAAACTTTTCATGGTGAACATATTCACCACAGAACGAATAAGTTTTATTCATATCGAGGCTAGGAACATTGCCTTTTAGCCGGAGGTCACTGTATCGACTCATGACAGGATTCCCCTGCTTAACTTTTACCACCTCGGCGGAGAAAGTGGCGAAGCCGCCGGGCTCCACCTCCCTCCCATCTTTCGGATAAAAGACTCGTTTTATCCTGATGTAGCAACGGATCATATTTTCATTAAATTTCTTATCTGCCACTTTATAACCCTCTTATTATGCACCTAATCTAAATTCTGTCAGTCCTCCGCACACTCTGCAATAAAACCATTTTGTGGTACGCTCGCATTGTTCTGCGCAGTCAAACTTCCACTTCTGAACTTTTCTAACGACGCAACAATTCGTACAATGTATCTTAATTACAGTTTTATCTTTGTACCAATCAATTTTAAACTCAGGAAATTCACAAACAACCTCTCCGTCAATAGTATATAAAACACCATTCATTACTTTATCTCTCTATCATGCAGCCACTGTTTGTAAGGCTTCATCTTCTCAACAATGTACGAATTTTCTTTTCTCTTGCAAAGGATTGCAAGATCGCTGCCCTTTGAAATTAGACTTGAATATCGTGCATACTGAGATGCCCAACAAATCATTTCAACAATACCACCTGTCGTGTAAACATGTAAGTATGCAAACTGGTTACCACGTTTATCCTTCTTTTTTTGGATGTCTACGATGACACAAATAGCAGTTGCCTCACCGCCATCCTCTACAGTATCAAGCCCAGCATCAATATAGGTACAAGCATCCTTAATGGGATTGCTAGTCAAGAACATTGAAAGGGTTTCAAATTCCCACATGTGCTCGTCTTGCATATACTTTTCAGCAAACGCCTGCATAAAGGCATTCCGCTTTTTGTCTTTTTCTTTCTTTCGATTCCATGTGTCCGCTTCCCAGCGCTCCCTTCTTACCTTATTATATAAGGCGAGTCTGGTAGGTTTGTCTTTAATAGAATCTGTGTCAATTCCGTATTCGTCTTTGAGAATAGAGATCTTGGGGAGAGATGCCATTTCGTGGAAACTCTTCTCTTTATACTCGTTCTCAAAAACCATATTTGCAAAAGTGATTAAGATTTTTCTCTTGTCCTTTGTTGGAATAGCTCCAGCCTTAATCAACTTGACAACATTTGAAGTGCCAATCTTGCCACCATTTGCTCTCTGAACAAAGTCTGCCAATCCAGAATATGGACGGTCTGCAATCACCCCTGATGCGACACTCTCGCCCATTCCCTTAATGGCCTTTAAGCCAAATAAAATTGTGTGCTTCTCCGCATCGGCCTTAAATTCCATATCAGACCTGTTAACACTTGGAGGAAGGACCCGAATATATAGACGGTCACATTCATTGATGAACACACCCATTTTGCCAGAATCATCTTCTTTAGTAATCATACACGCAGCCATGAAATACTCAGTATAATGAGTCTTCAAGTATGCTGTTAGGTAAGAAAGAAGTCCATAAGCAACTGCGTGGCCCCGATTAAAGGAATAAGAAGCCTGTTTCAAGATCAATGCCCACATCTCAGAAATTTGATAATCGTTCCATCCTTTCTTGTGAAGACCATCTCTAAACTGGACCTCCAAGGATGCCATAACATCCTTCTTTTTCTTACCAATGGCACGACGAGCATTGTCAACTTCAGTTTCAGGGAATCCTGCATAACGGAATACTGCAAGAGCCTGTTCCTGATAAAGAAGAATGTACTGAGTCTTGGCAAAAAGCTGTTTGATGTCAGGATGAAGTAGTTTGATAGTCTCTGGATGAAGTTTATTGGAGCAATACGTCGGGAAACTGTCCTTAGTACCAGGGCGGTTTGCTGCATTCACAACAATGATATCCTCGGCGTTGTCACATTTTGCTTCAACACACATCTTTCGAGCTTCAGCAGACTCCATCTGAAAAATACCAATTGTGTGTCCAGATTTATAAACAGCGTCATAGACTGCCTTGTCATTCAAATCAAGATGGTTGATATCGACATCTTTCCAAGTAAGATGGGCCATCTTTAATGTGTCATCAATCGTGTCCAAATTTTCAAGACCAAGAAAATCCATCTTAACTAGAGACAGGTCATCCATAGCATTGTGCATTTCAAGCTGACACATCTGATTACCTTCTCTATCCATACAGAGAGGACAATATTCAATAACAGGCTTAGGTGTAATTAAAGTTCCTGCAGCATGGCGACCCATACTCTTCGGTAAACCTTCAAGCCGCATTACGTACTTAAACCACAGAGGGAACTTATCATACACATTAGAAAGCTGCTCACTCTTTCCAAGAATGTCCTTCAATAGAACTTCCTTCTCAACTTCTTCTCCGAGATCGTCCAATGTTTTCACTGTCGGAATCAACTTAGCAACTTCATTTCGCAATTCATACGGAATCTGCATATAATATGGGCTTTCTGGATCTTCGTTCAGTACCTTGCCAATGTCCTTAATGGCAACCTTGGTAGACAGAGAATTAAAAGTTGCGATTGGTGCTACGCTCTCTTTTCCAAAAAGCTCTTCTGCAATAGAAACAAGTTCTTTGCGACGACGACGGCTAATATCAAAGTCAAAGTCCGCGAGACTCCTACGACCCTTATTTGCAAAACGAGAGAAGTCAAGATCCCAACGAACAGAATCAATCTGCGTAACGTTTAGCATAAATAGACATAGACAGTTTGCACCAGAACCACGAGAATAGCCACGAGGGATACCTCGTTCATCGGCCACCTTACAAAGCATATACAGCATGATGAAATAGTCGATGTAGTCAACATATTCCAAAACGTCAAGTTCCATCTCAATTCTGTCACGCCGGGTTTGCTGTTCTTCTTTACTCATCCATCCGAATTTTTCATCAAAAGTAGAATAAACGAGGTAACGCAGGTAATCCAGATGCGAATCAAATTTACCTTCAATTTTCACTTCTGGCATCTGGTTTGGCTGACCAAGACCAATATCAATATCGTCAACCATATCTGCAATCTTCACAGACATTGAGCAACCTTCTCGGATGAAGTCTTCATCAAACTGCTTTGAAAGTGTTCTCAGCACATCGTCTTCGGTCTGAAGATAGCAGTCAACATAACTTTCTCCAACTTCTCGTCCTTCTCCAATTTCTACAAAAACTGAATGTGCATCAACATCTTCCTTGGAAAGCATATGAGCATCGGTTGTAATGGTATACGGAAGATTGTACTTTTTGATAAAAGCTGCAATTTTTGCATTAGCTTCAGCCTGATCTGGCGTATCATGAGACTGAACTTCCATAAACACGTCATCAAAGATCCATTTCAGTTTGTTCCATAACTGCCATGCCTCAGTTTCGTTTCCATCAACAAGCAATCTACTCATTCGACCAACTTGACAGGCCGTAAGACAGATGATACCTTTACCCCACTCGTTCTGTTCAATGATATTCAAAGAAGTTCGAGGCTTTTTATACATGCCATCAACGCAAGCATTTGAAACAATCTTAAATAGATTTTTTAAACCGGTCTCGTTCTTTGCTAGTAAAACAAGATGATAACGAGGTTGTTTATAGTCTTTTGTATCGGCTTTCTCTGCCTGATTATCTACTTCATAGACTTCACAGCCGATGATAGGCTTAATACCTTCTGCTTTACAAGCCTTAACTTGGTCAACGAAAGAGTGCATCTTGCCATGGTCTGTAACAGCAATAGCCTTCTGACCATTCTCTTTAGCAAAGTTTACAAGTTCCTTGACGGTAAGAATAGAGTCAAGTAACGAACCCTGCGCTGTATGTACATGAAGATTTACAAAATTATCTGACATCTATTCTCCTTTCACCATTAAAACTGGTTGCGTTCCTTCAGACGCTTAATCCAGCGCTTGCGCTTCTCGTTAGCAATCTCATTCGCTTTCGATGTAAACGCCAAGATACAATCCTCGTCATCATCATAGTATGCGTAGATACAGTTCAGCACATCACCGAATTCTTCTACGAGATTTTCATAAGCCTCGTTAATGCTTACCGGCGTAGGATTCTTCATATCGATTGCACGATAAAACTTTATCGCAGCTTTCGACAGTTCAGAACCTTCCTCACCCATCTGAATGAGTATTTCCTTCCCATCAATATAATCAAGCACTCGTAAATTTTTATCTTTAACCATCACTCTTCACCTTGTCTCCAAACTTAATAATATCGTCAAAAAGCATCACATAGTCATCGGTGTACTTGTTACCATGAAAATGGCCGAAGTACCAGAATGGTTTACAATCGTTAGGATAGCATTCGTATATATTATCAAAGAATATTTCAGTTGACTGGTCTACTGTGCTTTGATCAATACCACCAATAAACAATTCAGTTGGAATGAACCGGAATGGACAGGTATGCGTGAGCATAACATCAATGTCATCGATTTGAAGGTCATGTGTAATATTCCAGATCTTTTTCTTAGTCTTCTCATTCGGCTGTTCGTCCGGCCACCAATTATATCCCCACTCTAGCCGATAATACTTGTCCACAGAATATGCTCCGCCGCAAACAAGACAGTTTAATACTTCCCTATCAGCAAGAATTTGATAGACTTCGCCATCAATAGCAAAATACTGATTTGGATAATGTGGGTCATGCCACACCTTACCACAAATATCTCCATTGATTTCCTTTATCTTATAACCATCCTTACGAGATGGGCGGCGCTCGTGATTTCCATGAATACAAAACAGATTCGCAGGAATATCTGCGGCGATAGTCTTAATGCTCCATTCGCGCGGGTCGTCCTTGCCGTAGTAGTTTAAACCGACATCGCCAAGACAGATAATCCAATCATTCTTTCCAAGATTGTGTTCATGGCAAGACTTTTCTAATTCTAAAAACCGATTAAAATCACCATGAATATCACCTGTAATGTAAACCATATACTCACCTCACTCAAAATCTTCTTTATCAATCACATAAGTTCGTGGATAAAACCTATCGTTTCTATCACCGAAAATATCAACAAAGTAGACTTTAACAATCTCAAACTCACGATTACACTCTTTGCTTCTTAGCATTTTAACTGCATCTCTTGCATTTTCAGCGTAGATTTCTCTGTGTAAGTTGTGATATTTCTTGAGCGTATAATTATATGTACGGTAATCAATTTTGTAATATCTATATCGTCGTTTTTCCATTTTTCATTCAAAATCAAGAACAATCATATCTCCCATTCCTTCGTAGAAAACATGATCCATCTTGAATTTCTCACTAACCGATCCGTGGTCAGTTTCGATACAAATCTCCCAATCTGGATGCTGCTCTGCAAATTTATCAAGAATATGAGTCAACTCATCCGGTTCAATAATGTGAGCACCATCATTTAAAATCTGATTAAATGCTGTACCTTCCCGAAGTAGTTCTAAATCTACAATAGTATGTGCAAGTGATTGATGTGCTTTGTCAAGCAAATTTAATGACAAATCGTAACTATCCACTTTATTCATTGTCAACCAACTCTCCATTCTTTACTTTTACAGCCTTATCATCCCAATATTCATCAGCTCCAACCTTTCTAGGAGCGGTGCCAAAATGCTCTTTCCACTCAGGAAGACTCTCATTGATTGCATCAAACTGAATGCCCCAATCAAAGCAAGCCTCCATTGCATCATACAAAAGCTTTCCTTCACGGCAAGTCCAGAGAATCAGACCAGCACCGTGTTTCTGTTCCTGAATTGCTTGATAAATGACATTCCAGTTTGGCTCACCGATATCAGGATAATTATTCTCACAGAGAGTGCCATCAAAGTCGATGGCGATAGCACGTTTCCAATTTCCCATATCAAATCACCTCAAAATCAACAATCTGTGCCTGCGGAGTTACCTTGTTTCCGTACTGGTTTAAAGACAACCGGCATACAGCATTGATGTATTTTTCTTCCTGATCACCATAGAAGTCATTGTTAATCCAGCCAATCATCCGGCCATTATCAGCAAAGCACACAAAATCAATGCCTTTTTCTTCATCAGAATACTTCCAAATATTGCCGTTCTTGCCCATCGGAGCACATCCACTATGAATCAGCGGAATGTTTTTTATGTAGAAATACGGCTCGGAGATTCCCTGTGCCCAGATTTTATGCATTTCATACATGGTCTTCGGCAATGCAACGGTCAACCTACTATAGTCAAAATCAAAATCAACTACGATTGCCTTACTCATCGTGACATCTTTAAGCAGTTCTTCACAATCCGCAATAGCCTTTGGTACGTTTTTTTTCTTAATTTTTACGCCAGCGGCATTATCGTGTCCAAGAACCGACTCAAAATCTCCGGTACTCATCAAGAACTCCTTTAAACTTTCAATCGGAGAACCGTCAGGATTTCTCATTGAACCACCAAAATACTCTTGATTTTCGTCTGGTTCTTCAGAGCAGGCCATCTCTCGAAGTAGTACGCAAGGTTTACCATACATTTCAGCCAGTTTGATTGCTACAACGCCAGTCAAATTACTGTCCAGAATGCCAGTGGAATTACAAAATAAAACTTTACTTCTATCCGCTCCATACTTAGAAATCCAGTTTTGAAGTTCCGCAACAGCCTTATCCTTAGTCTTGTTTTGCTGATACTTGCAAGACGAACACTCACGAGCTACATGCTGCGCCAGAGTCTCATCAATCGTAACACCGGCATTCTTGCCACGAGTCGGAGTGTACTGGAACATCTGTTCCTCACCGACCATCGCACGGAACATCCGCTTCTTCTGTTCGGATGAGCCAACACGAATCAGTGCGTTCATCATCGGAACGATGTAGAACTGAACATCATTGATAGTCGGGTCACCCTTGATGTTGAAGCTATTCGCCTCAACCAAAGCACAAATCATCGGATTTACAATTCGTGCCAGACCTTTCGTGCAAAGGCGCTTTGTCTCATGCGAGTGCATATCCATAACATCACCGATGTTTCCGATAGCCACCAGATCAAGATACCGGTCTGCAACATCAGTCCAATTATCTTCATCAACAGCTTGAAGGAACTTATATACCACGCCAGCACCAGACAGTTCCTTGTTAGGATATGTACCATTCTGGTTATTGACGATTACTGCGTAAGGATTCTCTCTGTCGCAGATGTGATGGTCAAGAATCAGAATATCGATGCCCTTTTCGCGGAGTTCCTTACACTGCTCAACATCGTTGCTGCCAGCATCAGGAATAATCAGCAGAGTGGTTTCAGGTGGAACTTCGATTTCTTTAGAGAGTCCATGTTCCTTACCACTATGATGCAGAACATTGATCTTTCCAAAATAACCAATCGTCTTCAAATACTGAAACATCATTGAAGCACTTGTGAATCCATCCACATCACAGTCTACAAGGATAGAGATAATAGACTTATTCCAGATATGTTTGTTCAACAGCCTGACAGCATCTTCCATGTTGTCCAGTTCCCACGGAGAATTCAGACAAGAATCATCTAGGTTCATGTAGGTCTTATAATCCTCAACCCCTCTGTTCTCCATAATCGTTCCAATCGGGTCTGATAGGTCGTTCCTACTCCCCTTCCAGAGTTTTACATTCATTTAATTCTCCTAACACAGTTCTCAATCAATGCCTTAAATTTTTCAGGATTATCAGTCGGGGCTTCCTTTTCATCCAGAATCCCTTTATCATCTACTACAGCATACACACTTACGCCATCGACAAATCGATTGGCGAGAACCATAAGCTCACTAAGCTGAACGTCTTTATCAAATACAAAACAAATATCAACGCAAAGACGTGTCAAAATTTCAATTTGATTTTGTGAAACCTTCTTACCACCAGTCGCCACACAGTTGCAGACATCCATGTTCCACATCTGCATGACAGATTTTTCAGCTTCACCAACATATACCAGACCTTCATTCTTGATGTACGGCTCTGTCTTAAACAGACCATACAGAATACGGTTTCTGGCACACGGCTCAAGATATAGATACTTTAATTCACCTTCAGGCGGCTTACCAAAGTATCTTCCCTTTACACCAACCAGAGTACCAATTTCATCTCTGATTGGAATCGTGATTCTATTTGTTAGTTCATCAAAACCAATTTCAAACTCCTGCTGTGTCTCATAAGATATCCCATCGTCAGCAAAAATCTGGTTCACATAAGGTTTGTAATAACCGAGGATGGCTTCGGAGATGGGGACTATCGGACGGTCATCCTCGTGTTCTTCACCTTCATTTTGCATGGCAATGAGCTCTTTTAGAATCAACATACTTTTAGGAAGATCTTCCTCGAAGTTGTGATAGTAGTCAAGTCCAACCCATTCGCAGATTTGCTTAATAGCTTTTGGAAAAGACAGTTCCAGAAAGAACTGGACGACAGAAATTAAATCATAACTGGTCTTTCCATTGGCAATATCTCGTGTGTAATCTACCGCAGTAAGATTTTCATTCTCGTAAATGCAGAGTGCCGTTCTATTGTCACCATCTGGATTTGCACACTGGTAATAACCAGTCTTGTGACTGATATGATGACAACCAAGTTCCTCCAGAATCGGCTCAATCTTCTGTTCTTCAAGAATGTAATTTTTCAGATCTGCGATATTTACCATTGTAGTTCCTTACTTTCTGGTGCAGACACCGACCTCTTTCCAGACATTCTGGTTCAAATTCACTTCAAACATGATTTTCTTTTTCTCACCAAAACGGTTTTTATCGATATTTCCAACGTAATACCGCTTATCTGGATTCAACCGATGGGCACAGTCACCGCCCCACTCAGGATCATGAGAGATGTATTGATACTTCACAAACTTATCTTTTGGAATCTCCTTGAACAGAACCATCGTCCAAGCAACATGCTTAATCATTTTTGACTCAGCAATGTTGTTTGAATTCAGCTCATCAGGAAGATACTCATGGGCATTTTCAGCCAACTGGATACTACCGTAGATAAATATCTTTAGATTTTTCGCAATCTCTTCAAGCTCGGTGGCTGTAACCTTGAACGCTGCCCACTCACCAATCGATGCAATGTCGTTCTTTAGAGTATCGTAGAACACATACTTAACTCCCTGAGTGAGAGCTGCCTTCTGGATTTCAAATCGCAGGGATTTGTCACTATAATCGGCGGAGACATCCTTTGCGATAATCAAACCTTGTGATTCGCTCTCAATCCACTGGCAAACATCAAGCACATTGCGGTACTCTTCACTTTCCTCGTAGACACGAGCGGTGAACTCATCAATGCTTTCTATGTATTCTCCGTCTTCGTTTTGCTTTCGGAAGATGAAGTTTCCATTTGCATCCCGGTACATTCCAAGGGTAATTTCTCGCTCATCCTTGTGGAAGCGATGACCATGCAACTCTTGAAACTCAGGATTATTGATGGCGGTGACCAGTAAGCAATACCGGACTGACTCAAGATCCATCTCGTTCAGCAGCAGGAGTGCTTTTTGCTTTTGAACCAATGTGACGTAGGCAACAATCGCCATCATGTATCTAGTCTTACCAGCGTTAGATGGCATACCATTGAACATCACAGTGCCAAGTTTCAATCCTCGGAACAAATCATTCATGATAGGATACTGGAACGGCAAGCCCATATCAGGAACGCTCAGACGTTCATTGACCATTGGCAGCAGACCATTATTCAAAATCTCAGCATCATCGTTTGTAATAATAACCGTATTGATCTTGTCGGCCTTGCCACGAATCAATTTGTAAATGTCCTGAGCACCAAACATTTCAAACTGTCGATGCTTCAAGATTCCTTCAATGTTGAATCCGTTTCTCTGGTACTCACGAAGTAGCGAATATTTCTTCAGGATATTGAAATATCCCTTGATATCATCGTCATTCGCAAGGCTCATGTAGTATTCAATGGTTGACCAGCCCTTCAGCCGCTTATATTGGGACAATCTGGACTCGTCTTCAGCCATAAACGTTAAAACAGACGTTTTATTAAATTCTTGAGTCCGAGTTTCGTAAATAATCAACGCTGCATCGTAGAAAAATTTTGTTGCTTCATCGGCAAAATCGTACTTGCTCTTGACATAATGCCCATACTCGACCAAATAGTCAGGATGCTTGTAAATTGCGCCAACAAATAGAATTTCGTTCGGGATATTTGAAATGAGTTCCACTCATCCACCTCCCTCTTTTATATCTCATCGAGAATTGCACTTATATCAATTTCATTCTCGTTTTTACTCTGTTTCGGTGCTGTTTTCATCCGTTTCAGTACCGTTTCAGTCAGATTTTCCTTCGTTTTGCCTTCGCTTTCACTGCGAATCGAAGCTAGTCTTTCTTTTCGTTCGAGATAACTAGGATATTGAGATAACAAAACAGCCAAATCGTAATTCCATCGCTGGCTCATATCGCAACCCTTTGCTTCTTTCTCGGCAATTATCTTATCTAGTCGGGGTTTTGCTAGAATCCACATATCGTAAAGTTCTAGCGGAGGAATAGAACCTCTATATTTGTAATAATTACCGGAAATTAACTGCGTAAGCTTCGAGTAGAAGCTACCCGGAACAACCGCCGGGGCGTATGTATCTCGAATATGGTCGAAAAGAATCTTTTTCTCTTCCTGTTTGATACGTGCAAGCTCACGATTGTGGTCTTGCTCTCTCTTTTTGGAAAGAAGATCATCGACCTTTTTATCCGTAGTGTCATTCACTTTGTCAAAAAATGCCCTTAGCAGGTCATCTGTCCAAGGGCGTTTTTGATTTTTCTTTTTTTCTACAAAACAATCCTTATGGTAAAAACCAGTCTTGTCGTAGAAAAACGTGCTACGGTCTCGCTCGATGAAAATGTTCTTCCCGCAAATCTTGCATTTACGGGTTAGTTCCATTAAGCCAGTTCCTTCTCCATAATTGCAGCGACCTTCTTCAGTTCCTCGATATTAGTCATGGAACGGAATGCGGTAGACAGGCCAGCCGCCCGCACCGCCTTCTGTGCAGCACTGCTCTTTACAGGAGAAGCTGCGGCAACCAGGTCGTTCAGCCTTTTCTTGATGTCATTCATAGAAGGCTCTTTACTGTCGGAACTCTTATCTGCCGGAACATCATCCGGCTCATCGTTTTCAATACCAAGGTCGCGCATATTCAGCTTAACCTCGGTCTTAACAGCATCATTCAGACCATTCTTGATAATATTCTCTCGATTTTTTGCACTGCTAGAAATAATATCCTGATATTCAAGCAGGGTCAGATCCTCAACAACCTCACCGCCCTTGTGCATACCAGTACGGTCCTTATCGAAGAAAGCGAGCTGCTGACCATCTTGGAAATACAGGCGGAACTCAGTATCAACGTTGTACTCCTGACCAGCAAACCCATCAGGAATCTTACGACCAGTAGGCTCACTTACGATAGAACCATTCACAACCTTAGTATGCTTCTCGTCCTTCTCTCGGCAAACAACAATATAGTTCACGCCAGATGCATTCAGATCCAAAATCAAAGACTGACCCTTGAAGTTCAGGGTATTGAAATCCTTGAGCTCCATGCCAGCACCCTCAATCTTAACTGCCTTTTCGTCACCGGTCAGACCCTGAGATGCGGCCTTAACCTTGGCACGCTTCTGCGAGAAAGCAGTGAGGCCCTGGGTAGCTGTCATCTTGAGAATAGATGCGGAGTCAACAACCAAAGCGTCTGCACGGAACGGCTTGCCATCTGCATCCAGACAAACATCCCCATTCTCATCTTCGATGTCCTCATCGTTGGTAACCATCTTGATATAATCCTGAACTTCTGCCAGAGACTGGGTATAAACAATCAACAGATTGTCAGGATTCACGCCATTGTCTTCCAGCTCCTCAGTGTAATTATCAATAGAACCATTCTCGGTATCCAAATACAGAACACGGAACGGCTTACCGTCTGCATTCTTCAGATAGCACAGCTGCATAGCAGTACGAGACTTACCAGTTCCCTGTTCACCATAAATCAGCATATGAAGCTTCTTACGAACAGCAGATGCCTTACGAATCATAGCCATATATGTAAATTCCTCTCTAAATCTTTTCTTTTATTGGTATCCTGTATCACATAGCTAAGACTAAAAATTACACTCCCCAGTCATCCTCTTCCTCATCAGCAGGAGTCACAGTGGACTTGTTAGAACCACCCCACCAAGAAGTATCGTTCTCAGCTGCCTTGCCATCGAAGTCCTTCTTAGCCTGAGCGTTGGCAGCAATCTTTGCCCGTGCCTCGGAGATATTGTCCTCAGTATAGGTAGGCTCTGCATCCTTATCGCCGGGATTCGGATCAAAGGAATCAGGATTAACACCCTCGATATACAGCTTACGAACTGCCGGAGTGCTCTGACGCTTCATCTTGTTAGGACCACCCCAGATATTCTCAGTCTCAACTTCCTCAACCTTCTGCTGATTAACGATGGGACCAAAACACTCGAAACTAGTATAAGACTTCAGACGCTTACGAATAGAATCAGCCAGAACCTTATTCTGAGCGTTTGCCCTATAATCAATGAAGAACTCTGCATCCTCGATGGTGTTATAGTTTACGATCTTCGCATCGACAACTACCTCATCGCACTCATCGCTCTTGCGGCAACCAGTGTAAACAATGGTCTGAGTAAACAGAGCCAGCTCCTCGAAACCCTCTGCATCAAAGTCAATTTCCTTAGAACTCAGAGACACCTGAGTAGGAACGAAGCGGATCTGGTGCTTTCCGTTGTAAGTGCTATACTCGATGTTACCACGGACATACACGTTATCTCCGTCATGCAGGTTCTCAGAGATCTCCTTAGCTGCATCAAAGTCGGTCAGAGTCTTGTTGTCATTGATAACCTTACCAGACTCATTCGTCTTCTTAGTAACACCGACCTTAACGCCAATCATGTCATAGCCTTCCGGTGCAACATAAGTCAGACGATCCTTCCAAGCGACTTCCTTCTTATCCTTCTCGATGCCCTTGTCCTTATCGGCACGGCGGAAGAAGTAAACCTTATCACGAGGCATACCAGCCAGATCAACATAGAAAGTGTTTTCATTGGAAGTCTGAACGCCAAAGCTCAGGACACGGCGCATAGCACCACTCTTAGTCTCCTTCTCGTTATAGAAGTTACTACGCTGGGTGCCGGTGACCTTACCAGCCACCTCAAAAGAACCACGGGTCTGAGGAAGATTAAAAATTCTATCTGCCATATCAAGTCTCCTTTATGTAATTTTGTTTCGTTGATAATCACTTATGTTTCCTATTATCGTCTTAAATCAATTCATGCACTATTCATTTTATGTATTATCCTCCGTCTGGTTTATTGATGGCTTATATTTCATACGGCACTCGCCGTTAGAAATCGTCCTTTAAGGGATTATGTACAAACATTGCGCCAAGCACTACTGGGAGCCGTTCTGAACACTCAGGACACAAATCAAAACTCAAAAGCGAACCGTCAAGTTGGCTACCATAAGAGTATTGATGCTCAAAGCTGATTCCCTGCTCGCTACCTATCGGCTTGATTTCACGACCACACCAGTTACATATTTTCTTGCATGTGTTCATACGGCATCACCCCATTTTTAATATTCTCTATCACGGAACATTTTAGATTGAGCACGAGTCAGTCTATTGTTCCGACCATACTTAGGTCTGAATGCTGACTGCAGCTTGTTGTTTGCGTATTCGAGGTCACTCTCCAGAATCTTAGCAGCTTCTTCAATGTAATCCCGAATGGCACAATACTGGTCACTATTGATACAATGCGTCTTTAGATAATCAAGCATATCGACGGCCTGGTTTTTCAAAAGAAGCGTATCTTCAAGCTGTGTCTTGCGCCGTTGGAAGAAATCTATATTCAACTGAACATCTCCTCCTTCTTTTCGATAAACCTGCTCCAATCCATCTTGTGATGACATTCTGGACACTTCGGATCAAACTTCTCTAATTTCGTCACACAAAACGGACAAAGATATGTGTTCTTTTCCTTTTGGAAGATTGGACTCGCTGGAAGACTCAAGGAACCGGAATCAATTGTTACATTGATAGGAATTTTGCTGTTCATCGTGTCACTCCTCAACTAATTGGTATGGTAATCGTACAACGGTTTTATCACATAACCACGGCTTTTCTTTTGTTCCAAAATTTCCAGTTTCAGAACTAATTAAAACATCTCCTAATATAACAGCCTTGTTTTCATCATAGGCTAAAGAAAGTGCATTCAGAATAACGTCTCTAATAGCTCCGTAAGTAAAATAAAGTGTTCCATCAGAAATGACCTCACTAGAAAGCATCAGTTCGGAATTAAAACCATTTTTATAATGAACAAAAATAGTCTTGTATGGCATTCCTTTCCTTGCGATTCTAACAGAATACTTATCTTCCCCATTCTTTGCCTTAAATTGTCCGTTACTAAGAAATTCAACCGGATTCATTGATTTATCACTTTCTTTCCGCGATATTTTAACGCATCTACGTTGTAATTTTTCGTTATTTTCTTGCTAAAATTAGCCTTTTATAAGATTTCTTTTTCTGGGAAATGCTTCCGTGTAACTGCAATACAAAAAGGTTCAATTTCTGATCCCCAGATAGCAGTACCTTCTCCATATGTACTTTGAAATACTAGCGGGAAACCACCGATTCCATCGAAAAGACTGCCAAGCGTAGGACTCTCACCAATATACGGCTTTATCTTCTGGAAAATCCAGTACCACTGCGGCAACGCAATCGAATTGCCGAGAGCCTTATAACGAGCTGCGTCAGAAGTCTTGTGCTTCTTCCCATTCTCATCGATCCAGTCACCGATATCAGTCCATCCGTCAGGGAACCCCTGAAGCCGTTCATCCTCCAAAGGAGTCAAACGGCGAACAATCCATCGTAGATTCTTCGTTTCTTTCTCTGTAATCAGGTCAGTAGCATCCTTGTAGTCACGAGACTTCATCGTACTAGCCTGTTCACTTTCCTTGTATTCACCAATGCGTTGCATCGCAAAGGCTTTCTTTTCAACGACCAGCGGCATATTATTACCGCCCGTTCCCCACTGAGCAGTACAAGTCGGACTTGTATCACCCTGCTGAGTGTATCGAGCGTCCTGACTGTGGCTCTCAAATACCACCGGCGAAATCTTTTGTTTTAAATTATGTAAGGAGGGATTTTCTGCCAAGCAAATTAGTGTCTGGTCTTGCAACGTGGAAATCGTTGCGCTCAATTCAGTTTGAACTAGAGCGCCTTTACCGCCACCTTCACATCCAGAACGGATTTTTAAAATGTAGGCTGCAGGTTCTGCGCATCGAGTCGAAGTCTCTCGATGGTCTGACTCCAATACTCGTCCAATTCCTTCTCTTCCAGACCTTCTTGTTCGTTCATTTTCTGCACCACCTGTGACAGAGTTCCTGGATTCCACCATTCGATCATATCCAGCAACGCTTGCTTCAGGAGTTCGGGCAAAGGTTTTCCACGCCGGGATGCTCTCACAAGAATCCCCTGACATGCTCGTGCGCTCAAATAAAATTTCTGAGGCACGTTGGCCTCTAAAATCCATGACAAGCGCGATTCTCTGGCGGCGCTGGGCGACTCCCCAGTATTTAGCGTCGAACAATCTCCATGCAAGAGACCATCCATTACCGGAAATCGCTCCAGATTTTGCCCACTTTCCGTTCTTTCCTGAAGGTCGAGGAATTGAAACGTCTGGCTCGACAATGCGTGCAAATCTTTCCAACACACATCTGAAGTCTTCACCTTTGCTTGAGCTGAAAGCTCCTCTGACATTTTCCCAAATTGCGAATTTTGGATATTCTCCATTAGTGGCCTCCCTCATTTCTGTAATCACACGAATCATTTCAAGGAACAATCCAGAGCGTTCACCAGCCAAACCTTCACGTTTACCGGCCTGACTCAAATCTTGGCATGGACTGCCTCCTGTGATACAGGAAACCGGTTCAACCTGCCATCCATGAAGTTGTGTAATATCTCCGTAATGCTTCAGTTTTCATTCCTCCTTTTAGTATCCTGTGTTATATAGCTAAACCCCTAAAAATGAGCGAAAAATAATAGACGTATTAACGTCATATTATCTATTCGCTTATAAAACAAAAGTTCTAGCAGATTTTATGTATACCCTATTGGGCTGGTGGGACAGGCAAGATTTGAACTCGCGACCAAGCGGTTATGAGCCGCCAGCTCTGACCAACTGAGCTACTATCCCATATTACCAGTCAAACAGCTGCAACTATTCAACTGGGGACCTTCCTTATAAAACACTATTGCATCTATATCATATAGACGAGGAAGAAATAACAGTGATGCACATTTCCTATATCTCGCCCCTTTCGGGGTGGTATCTCGCACAGGCGCAGCCGGATTTGACCGCTAAAAATCCTACCCATACGAGATTGGAGCAACCAACGGGACTCGAACCCGCCCTCTCTGCTTGGAAGGCAGATGTGCTAACCACTAACACTATAGCTGCACAATCACCCAGCTTACAAAGCACTACTGCACCATCACTGGCGAGCTGGGAATAATAGTAAAGGAGATCAACAAACGGTACGCAACCATTCTATGACCGTGGTACGGGTAGAGGGGCACGATCCCTCACGCCTTTCGGCACGGACACCTAAAATCCGCGTGGCTGCCAGTTACACCATACCCGCATATAAATCGAGGATGCAGGAATCGAACCTGCGGTCGTGGAGTCAAATTCCACTGCCTTATCCGCTTGGCTAATCCTCGTAATCTACCCAGCTTGCTACGCCACACTGCTCTGTTTCCAGAGAGCTGGGAATAATGTGAATGAAAAATTCTACATGCCATTTCGGGCTGGTCCGAGTGACAGGTCACGATCCTGCGGTCTCATGCTCCCAAAGCACGCGCTCTTCCAACTGAGCTACACCCGGATAAAATACCGCTACTGGGATTCGAACCCAGATGATGTCACCACCGTCGAATCTTAAGTTCGATGTGTCTAGCCTGATTCCACCATAGCGGCATATAAAAGCAAATCAATGCGCTACTTGTCTACCTTAAAGATCTCGCGCAACCATCGGTTTTTCGTGCTATCGCACTCGGCTCGGAGGAGAACCCGCCTTTCGCTATGGTTCGGAGTTGAACCGAATATCCCATCATCCGACTCATAATCTCCCTTATCAGAATCAGAATCATTTGAGATAGAGAACGCTCCCACACGCCCAGCTACTAACTACGTGCATTGCTTGGTCTTGATTGATTTGCTGTCCCCATTTTGTTATAGACCTAATGGGCAAAGCTGTCTTTCCCTTACGGGAATGGTGCCAAGGACGGTATTCGAAACCGCATGTGTTCCCACAGCGAGGTTTGGGCTCGCCCTGTCTCCCATTTGCAGCACCTTGGCATATATTGCCGGTCTTTCCCGGCTGTCAGCCCCGCGCAGGGCATTTTCGGAGAAAGAAATATCACGATACTTCGTTAATTATTTTAACGAAAATCACGATAAAATGTCTATTTTAATTTAGCTCTTCTGCTGACTTGCGTAGAACTCATTCCGCAGCTGAATAATACCCTTCTTGCAGAAAGACTCCTGGTCTTTCTCTCGTTGCTCACGCATCCAACCATAGAATAGATTATCCTCAGCAGTAAACAACTTTGCAGTATTTTCATAATAGCCACGCTTCTGAACGCTCTGCATAACACCACGCAAGAATTTCCAGTGCTTATAATAAGGAAGCTTCATCTTAAACATGAAATTGTTGCTGTCTCTCAAAACAAAGCCTTCAATATGCTCGATGTCATGGTACAGATAATTCTCATTCATGACTTCTTCATACCAAGGATAGAATTCACTCCAGTTCTCAAAGGTCTTGACCTTCTCTTTAATCTGTAAATGACACTTTCCAGCAATACGCTTCAGATCATCGTAATCCATTACACTGAAGTTCATATCATTCGCAACAATATCCAGCAAAACAATATGCGGTTTCTTGTATTCGATGATATGAGCATCATTCACAGGATCAATCACCTCAAAAATGATGGAACCATTCTCTTTTGCAACTTCCTTTAGATTCTTACGGTCTTCATCAGAAGTCGTATCCATGAGAATCTTTCGGAACGTATCTGCAAAAGGCCCTTCAGGAATAGATTTACTTGCAATGAACAGACCATCCTGTTCTGCATCATACGAAATGATACCAAGAAATCCGTTCTCTTTTAGATATGCAGTCACTGGGAACTTCAAAGTGTTCTGCAAGTTTCCAATTCTCGTTTCATTCCGCTCATCAACCGCAAAGAACTTATCATAGCTTCGAGCTACAATCTTATTCGTCTTTGTGTTAATAAACAATCCCCTTGCTTTGGTAGAAACCTCATCCCAGTGCTTCTTATAAAATGCTTCACGAGAGAAGTTGAAAGAAGAAATATCTCCGAATCGCTTCTCAAACACATATTTGCTTTGACGCATCTTACTAACAAGTTCTGCGTTATCGAACTCAGTTTTCATTTCAACGGCAGTTTCAGTCTTTGGCTCCTCTTTTCGGAACACATCGTTCTTGGTTTCTACACACTTGATTGACTGACCGTGTTCAAGTTCCACGCAACGAAGATATCCGCCAAACTCGATTTTTCCTTCGAGGTTGTAGCACCGATGCCCCATATCAATAGGAACATCCTGCACATTCCGATGACCGAAGATCTGAATGTAGCTATCCGGCATCGATTTTTCCCAAGACTCAGCCACGGTTAGCATATCAGGATAGCGACCTACACCTTTAATCATCTGATCAGCAGATACAAAAGGAAGAAAATAAGGCAGATAGCTCAGGCCACCATGACTTACAAAATACCGCTTACCATCATACTCAAAGTAGGCACACTGGCCGACTCTGGAATAGATCTTACGAGCAGTGTTCTTGTCAATACCGGCTTTAAAGAGCTGCGGACGAGTGTAGTTTGCAAACTCTTCACTCTGAACCGGTTCATCATGCCCCCACTTGTTCAGCCAACGCTCGTGATTCCCTTCCAAAAGGATCACATTCTTGCGGTTGTTATTTACAACATCACACAAGAACTTGAATACTTCAACGTTTTCGATGCCACGATCGAGATAATCACCAACGAAGATATAAAGTTCGTCGTCCTTCATCTCACCAAGGTATTCACTTAAACAAGTATAGCAGCCATGAATATCACCGATAACATGAACCTTCTTCCACTGGTTGAAGTCATTCGGATAGTAGTTCAAATCGGACATCACATCCGTAGTAGAAGGAAGAACCGTCACGCCAGAAGGAACTTTTTGAGTAGCAAACCGAGCGTACATCTTATCAATGGCCGCTTCAGGAACTCGCTTCAGCCATTCTCTCTGAGCGTTTCTTCGTTTGCATTCCTCGATCGGAAGGTCCGTCATGTCAATAACATACATCCGATAACGATACTGTTTTGCAAGATTCTTATAACGATTCATTTCGACCGTCTTGGAATTCGTTGCATCAATCACGGTAAACTCACCATGACTCATACGCACCTCAAGCAGTTTGAAAAGCATCTCCCATACAACATCATCATTCTGCGGAGAAATCTCCATCTGCCCGGCAGGTGTTTCCTGTGCGCTCTGGCACATAAGGCGAAGTGTATCAGCACTCAATACGTACTGCTCAAGATTATGCTCTTTAATATAGGTGGACTTCCCACAACCTGGTGCTCCACGGAACAGCAAAAGCGTTCTCATCTACATTTCCCTTTCTAATAAGTATCCTGTGTTACATAGTTACAATGTTAAAATCAAGGGGCAGAAGCCCCCTGTTTTTAATTTTTGTGGAAGTATTCGACCCAGCCCTTGTATCCTTGTCGGAAACTGATATACGCAACCTTGCTACACTTTCTTCCGATGATGTCTGCAAGAGAATCTTTACCATTTCCGAAACTAAGTTCTGCAAGATTAAATTCTGGATTATTCTTACAGTAATCGTAGACCTTCACGTATTCGCCATTTCTGGTAAGATGTCTTCGGTCTAAAGCTTTTGAATGATATCTTCTTTCGAGAATATCATTCAGCCGCGTGAAATAACTATGAATCGTATTCGTAGACATCTTTGGATCACTGTCTGCACCAGTTCTATCCTCTGTTTTTCGAAGGATGTAATCACCATTTATGACATAAAACGTTCTGTATCCTCCCATATTGGGGGCATCGTATTGTTTCATTTCATAGCACTGCTTGATAATATTCATCAGTCTCGCGTCAACACCGGTCTTATTCAGAACAGTACATGATTCAAAATCAACATCGTTAATTGTCAGATTAGAAACCTCTTCGGAAGTAAGACCAATCCAGTACATCACGGCAATCACGTTCATACGAATCTGATATGGTTCTTCATACTTGTCCAAGAAATCAACAAACTCATCAGCTGACGCAAAATACTTGTCCTCGTACATATTGTCTGAACTCACGTCGCTCTCCGAGAATTCAGCTAAGTCATACATGCTCGCTCTATCCTCACTTTTGATGTAACCTGTAATTATCGACTTTACATTTCTGAACGACCGACTTGAATTCACCCAATTGTATTTGGCAAACATCTTTACAAAATCATCTTTTGTGAAGTCAAACAACTCATACCCACACTCGGCCTCGTAATCCATAACATGGTTAAGCGTCGATATAACAAACTCACCGCTTCTATCAGAATACTTTTCAGCAAAAGCTTTGATCTTTTCTTCAGTAAGCATAGTGGCACACTCCTTCTTATTATATGTAGTGTACCATTAAACCTTATAAAAAATCAAGCAAATGCGGCAAAATTCTGAAATTCCATAGTATGTTGTACGCCGCTCAGGAATGCTGCGAGCAAAAACGGTTCATCCTTGCATCTTGCCATTGCAATCATATTCATCTGACGCTCCGACAAGACACCAAGTTTCTTAATGAACTGTCCTTTGTTAAGTGTATCAGTCTCTTCACAGAGAACGATACTATCAACCTCTAGGAAATCACAGTCTTCCTTTGAGAGTAGGACATGAACCGGAGAACGCTTGTATATTCTGGAAGACAACGGATTCCCTTTAATTGTGGGACTAAAGAAGTTGCGCTTATTGTTGCTCGTCACAACGAACGGTCGAATACCGCGCTGCTGATGACCTGTCGCATTCGACAAATCGACCAACCAAACCTCTCCGACCTTTGGGTCAATATTGTTGTCCATAGTCTTTCACCTCTATAATAGTGTAGCTCCGTTCCATAGCTATATTATACAGGATACTATTACAGAAGTCAATAGGTTTTTGAAAATATTTTTAGTGCCCGTACAACTCAGGATTCTCTGATACGAACACGCTGGTATTATCGAAGATCATCTCATACGCTTTCTCTTTATCGCCCGGCCTAAGCTCTATCCTCCTTACTTCGTAGCATTCTTGCCGCAACTCAACATGACTTTCGTTTCCAAAAAATCCAATACCTTTGACAATTCCATGCGTCTCTACACCAATATTATCAATCTTGTTACAGATCATGTGAACATCCACATCATCACAAACAAAACAGACCCACACTCGCTTTTTTCTTATGTACTTCAAAAAGTTCTCAACCTGTATAACTCCCAAAACCTTTTTCTCACTCATCAAAATACCGCCTCCCGCTCACATAAACAACTTTCAAGATACATTATACACATCTTTTTGTTTTCGTCAATATATTACACATCTTTTTGTTGTATTATTTATCGAAATTTTAGATGATGCCATTTACTCAGCATCATCCACAACCAGCTTCGCATCATAATAAAACCTGTGTGCGCCAAATTGTCCAGCAAAGGTTGCTCCACGCTCGTGCCAACTGCCTGGAGCTGCCGCCGGGGTCACAAACCATTGAATAGGTTTGTCTGAAATTTTAGCGCCGTAATCAAACACCATAGACACAGCCAGTTCGTTCTCTGCCGTCACCTTCCTATTATATAAGGAACTATAACCATACTTCTTAAAGACCTGCTGGATGGTTAAACCATCAAGTATAGCTGAATCATAAAGGCATTGTGCCACGGCCATCTGACCTTCTAGACTATCAGCACCTGCTTCACAAGCAACGATCTGCTCCGCAAGAGCACGCTCGTCATCAGTGAGTTCATGTTTACCCTGACTAAAGTTTACAATCCGCGTCTCAGTAACGGTTTCTACAACGACTTCTGGCTCCTTTTCCTCTTGTTGTACAATACTAACTGCCGGAGGACTACTATTATAAAGGTACGAGCCTTCCTGATTCTGAATCGCCGAGCTAATCTTCGATACCAGATTCCCTGCCAGCAAACACATTATGCACACAATAGCAATACTTTGTTCACGATTCATTAACAAATTAGAGTTAATAAAAATCACTTCCTTTCAAAAAATATTGTTTTATAAGCTGCGCAAAAATTCATACAGTTCAATTTCACCTTGCAGCCAAACGACATCTCCGCCAGCCTTCAAATACACCGAATAGACCTTATCAGGATGCTCGAAGATGGATTCTACTTTCTTAGCTGCGTTCCGATCAATAAGTACACTACTCATATTCATTCACTCACTCCATTTCGTTCAGAAGCTCTTTTGCATGGTCAAGCACAGCATTGGAAACAACCTTACCGCCACGATTCAGTAACAAGAACACACGCAACGTATCTTTCTTAGAAAGATTCCGCAAATCCGCGATAGCAATTGCAGTCTCATCAAAGGTTCTCTTATCCTTCTTAGAGAGTTCACTGTACAGATATCCTTTATAACGGAACCGATCTTCGTAGAACGCAGCAAGTGTCAGAAGTCTCTGCTTACCGTCAATGATTTCATAAAGGTAGTTCTGATTTTCATGCCATTCGTCCATGTCAATGTTTTTCAGAACAAATCGACCGATTTCACCACCCATAAAAATTGTCTCAAGAAGCAGTTCACGGTCATCATCCGTCCACACAGATTCACGTTGATAACTCGGATTGCAGTTGATGCCAAAGAAGTAATACCTGTGGAGCAAGGATTCGATGGTCACATTTGAGTAGGAAATCTTAATGTCATCATTCTTAGTCAGCTGAGACTCCTTCTCGACTCCTGCTCTACGAATATTGAACCACGTTTCATACCTATATCCATCATCATAAGAAACACCGTAATATAAACCACCGTCGCAGACTTCATCAATCTTGCATCCGCTAAGATTACCAATCTCTACAGCATCTCCCACATCATAATAGTATGTAGGCTCACCAGCACGGCTTACCATCTCAGGAAGCTCCGTAAAAGTAAGCGACTTACGAGCTATTTCTTTCGGCGTTAATTGCAGTGCTTCTACTGTTTTCCTTCTCGGCATAACTATTCCCTCCTAAATCTTAGTTCTTATCTGTTAAGCAGTTCTTTGATGTAAAGCGTCTCAAATTTTTTTAAATTAGGATACTCACTTCGAGCCATCTTTTCTGCCTGTTCTTCAACACTCAAAATACTTTCAAAGTCATCATCTACATCAACAACATAGCACATACACTCATGGTCATGCTTATCGTTCCAACCCTCAAAAAGAGCAACGAACTTTTTCATAATGTATCTCTCCTTAATCTTAGTTCTTATTAAACAGCAAGCCAGACACTCGCATCGTCACATAAATTGTACATTTCCTTCAGCCGGTCATTCACAATCTCTTCGCAAGCTGCATACGATTCCTCTGCATCCATCCAGTAAATTTCATCATGCAATTCAGACGAAAGTTCAGCAAAGTCTTCTCTCCACTCCCAATCTGAAAATCTGGCAACAATTTCGTCATCACACGCCTGCAGCGCAGTAAGAATCTGCTTGCACATATCGATAGTCTTTTCATTTTTTGCAAGAAGTTCGCGTACCATTTTGAACTTAGTGCAAGTCATAATCCAATTTCTTTCCATACTAACACCTCATAAATCTTAGTTTTTATCAGACTCGGCTAACTGAAGCTCTTCCAACGAAAACGAAAGTCTTCCGCCTCCGCAAAAAGTAGTGAACTCAACAATGGCAGCATCTCCGTCGATTTCATCGATAATGCCTTCGCACCAATCTTCAGCGTAAACTTTATCTCCAACTTTCATAACTACTCACTCCTTAAATCTCAGCTTTTATCAGATGTCTTTCCACCACTCGGAAATATCATCGTCGTTAATTTCTTTCTTTGTTCCGACCTCACGAAAGCATTCGCAGACGCTATCCCAAATTGCAATCACAAGATCACTACTTCTTTCAAGAGTATGCCCGAAGTAGTCCTTGTAATAAAGATTGAGCATAAACGATTTGCCATTCATTCCATAAGTTGGAATTGGTTCATCAACAACTTTAATCCACATATACGCTCCTAAATCTTAACTTTTATCAAACACAAATTTTGTTTTTCTTCGGATTCGCCTCGTTATATGCATCGGCAAGTTCTTGCACTGTGATGTCATGCCCTGCAATATGAATGCGAGCCATATCGGAGCCTCCAAGAATACTAACAGCTTCGACCGTATTCTGGAAAAGATCGCTAGGCATTTCCATGAGCATTACATGAAGATACATGGCGAAAATTTCCTTATCACATTCCTTGGTAATTGCCTCCTGCGCACTTTTATCACTGCAAGGAAAACGCTTTGTAGCCGATGGAACGAAAGCAATAGGGTCGAACCATAAATCGCCGTTGTCATAAATTCGTTGCCAGCGGTCATAAATTTCATCAAATGCTTCTTTCGCACTGAACGGAGCATGACCATAAATGGTTTCGATCATTTCAGAGCAAGAGTCTTTTACTGCGTCACGAACAGAAAACGGGCTATAAGTAGTCATAATAATTTCCCTTTTTGTTTTATGAATTTTTATCGTTTCGATGATCTTCCAGCCATTTCTCGTTGGCATCATCTTCCATAGATGCTACATTCATTATAGCCATAACCCATACGATGAGCAAGACTATTACGCCAATTACCAAAACTTTACTCCACATACTGTTCACATCCTTGTCTTTATTTAGGTGATTAGAACCCGGATTCTATCAATCTTTGTTCATTGCATCCACAGTATTCCATATCTCTGTCGAAATACTTTCATTTTCATCATACAAACGGTTAATCCAAGCATTTAGCACCTCTCTGTACACCGTCATGTTCGGATCGAAGTAGCTGTTTGTAAATACCGGCATATCATCATTGCACAGAATTTTCATAACAGCAGCGCACACTGCTGCGGATCTTGATTTGCCAGCACCACAATTCACGCAGAACCAATCCGTCTTATCTGCTTCATGATTGTCCAGAACAAAATTCACAATATTCTTAGCTTGAATATCAGTGATACAAGTGCCTTCTAAATCAGTAGTGCAATCATCAAACTTCAGCGGTAGAAAAGTAATATTACCCTTACACTTATGAAAATCAATATGATAGCCATTAGCTTCAGTGATTGAGATAAACCGAATCCGTTCAAAATGTGGCTGTCGGATAAAGTCTTCTGCATCTTCTGCACTCATCACCGAGAATTTCCACTTTCTTCGATACATAGTAATAATCATTTCGTTTTTCCTCCACAGAATTTAGGTTTTATTGTTTTCGTAAAGTTTTAACATAATTTCTAGCGAAATAGAATCCAGACTACCATGTTGAACCAAATTAAGCGCCATGTAAAAATTCCTTCGAATATTAAAGTCCACTACGTCCTTTATCTCACCACCTTTTTGAGCGTGATACAAAATATTATTTAACTTAAACAGCTCCTGATAACTTAACTTGACAACGACATCACCATCTCTCCCTTTTGGATTTTCATTTCCATTAAAACTCAGAATATTCATATTTACACCTCCAGTCAAATATCTAAGTCTTTAAAATCAACCACTTCTGATTCACCATCATATTCAATATCTACATTCGATAAATATGTTTTGTACATCTTTTCACGACGTATAGCAGCCTCCATACTCGGATGTCGAATATCATAAAGCAACTGTTTAAGTTCTTCATCCGTCAAATTATACTCTTCTTGCAACATACTCATATCCACACCTCTCAATCAAAATGCAAACGGACTATTATTCACTGCTATTATCAGTGCCACATTGAAAGTAAACATTACAAACGCGGTCATTCTTTATCACCTCAATCTCTAAATTCAATATCTACAACAATATTCTCAGGCTCTGTCATGTACCTTCGTGCCAGCAGATCTACCATGCGTTCCTTATCCCCAAGATTGCTATTACGCAAAAGATATGAATAAACTTGTCTGCCTCTGTACAAGAACACAGCCCATGCACTTCTCTTTAATGGGTTTGTGGTCTTAATCATTCCATTGCTTCCTCAAGAGATGTAGTCACATCTCCAAAATCAAAATCCAACGCACCAATCATATCATCCAGAGCATCCACAGCATCGGACAGGTTTGTGCAAGATTCATCTGCTTTGTCATACCGTTCACTTCCCTGCAGGTTCTCCGGCATATTATCGCGATACTCTTCTTCTTCCCACTGGATATCCTCAACATCGGATTTTACACTTTCGACCTCAGACACAAGCTCGTCAAGACTTTTACGGATGGAATCAAAACGGTCAATGATCTGCTTAATAGCTTTTCTACGAGTGTTATTCATTTTCAAATCTCCTTTCAATCTACAATGCCAAGCTTGCAAATATTTTTCGGATCAGTAATATAGCCAAACGTCAATGTGTTTCGCAGATACCCTTTGTACTCAAATCCACGGTCACGAGCCGCCAGACGGCACACATCTCGAATCGCAGATTCTCTCGGCCAAGAAATACCAGCCAACTGATACTTCCACTGAAGATCTCTCAGCTTCTGCCATTCAATAACAGGTTTCTTCTCATCCTCGAAACACAAACCATTCTGTACCGCATACTTTAGAGCATCGCACCGCTTGCTCTCTTCCGATGTACAAGTGCCCCATTCATTTTCTAAACGACGGTAAGCTCTATCAAACGGCGCTTGCTTCACCGCATCAATACCAAACGCTGCGCCAAACAGACCCAAACCAAGTAACAATCCCATAATTTCACCTCATCAAAAATTTTTGCTTGCCACATCACGCAACACATCCATCGCAACAGAGCAAGAGTAATATTTCTCTACATCACTTCTGTTACTACAATCAAACCCCGCCCGAATCTCACTAAGAGTCCGAATCACTTTCCAAAGTTCATCACGTTTGCTGTCCATGGCTAAATCTCCTTTTACATTACCTGAACTTTCTGTTTTCTCATGCGTTCCAAGTTATGTTCCAAATTCGTTCCGCTCAAAAAATCGTTTCCGCTAGGTATTTCACGGTCTACTCTTTTGGCTCGGCCACCACCTATCGGTGCGATCTTATTGTACTCATCCGCTGTTTTACACTCCAATCTCTTGGCTTCTTCCAGAGCCTTACGGACATAAGCCCACGTATGACCACCAAGATCTGAGCACTTCGCTATTATCGTGAGAACAAGCTCATCGCCCATTAGCCGAATGTAAGACATCAGCTCGTTTGCCTGTTTTTCACTTAGCTTCCCGATGCTTTTCTCAAACTCATCCACAATAGGATTCGTCGTTGTCTCATCACTAGACGAAGACGACCTTTTCCTAAGTCCTTTGTCCTTAGTCCTATGTCCAGCTTGTTTTTGGTTGTTTTTGCTTGTTTTCTTTTCTGCATTGTTATTTTCTAACGGAGCACCGCCAAGTTTTCCAATGTCAGATTTCTTTTTTGTATAAGCGGCATCTTCATCAAGCTCTCTTTTGATAGCAGGCCAAGTAAACCGTTCATTCCCATTGAATTCTGGCTCTACTTCGAGCGATTTATATTTCATCATCGCTCGCACCAGTCGCCCCACTTCAGCGTCACTGAGCGGTTCAAAATAGCTTTCGTAGCTATCCCAGAGTTTAATGTACATCTTTGCCATTAGTCATTTTCTCCAATTCTTTCAAGCTAACAGGAAGGCGACCGCAACCACAGTCTGTCTTGAAGAAAACCTCTGCGAATCCAATTTTTGATATGTATTCGACGGTTCCTTCAAGTAAATGATTCAAGACCACACGGTCTCCTTCCTTAAACTCTTCTATGTCATTGGACTCACCGCCAATAATCATATTTTATCACTCCTCATTTTCACTATGAGTGTCCACACCATAATCAATCTGAGAGAAATACAGGTTTCTCACCTCATCATCCAAACCAATATAATGAAGTGTGGCGGTCTGACTACTGTGATTCAACATATCTTGCAATGTTGACAATGCCATCGCATCATGCTGGTTCCGCATCATATACTGATAGCCAAACGTCTTGCGGCAACTATGAGTTCCAAGCTTATATGGAAGATTTAGGTCATGCTGCACCTGACGCATAATTCTACCAAAAGAATCTACATCCAGAGGGTCGCCCATATTCTTAGGACACGCATCATACTTGCGAAATACACCAGATTCACTTACTGTTGTCCCGCCATTCGTTCTCAGAGAATTCTCCCAGCTTCCCTGTCGGGATGGAAACAACCAATCATTATAACCAAGACCTGCAATCTTAACGTATGTATCAATTACTTTCATTGCCGATTTCGGCATCGGGAATTCACGATACTTCTTGGTTTTCTTTTCCTTGATACGAACCTTTGATTTATAGTTCACAACAATGTTTCCATCCATATCGACTGCGGCAAAGTCAGACACCTTCAACCGTAGCAAATCGCTGGCACGAAGGCCAACACAGCAACCAACATTGAACAGACACCAGTTGCGATACTGCTGTTTAGTCCAGAAGTATTCGGAAATCCTCCGAATGTCTTTCACATCTTTGATGGGCTGAACCGTTCCATTTACGGCCTCATCGCGTTTGATGCTGTAATTTCGCTTCACAGCTTTCTGCTTTTTCGGACGTTCATCATACTGATGATTTTCAAATTCGTATTCAATAGCGTTGTTGCGTTCTTTTTCATTCTCTAATGCGTTCATAGTTCCACCTCAAATTCCATGCTTCAAACAATACTTAGCGTATGTCATACCAGCAGCATCTGCAAGTTTCACAACTTCACTTAGCGTAAGTTTACGTTCTTTTTGGGCTTTATCACGACTTTTTTGAACTGCTTTGACCCTCATAATTTTCCTACAAGCATCGCAATAAAGTTTTCCACACTTAGGACCATACCAAGTAATCCCACATCTCTGACATGTAATGTTCCCATATTGCACCATAACTCACACCTCAAACCTATCAATCTTCCAATAGTGACGATAGTAGTCGTCATTAGAATTTGTTACAACGAATGCTTCCAAATCATTACACCAGGATTCATCCTTGCTGATTTCGCGAACCTCATATGAAGAGCGGCATTCTAAATAAAGCTCAAACATTTTTGCCTTCGCTTTATCCCTATCATTCGTCACCATAAGGATATTGCTTTCAGCGTAAAAATCGCTAGAATCAACGCAGTCATGCAAAACAAAAATCTTCATTTTTATGTACCTCAATTCTTTTCAAATAGATCGTTACGAACCTTCGGAGTAAACTGACGAGTGCCAAGCTGTTCAATAGCAGTTTCTAGCTTGCCATCTCCCCACTCTCTGGTTTCAGTATTCATAACGATTTCAAGCAAAAGCTTTGCGTCCTTGGCTTCTCTGCGCTTCCGGCGAGCTCTTTTGAGTTCTGCCATAAGCTGATAACCTTGTGCTGCATTCACAGTTTTGAACTCAATAGCGTGTTCAAGATCATCAATCTCATCACTTGCGGCAGTTAAATCACCGTACACTTTTGAATACATATCTTTCAAATCGCACATGGTCTTATCCGTAATAACCAGATTCTTTTTGAGTTCCGCCAGCCATTCAGAATCTTCCATGTGAAATGCGTATGTACTCTGCTTTACAGCCGGAGCCGTTATATTCGGACTCTTGTCTGTGATAGTCGCTTCGTCCATGGATTTCGGTGCGTAATGTCCACTCTTGTACCCGGCGGGAAGCTTGTTAATTTCACAAATCGCCATCCCCTTAGATTCAAACTGCAATGCAAGATTGATATCACAGGTGGCGCAGATCCGACCTCCCTTCCGTTTCATAATATAATTGTGACCATTTGAGATGACGTACATTTACTTATTCTCCTGTTCCTTCATAAGTTCTTTGACAGCTTTCTTAAACATCCGCATAGCCTTATCATTTTCAAGAAATACCTTTGTCTTGGGACTCGGAGCACGACCATGAATGCGCTTATACTGCTTCATCATGTTTTCCATCTTAGTGAATCCAATCTTGTTATAAACCATACGATAAGTCTTATGATAATGAATGGTTTTATCGCCAAGCTTTTGTGCCAACGGTTCAATAATTGGAATCAGGTAAGTTGCTGTTTCGCTCTGCTTCTTAGGTTTTTCCTCTACAACCGGTTCAGGTTCTACTTCCTTTGCCTCAACCTCAATTACAGGAGCCGTATTTACATCTGCTTCAGGAGCTGCCTCAATAGCCTTGGATTGGTCAAAGAAGTTTCCCTTTTTACTGCTAATAGCTTCTGCATGAAGGTCTTTTACAAGCGATTCAAAAATTGACTTGTACATATTGCTGCTCTCTACGACATCAATTGTAGAAATGTGACCAGAACGACCAGTCTTCCGCTTAAATTTCTTCCGCTCGTCCTCAATCACAAAGCCATACACATCTCTCATATAGAGATAGATTTTTCTCATGACTTCTTCGACATTCATGTCATTGGTCTTGGCGACAACCTTGATTCGGTCATACATATCTCTTCGCCAGTCACTAATCTGTTCTGCACGAGGAGTATAACTCTTGGATTTAATCGCATCATCCATCTGCTTGTCTTTGATTTGATGGACACACTGAGATACGCTGCTAATCATATTCAGCGCTTCATTACTGGTGGCACGAGCTTCCTCGATTTGGTTACCGAGATCCTTACGAGTAGAATCAAGCTCATTCTGAAGATTCTTAATACTATCAAACAGAGCGTGAAGTCTTACATCAATGAACTCCTTACTCAGTGCAGCATCCATCTGAGGAGTAGCCAGAACAGAATCGCCACGCATCAAAGACTCCATGATGTCCCAGCAGAAATCCATGAACGCATCCGCCTTGGGCTGACGACTAAAGCGGCAGATTTCCATCACACCCTTCAGATTGTATGCAATAGTTTCACGTTCTACCGTTCTATTACCTTCAACTTGGCTCGTTTTGAGCCATGTTGAAAACTTATCAAGACGGTCTGCGTTGCGTTGATGAATGTTTTTAATTGCCGTCACCGGGTTTCCATATTCAAGCGCCGTACCAATCTGTTCACGGGTCATATAATACTGATGCTTGTTGTCCTCGTAGACATCAACATTCAGTGCGCCAAAAGGCTTAGAGGTTATTACGGTCATAGGATTATTAGTAGTCATTTTGTTTTGCTCCTTTATATTCTTAAATTTTAACGATGGTCCACCAGTCAATCGTCTTGCCAACGGTAATGTATATATTATTATCTTTCTCTTTGACGTGGCTCATACAAGCCTCGTCCGATTCATTTCCTGGAAAATAAATGGAATACAATGCTTCGTCAACCTGCGACTCCATTTCGTCTTTTGCGGATTCATATGAATCACAAATAGTCTTTGTACACAAAGTTGGAAGTTTCCCCTCTTCATAAACCGTATTCAACAACAAAAACATAATAATACTCCTTTTCTAAAAGAACTGTTTTATCAAATCTCTACGATTTTCCACCAATCGTATACGTCACAAGCATCAATACGAATATCACCTTTTAATCGCAAAACACTAAAATTCTGTTCACCGTTTTCATCTTCATAATATCTACAATAATGATTTACAAGAATATCGTCCACTTGTTTGTTCATTTCATTTTCCGCCTCAAGAATCGTATTGAAACCCTTTTTATAAACAATTTCAGGGAAGAACGATTCTTCACCTTTAGCAATATAAATATTGATAAGCAAAAACACTTTGTTTCCTCCTCTCAAAACTGATACTTCCAGAACAACTTTGCATTGCCTGTAATTGTTTGTAAGTAGCTAATGTATTCATTAAAGGAGCATACGCCCTTCATTTTCATTTTGCGTGCTCCAACAGCTCGTGCAGCTACTTTTGGATCATAATCAACAGCATCAATAAATGCGCCGTCAATCATCTTCTGCTCAAACATCTTAATTTCATTGATATCCATTTTTAAATCTCCTTAATCACCAATGCGTATTCACCGATTCGGTTTACAAACTCTCTGCCGTATGTCTTGTACAGTTCATACATACAGCCCAAATCACCTCCACGAAACACTCCAACAATTTCAATTCCTTGATTGTAAAGCAGTTTTGCCAAGCGAGTAGCAACATAATGTGAATCCTTATTTGTTGCAGCCAAATAAAGATCATCCATTTCCTCGGTAATAACATCGCTCACATCAATAGCTTCAATAAACTCACCATCACTGTCGTAGAATTTTAAATATTCTTCTTCTTCGCAATTGTTTGCTTTAAAGAGCCCATAGTCATTTTCGATTTCAAGTTTGATTTTCATTTTAATTCTCCTTACTCAAAATCCCACCATGCGTTAATAGACGTATTCGGAACATAAACCTCAAGCATATGATGGCCGTCACGAATCCATTCAGGTTCATAGCCTTCATCTCGCAGTTCTTTCATCAGACTTTCAAAATCATTATTAACAGACTCTACCGCATCTTCCATTGTTTTGTGTTCTACACGGCAAGGGCCATTACACATCGTATCATCATAAACAACCGTAATCATAGTCACATTCCCTTTTTATTCAATTGTTGCTCGTATTCTTCGAGTTCTTCATAATCTTCATCTGTGAGATAATCGTCGATTTCAATATCCAAAAGGATATAGCACTGCGCCTGTAAAGCAACATACGCTTTATAGGCACTCATTCCATTTTCAATAAGAACTTGTGCTGCTTCCATGAGTTTATCATTCATAGTTTGTTTCATTTTATAAAACCTCAACAACAATCACCTACAATTTTCTCAAGCATATCCATAAGTTCTTTGAATGTTTTACATTTCATTTTTACATTAAAAATCGAGCAATAAACAACCTTTGCGTTATCACTAGGACATTCACTCTCGCCGTTATTGTACATTCTTATTAAGTCATATGCACTTGTTGTGATTGCACTCTTTTCTCCGTCCTCATCAACAAGCAAAATACAACTTTCCCGAAGATAAAACCTAGTAAAAGTCCACATTTTTAAAACCTCGATTTTATTTAATTTCAATGTTCATTTTACTAAATAAATATTTAACAGATTCTTCAATTGCACCAATAGACCAAACATTAGGATTACACACACCAAGAATTTTATCGCCAGAAGCATTATCACGTGCATCACAAAAATGCCACCAGCTATTATCGCCAGCGTCATATTCATAATAAACATCCACATCAATTTCAGGGTGACAATATACATGATATTTAATCTGATCTTTATCATTAAATGTATCCGGTTTGTGTCCACGTCCATTCCATCCAGAAGGATTCATCTTAGAAAGAAAATCTCTTGCAATCTCTCGTGCCGTCATATTCATTCTCCTTATTCTGAAATTTCATCAATATTATGACGATAACAATATTCGACTTTCTTCATCATATAAACAGGATCAATACTACAAAGAATAGTATCACATCGCAGTTCGCTCCAATGTGTATTCAAAGGAAGTTTTTCTTTGCGACGATATTTATTATTCTTTGTTTTGTTATGAATCATTTTATCACGGGACATCCCCATCCAAATATCAGGTTCCCATTTGTTTTGCCAGACACAAAGATAATCTTTTCCAATATAAACATCGTAATATTTTTGATGTTCGTTTTCCCCGTATTTCCAGCTATATTTCAAATCACTCATATCTATTCTCCTTTATATTATTATCTTATCTTCGCCAAGCGTTTCGGTTTCATACGTTGCATAGACAAGCTCTGTCGGCTTGCTGTAACACGTTTTCATCCAGTCAAGTTCTGTATCACGCAGCTCTTTTATGGGATAGACTTCATGCCCTTTATATGTATCGCCGTACATAAAGTGTCTAACAGAATATTCAAGATGGTAATACATTATCGTTTTTCCAGCTCCTCACACAATTTTGCAATGATAGCCAAACCTGTACGCCGAAAATCTGCATTGTAAGGATTTTGTGCTTGAACATCTAAATGGTACAGCAATTTTTCCAAATCAGAGCTATATTCAACGCCTGCTGTTTTACAAAGGACCTCGGCCATCGCTTGAGTGTCATATTCCATAATAAAACTCTCCTTTTACACGCTCACATTCTCGTAAACCCAGCCAACGCCTTTACTATGGAACTCATCCACCCAACGGAACCAATCATCTTGTGTGAAGTTGCCAATTGGGAAACCTCTCCAATTCTGATCAAGAACTAGTTCTCCACATTCATTTTCGGTCCATGCGATATCTGTGTTCTCTTTCCAAAGACGTTCAACAAATTTATCGCAATCATCTTTATTCCAACTTAGCTTCTGCATCCACTGTGCATCTAAATATGTATTTTCATATGCTTCCGCAACAGCACATGGACAGTTTTTACAGGTTTTTTCTATACAATACCAGCAAGGTCCACCGTTATAACTCATGATTTATACCTCACTAAAATCCGCATTGAAAAGGATCTCATTACCATATTCAGTAAGAGTATCCTTAAACCACTTCTCGTTCTTTAGCCACCACTGTTCAGCCTGTTGCGGACTCAATACAATACCTTTTCTTTTCGCTGCATCAATAATATCATCTGCGCACCAACGAGTTTCTGCAAAGTAATAGCGAGTATCACAATTATCTTCATCATCTTCTTCATCAAACATTTCCATTTCTGTAAATTCAGTAGAAGGGTGCTGCCAATCACAATTGTAAAATACTCGTCTTGCTTTCTTTTCATCACCTTCACAGATATCGATAAAATCCTGTGCAGTATAGAAATTCGTGTATGCATCTGCAATTTCTTGCAAGGTCATTTTACGGTTATAAACAACATCATTCATGTCGAGATCAGGAATATAAATAACGATATTATAATCACATTTTTCAGGAAAGTAATCCGCTTTAAATATCGTACACTCTTGCCCATCACTCATATCAAGCAATTCATCAAGAATAGCGCCTTTTTTTAGAAGATTATAAAGTTCGTCTTTTGTGTATAAATCTTTTTTCATAATATTTCCCTCCAAAATCATTCAATTTACTCTGTAATATAATCGATAAAAGGATCATCATATTCTGTACAATCTGTAACTTCCCAACTATCGCTCCACGACACATCCTTAGTACTCTGACAACCTGCAATTTCCATTGCCGTTTCTTCATCCTCCGCTTCAACAAAAACGGAACCAATTCGAGTAATAGTGACCTCATACTTCATTTTATTTTCCTCCTAAAATTCAACTTTTACAGCACTCCGCCGTATGAACCGTTTCGCATCGCTCTCATATAAGCTGCCTTACGAGAAGGGCAAGGAGAAGCAACATACTTGATTCCACTATCAGTTAAGCCAGCGAACCACTGACCATCTTTTGAATTATCTTTTCCGATAGAATATACTTGACCGTTATCAAGATTTGCTGCAAAAGCATACCATTTTCCATCAATCTCTCTAATATATGTCATAATTTACACCTTATCAAAATTATAAGTAACGGTCACAACTTTCTCTGCATCACCAATACGGCACCGATCTTCCTTTAATGCTTTTTCAAGTCCACAACCAGCGCTGTATGTGATGCCGTTTTCAAGTACATCGGAACCGATGAATCCGAATGCTTTGTCAATCTCCTTCCATTCTCCGTGATCTTCTTTGTAAAGCGTATAGCCGTAATTCTCACCGGAAAGATAATCGCTATAAGTCTTTACCTCATCACGCATGATTCGTTCTGCCTCATTTTTGGTATTATCCGAACCATCCGTAATAGCGGTTACAATCCAACCAACATTGCTATCGTCCCACGAACCTCTGAACCGTGTATCACAATCCATAGACAAGACAGAATGGTCATGCAGCCAAAGAGGAAGCCATGCAATATGCTTATCAAGAAGAATCTGACAATCACGAATAGACAATTCACCATGGACATAAATAACAATTTCGTTATACTTCAGACCAACATACATTGGATTTACAGAAACTTTTTCATCAAAAAGAGTTCCGATACCACAGATGGCGTATCGTTTTTCGTCACTATAATTTTCATCAATAATGGCACAGGTATCTTCCAACTTCATGTTAAAAAGTGCATCTAAAACTTCTTCATCGGAGCAATACTCGTAAACAAGATTATTCCAAAACTCCTCTGCAGTATTCGCATCAATCTTATCACCGAGATGATAGCGAGGATGAAAACAGGCCATTATAGAATCATGATCATCCCACCAGCGAGGATTATTATCTGCTTCATCATCGTGCTGGATATGCAAGCAATATAAGTTATCGCCGTAAGTCCACTTTGTGATTTCATTATCGTAACAACACAGGTTTTCCATATCTAAAATCTCCCTTTTATAAAATGATTCCGTAATTCTTCATTTTTTCAATAGACTTTTTAATTCCGTTTGCTTTGCCATAATACCATGTCATTCTCTCTTCATCGCCTTCTTTTTGTGCTTTATAAGCGGTATTCTGCCAATAAGAATATTCATCTTTTAACGCATTGATAATTTTTTCAGTGTCTCTCATATCTATTCGCCTCTTATGCACTTGCCTTTTCTTCAAAAGCGTACCAATCAGACCAGATCTTATCGACTTCGCCATTCTTAAAACCGTTCTTGTAATCGGTAAACTCAACATAATAGTTGCTTGTCCACTCATTCAAGTAGTGTTCATAGATAGCTGCAACACCACGCTTTGTTTCGACAACAAAGCTATCGACCAAAACACCTTCAACATAAGCACCAGTGTATTGTGCTTTATTCTGGTGCATCCAACGGCCAAGAGCACCCGCATTAAGATAAAAACGAGTCATAATTTATTCCACCTCCATAAGTCTATTAGCTAATTCTTTCAACATTTCTTTAATAGCATCAGCGTCGTCAATAAGTTCTCTGACACTAGAAGGACAACCGCCTTCACCACGATGCCCCACCCACATCTCTGCGTGCTCATCAGCATCAAAATCACAGGCATACTCATAAACTGATTCAGGAAAATTTTCAACCTCCACACAAACGATTAAGTCCTCTCCTGCTGGAGAATAATTTTCAATTTCAACTCTGCCATCACCTGTATAGTCACATACGCGCCAATCCAGCGATTCCAAAACATCAATATATTTAGGATGAATTTTCATAACTCATTCTCCTTTACTCTGTAATCATCATAGCAAGAACCGGTTCACCAGAATCTTTCAGCTGAAGTTCCAGAATGTCGCCGTCATCCACAATCTCACACTTGCTCAGGTAATCCTGAAGAAAGAACATCTGACATTCCTGCCAAAAGATTTCTTTCGGATCTTCATTCTCGTCTACGAACACATTCTTGTGATGAAAAGATTCATTCCAAACCCAACATTCACCATCAAAACAAGCGTGAACTTCCCTCAGATCCCACATAATCAGTCCTCACTAAAAATATGACGCTTGTTAAGGTCATCACGGATAATATCCTCAATTTTATTTTTTGTATTATCATCGAGCTCTCCGTAAGGAGCATTATCAAGATAATAGAAGTGAATTTCATCTCCAAGATCCTTGTACATGACACTCACATAAAACCCAGCTGAAATTCCATTCAGTAAAGCATATCCAATACCGTATACTTCTGAATAATTGTTACCCATTAAATCCCACATAATCAGTCCTCCAAGGTTTTAGAATGTCTTAAAATAATAATTTCTTTCATTTCTTCTTTATCTCCTTCGGTGGTAAAAGTAATAGAAAAAGAATACTCTGGATAATAAAAAGAAAAATAACAATCAAATACTCTATACATGATTGTAAAATAATGACCTGTTTGTTTTTTCTTGAACTTTGCTCTTCCGATTTTATATTCTTCAGAGTATTTATCTTCAATTAAATCCCACATAGTTAATCCTTCCAAAAGTTGAGTTTCTTTTTGATTGTCATCTCAATTTCGTCTTTATCACCGTCAGATAGAATCTTATTATCGTACTCGGAATAGCAAAACATAACGCTACGGCCATTATATTTATACATAATCATTGCTGTTTTTAATTGTTTGTCACGAAAAAAGGTTGCGCACCCAATTCCATATTTTTTAGAATATTCATTTTCAACTAAATCCCACATTTTATCACCTCAAAATCTCCTTGAGCATCTTTACCATACCTTCATAATCTTTATCATCTGCGCCTAGCATACGAACCGTCATATCAAAATCAACTGTCTGACAATCACTGAAATCGTATTGTTCAATATCGTTGCTACAAGTGTCAGGGTAATGTTCTTCGAGCCTGTCTTTCGTATCACAGTCACAGAAGGTTCCAGAATAATAATCACTGGCAGACTCACCTGTTTTCATGTACACACGGATACCATCTGTGACAATCACTTTAGCGAACCGCTTCATATCTTCTGGCGTAAAGGTCTTATCCATAACATCATACGAATAGACCATGTAACAAGTTTTATCAGGCTCATAAATATCCTGTTCCTTATCTGCACCAAACGCTCTAGCGTATCCACCAGCCCATCCACCACAAAACACAAGAATTTCTTTTCCCGCTTCGATAGCTGCCATATATTCCTCTTCAGGAATCGCTACAATTCTTCCGTTAGGAAAAATAAAACCTTCAAATTCTTTCATTTTTATTAAACCTCCATATCCATTATTCTTAATGAATCGCTTACTCTTTCATCAAGTGTATCAAGCCACTTTTGATACGAACTCTCCATCAACCGATCAAATTCCGATTCTTCTTTTAATTCATCTTCAAGTATGGTATAGCCCTCTAATACTTCATCGTATCTTTCTCTCATATCAAACACTCCCAACATTCTTGAATCCATAAAGGCTATAACCTTTACATTTGAAGTACCGCATCGCTTTGTTAATCTGTGTAGAGCTTGCTGTCGAATGGCTTTTTAGGTATGTATTCTTATATTCGCACAGCTTTTTATACTCATCACTTTCACGATGGGCTTTTAACTTTTCGCAATGGTCGTGGCAACCAGGATAACGCTCCGGTGCTACACAATAACGGCAAGGATCAGTCATCGTTGCTCTCCTTTCTACCTGCGGCGTCAAACATCTCTATGATACGTGCTACCCAATCATCATTTTCTGATACATTGCAATCAAATTTATCCTCGAATCGTTCTGCTAATTCGTCAGCAAAATCCATAATCTCATCGTGAGAATAACCGTATTCTTCCTCAATCCAATCAGCATTGCCATCAAGCTGATTCTCTGCATCTTCAATACGATACTGATGCTCTTTGTAACGGTACGCTGCTTCAATCTGTTCAGGTGTCATTTCCCAAGACTTACCATTCCAGCTAGTCACAATAATTTTATTTTCGCTATTCATACTGCAAACTCCTTTTCTCTTGTAAACTTAATCACCAGCGCATTCACGTTGGCCGCTTCCATCGTTGACTGCTTTGCATCTTCGTGATTGCCAGCTCTAAGGAATGAAACACTCTGATCCATTAGCTTGCGCCGATAAGAAGAAAGAGCTGCGAGAATAATATTCTTTTCAATGTTGGTCATATTCTTTCCTTTCTTCAAATCCGATTAAGTCTCCCAAACCAATTCGCTCTTCATCATACCAGTTTGTTTTTTGATACGGCCATTCGCCTACTGTTTCACTAAAAGGTCCACATTTATGCACTGCATAAAGCGGAATATCGGGTTTGTAATTCAAAGAGATAGCCACAATCTCATCGTATGCTCCGGTGACAGAATCTCTATACTCTTCTTTGTTTTCAGAAGAAAAAGTTTTCCCACACAAACGACATTTGTATCGCGGAACCATCGTCATTCTTATCACCTCAATCTTCATCGCTCAGGTTCTGACAAAAACTCAAATAGAAATCAATATCGAAACATTCCACATCACCATCAGGGAACCACCCATAGGTCACATCTGCAACTGCATTGTGCTTATAAAGAGCATCAATAATTTCATCACGGTATGCTGTGATCCAGTTTTTTGTTACATTGAATTTTCTAGTGATTTCATAAACATGAATAATCCAATTACCTTCTGTGGTGCTTCTTGTTCCACTTTCGACCATCCAGTCGGAAATGCTGTTAATCATCCAATCGTTAACCTGTTTTACAGTTTCGCTATTATACATTTTTATCACCTCTATCAGAACTGAACGACTTCATGTTTGACTTTCTCCAGCATCTCTTTCTCTTGTTCTTCAAGACGTTCAACCTCATATAAAACGCTGTGAATACCATAAATAATCAAATCACGATCTCGTTCACGGTTCGCTTTGTTTTTAAGGTTGCTTTTACAACTTCCTTTGCATAATTCGATTTCTCTAAGAACAAGATTATCGATTGCGTATTTTAGAATCCGTTTATCTTTCTCAGTCATTTTTATCACCTCAATTTAATCTTCGTAAAATGCCTTCTTACAATTCGATTTATAACAATCGATGATTGCTTCAATGTGCTTTTTACTACTGGTCATATATGCTTTATCGGCTTCCGCTTTAGACACGCCATACATCCAGCAAAACGCTTCAATAAATTCCTTTTTCGAATACATTTTTATCACCCCTTAATACAGTAGTCTTCAAAACAGTCTTCTTTTGTTGGCCGCTCATCAAAGAACCATGTGTACGAACTGATTCCTTTCTTGAATCTGTCAAGTGTACTCGGACACCATGTTGTTTTATAAGTTCCACCAAAAGCAAAAGAAAGCGTTGCCACCGGAAGCTTTTCTTTATTACCTTCAATCTTTACTGCAAGAACAATGCCACACGATTCAGGAGTATAAACAAAACTCTTTTCTGCGGCTTTTGTTTCATTTCTGTCATTCACGGCAATATATTCATTGTCATTTTGTTTTTCAAACCAACTATGGCAATAAAAACATTTGAACTTATCAAGTTCTCTACCATTGCCACGAATAAACTTATTCAGTGTGCCACAAAATGGACATTTCAGATGATCATAAACAAGCATTATATTCACCTCAGCTCCATCGTCACATCAATTAAAGGTTTATCAGGATATGTTTCTTTGTCAAAAAAAACATACACCTTTTGACACTCCCCTAACCTGAAGTTCTTTCCAGTCTCCGAATTCAGTATTGGTATACATTCCAAAAACTAATTCGGTATTTTCGTCATAGCCAAACTCTTTCAACTTCTTAATAAATTCAGAAACAGTCATAAACAGACCTCCAATAAAATATCTGTTTTAGCAGTTTTTGAAATCCAAATCTCTTACAAAATTCACAATAGGGTCTCGGAAAACAACGCTCTTAATACAAAGAGATTCCAACTCATACTGACCTTTACAATTTCCGTAAAAGATAAGTCCATGACCGATTTCATCAAACCATTTTTGAGCCTTATCAATAGAATAAAAGTGCTGCGCACCATCAACGGATTCAGTAAAAAATGTGTACCCACACTCACCAAATTGAACATACTCCCAACGATTAAGAGTGTTTCCTTCGTAGTCGAATAAATGCTTTACGGCAATAACATATACAGTTTTCATATTTTCACCTTCTATAAAAGCATGATTTTAGATATAAAAAGCATCATAAAGGTCTTTGAGCTTATCATTCGGCATCCATATTTTTGCATTATCATTAAGGAAGTAACAGCAACCAAAAAATCCCATAGGAGAATCACAAAGATTCTGTTCACCATCTCTAACACCAGCTTGATAAACAACATAGATAAACTCAGCAAATTCATGCTTATCCATTCGCTTGATGCGGTCGTACATTGTTTCCTTATCAATCGCTCCTTTTAATGCCAAAAATCGTATCCACCAATCCAGATAGATAAATTATAAATATAATTACCACAACGAACACATTTATCATGTTTTCCCCATAATCCAAGCTTTTTCATACCTCGGACGCTGCCGGTGTAATGGATTGATGGATGTGCGTCCCTTGAAAACTTTTTTGCACTCAAATATTTCATATCTAACACTCCTTTTAATATTTTTGTGTTTTCGCATTCTGGTAGCGGTTATGTCTACCCTAGTACCGCTAATCACCTAGCATCTGCTGATTATACCACCCAGACTTGACTTCTTATGTAGTCCTCAATATCTGCCGGGTATCCATTGCGCTGGATATACTGACACAGAACACGCTGTACATCACGGTTATCACCGTAATCCATCGCGATAGAAATATCTTCTCCGTGCGTACCAACACCTAGACGCTCATAGTCTCGGATATCGTTATAAAACTCGTGAGCGTTATACGGATAACCGTCCTTACGGTCGAGAATCAAATCAATAATCATCAGCCAACCCACCCTTCTTCAGAAGCCATATATCCCTCGTCAATAAGGAATTTATGGAAGTCGTTGCTCAAAAGCTGATTACCATAATAGTTGGTAAATACTCTTGCGACATCTTCACCTGACATTTCGCAGAGAACATCCCACATCATTTCTTGCATATCAGTCATTTTCTTCCACCTCGTAATACTGAAAAACACAGTCGTACATCATGTTCCCCGTAATCTGATCCACGAATTTTGCACAATGCAAGTTCATCGTATACCCATTTTCATCACACCATTCGGAAATAATTTTTGTAGTCAACGGTGTTACAAAAACATAAAGGTCAGACATATGATGATAAATTTCTGCTTTCGGATATCCGGCATCCAAAAGCCGTTCAAGCAACGTCTTACGCATTTTCTTTCATCTCCTTTACAGTTTCGTCGTCCCAATGAAAACCACGCTTTTCATAAAGCGGAATCCAATGAGCCTCATAAAAGTCGTAGCCACAACCATCAATGCCGAAAATGTACTCAAAATCCTCTTGCTCGTAGATACGGAATCCGCAATCTGCCATTTCCTGAAGATGATTTTCAAGCCACCAGTTATCGCAACTGTCGCTAAACTGCCACATCGTTCCCCACATCGGAAAGAAGTCGTCACGTTCGACTTCAAAATCATCTTCTCTGACATCAACTTTCTCGCCAGTGCCGTCGAGACAAATTTTGTAGGTGTTTTTATCTTCATTGTAGCTCTGAATCTCACCATTTTCGCCATAGTGGTCACCGCTAAAGATATAGACACGATCACCATAAGACGGCGGCGTGATTTCAGTAATACCTTCGCCATTCTCTTCCAAATCGACCTTGGCGAGCTTTTCAATAACACTTTGAGGAATCGCATTAAATTCCTGAACCCATGCGTAAGCTGCATCCTTTTTAGTTTTGTACATAGCCATAGCAGTTGACTCTCTTTTTCTTGCGCATCCTGTGTTACATAGCTATATGGTAAAAATAATAGTCCTATGACGGACTGCCTTTTCTAGCTACATAATACAGGATGCAGTTGTTTTTGTCAAGCACTAAAATGTAGATTTTATTAACGCCACATTTTAATGCGATGATACGTTGTTTATCCGTGACCGTTCTGTGAACATCAATCATTCACTTCATCAGGCCGTGCCCACAGAACATCCTCGATGATGTCATCATGAATGGTTTCTGTGCCGTTACTGTTCATAACCATGGTCACTTTCTGACCATTTGACGGAAACTCTTCCATGCTTGCATAAGAATACAGCCATTCCTCGCCGTTCTCATCAATCACATGGATTGTCTTGATTCCATTACGGAATACCTCGATTTCATCCACATGACCAGCCAGAACATAACGATTCTGCAAACGAATTTTCACAGAATTTGTTGCATTTGCGGTCATGCAGTTCACCAGCATAGAGATACCAGCAATAACAGTGGCAATGATGTGAATAAGTCTCATTTTTATGTAGCTCCTTTCTTCTTAGGCAATACCAAACAGCTTCATCCCAGCAACACCCATGTCTGCCGGATATAGGTTTACAACACGATTATCGTAAAACTCTGCAATCAGGTTGCCACTGCAGATATCCATATAAGCATCATCCATAGAAAGACCGGAAAAATCTGCTGCGTTGTAGTCATCCACACCAGAGAATCCGTATAATGCTTCCTGATAGAATGCCCTCGTCATTCTTGTTTCATTATTATCAGGAGCAACGACAAACAGATTCTTCAGGCCACTCTGACCAAAGACGGCAACAAAGATACCGCCTGCATTATTCTCGTAAACCTCAATAGTAGCACGCATTCTTGCATTCTCCTTTCTTATCAATGACCCCAACGGCATACAACCACGCCGTTGATTCAGATTGAGACATTTGCCCCCTGCCGATACCACTCGACAGCTTCACGATGAATGTTGGTGATAACACCGGTTTCATCGTTCATAAACCATTGACCTTTTTCATTGTCGCTGCTCCTTTACACTCTCATATATTCGTTCTCAAACATTCATCAAGATAGATTCGCTTACCAAAACATCTAACATAAAATCTGCCGGACATTGTTTCGTGAATCTTCAAATGATGATAACTGTGATACTTTTCATCCTCAATGAGTACGCCAGACTGAGCATAGATATAATCATCAATGCCATACTGAACGTCACCATGGATCTGGAAACCGCCACATCTGCCGTAGCTGCTATCATAAGCGGTTACAGGATGGCTCTGACAGTATTCTCTTGCGGTCATATCAAACCCTCCTTAAACCATATCTTTTATTCTGACGGCATTCCAAAGACTTCAATATAAGCCTTCTTGACTGCCGTTGTGATATGTGAATCATGTACGTTATATTTATCGTACCATCCACAAATCGTACCAGAAGTGTACACATACCTGAGTAAATCCCACGCAATCCGGGTCAACAGGTCATTGTACTCATGCTCTGCAATGACACTATTAACATATTTCTGCCAAGCGTCTGCGTTAGTCGTTTTCACATACTGAAAGCGATTAACAATATCAGGATAAATAGGATCGAGTTTCATTTTTGCCATATTCATTCTCCTTTACTCAAAATTCTTGCAAAGACCCAAACCACCCTTTTCACGAGGCAAGCGCCTGAGTGCGTCACGGTGCGGACAGTCGATATTCTCACAATACCGACAGTTCGCGTTTTCTTTCTCCTGCTCTGCAAAGAATTTCTTTGCGGATTTCAGGTCACAAAAATAATGACCCTGATCCCATGTGTAGGAATCCGGGTCAAAATGCCACGCCACAATGTATGGCTGATAGTGATTCTTCTTGTAAAACAACGCCGTATAAGCATTGCCTACTTCAAGAATATCAATATCTTCTCTGTTCATTACAGTTCTCCTTTTGCATTTGTAATTAGAATCTTGTAATCGAGGTCATCTGCCATCGGTTCTTCCGGTTCTCCGTCCATGCTGTTGCTGGATGAAGTGTAAAGTTTGTCATGCCGTTCTTGCGGCATTTCACCGGGTTCAGTATATTTCCATACTGTGCCGAACTTATCGATAAATACTTCACGGTGAAAGTCGTCCGTGCCGATGAATCGCAAATTCTTTACATCACGATACATCAATTCAGCCACCCTTTCCATTCTGCTACGCCCATAGCGATGGCACCCAGAACGAAAAACCACATCATAGGCGCAATACAATCTGCCTGATATGCGGTGTAACCAAAGAACATCAAGAGACTTTTCATGATAGACTATCCTTTCTTTTGCATATAAAAAGAGCCTTGTAAGAATTAACTTACAAGACTCTTTTTGACGGAAATATTCTGTTATCGTTATGCGGCAATATGTACCGCATGGATCGCATCCGACAACATTGCACGGGCATCAATTCCGTACACACCAGACACGGAATCCAGAGATTTCTCCGTCCATTCATTATCCACTATAGCATCGTCCATGGTGCCGTAACAGCCGCCCCATCTGCGGCCATCTGAACTGTAGATATCCCAACCGATTCGGCTGCCGAAATCGCCGCAAGACATATCGTCCACAGTGACAGTAAGGTAATCCCCGTTTTCGAGAGCAACAAAGATGCCCCCGGACGGCTGAGAGTATCCACCCCCATTATTTGCCGTATCGGGGTTTGCGCATGGGTTAGTTTCGCAACCCCAAAAACTAATCATTCTTGCATCCATGATGATTCTTCTCCTTTCTTTAAGGGTTTTCTTCCCTTATTATACCACAGCCCACACTACAATCATAGTTAAGGCTATAATAATATTTTCATACTGTTTGCGCTTCTTTCGTCATGCCCAGCACTTGGCAAGGCTTTCATAGTGGACGCCTGCCTCTTCAAGAGCTTTGATGTAGATTGCCGCCAGTTCTTTGTCACCAAACATTATGGCAACATCAAGAGCCGACTCAATAGCCAAAATTGCCATGGTATTATACCTCTCTAACGGTTTCGACGATATAATCGTCATATTGGTTTCCGAACGTAACGTATGCGTCCGGGCTGCACTTAGACAGAGCCTCAATCAATTCTGCTACGGTCATGCTGGTTGTCTTGTGCTCGATGATATCAAGCAGAGCATAGCCGGCGTGATTCTCTCCGTTGATTCTGACAAATTTCATAATAAATCTCCTCTTTTATGTGATTTTCTGAAGTGTTTTCATTCTGCATATTCGCATATTCTATATAATATTTGCATATTTATGCAAAACAAGGCATAAAGAAAACGCCCTGCGATAAATTCACAAGACGTTTGTTGTTGGGTTATTGTGATTCTTAGGAATTGTAGGTATAATCTTCAATCAATTGCACAAGTACAGCTCTTTTCGTTGTTCCCTCTTGCTCAATTTTTGTAGAGAAATCCTCAAAAAGCTTTTTCGGAATCTTGATTGCAAGCTGACTATTCGTTTCCATACGCTTGAGATAATCAGCTCTATATTTACCATCTGCCATAGTCGCACCACCTTTTGATGCAATTATAGCAAACTTTTCATTCTTACGCAAGTTCTGACCACTTGAAACAGTTGCTGACATAATTCACCTTGCCTTTCTACCAGAAGGTACAGGGAAAACAGGCTCAAGAGGACGCATATCACCACGGATTTTTCCAGCACCGCTGCCATCCATGTACTCTGCAATCTTGCCATAGACCTTCTGAGGCCGTCTGTTCATCTCGATAGTTTCACCATAGATCAGGCTGGATGCATTGTTATACTCTGCCGTAAAGGAATCAGTGCGAGTACGGAAAGCCTTAGTGTGTTTCGCTGCCTTCTTGCTCTTGCGATTTGCACTAGCAGACCCAGTGCCCGCAAAACGTGCTGCGTAGCGTCCAGCTTTCTTACGTTCTGATTTCACTGCCATATCAAAATGGACGGTCTCAGGATTTACGCCGATAGGTTCGCTCTTAACGAAGTCAACAACGGTCTGATTATAGGATTTCTCCCACGGAACCAAACCTTTACCAGAACGCCAAACCATACCGATCTGGTTCACTCTGACGACTGCGATAAAACGCAATCCCTCTGCGGTCTGACCATAGTATGCACCAGACGGTACAGAATGACCGTCAAACTTAATCTGACGGTCTGCGTGGTTCTTGCACAGGAACTTTTGCACAGTATTCACTTCTTTCTAATTGATAGTAACGGCTTGCGCCGTAGTGGTAAGGGTTACGTCTTCCCTAGTACCCTTAGTCGCCTAGCATCTATGTAGAATTCTTGCGTGTTCACAGTGGTTGTGTAGTTCACTTACAGGGTCTCTTCTGCGCTGAAGTCGTTGGTGAAGTCCTTGCTCTGAAGGTCTGCCAGCTTAGTCTGAGCAGATTCCAGGCTCTTCTTGACGTCTGCCAGGTCCTTCTCCATGCCCTGCACGGCCTTCATCTTCTTTTCCAGAGTTTTTGCGTTGGTATCCTTCTTGTTCTTGAGGGAGTCCAGCTCCTTCTTAGCACTAGACAGCACCTCTTCTGCATTCTCAACACTCTTAGTAAGGCGCACAACCTTAGAGGACAGCTTGCGGACACTTGCACGGCGGTCACGCTCTGCCATAGAGAGCATAGCAACACCGCTTGCGTTAGCACTAAACCATGCTTCTACCCACTTTACAAATTTGGTCTGAGATTCTGCTTCCGTGTCGTAACCGTGGCCTGCGGTGGTAGCGGTGAATGCACGCACCTTGCCCACGCTCTGCTCAATGAACTGCTCAACAGTGAAGGTTGCAAAGACGTCATTGACCTTGAATGTATCGCCCATGATAGCGGTGGTAAGGCTTGCCAGATCGTTGAAGTAGAAGGTCTTAATCTTCTGAACAGAGTCCGCGTCTGCGGCATAGCGTGCCAGCAAATCAGCGTCCAGATAGACAGCACGGACGGCCTTGCAATAAGTCTCGTACTGCTCTGCGGTGATACCCTTCAAGCAGTCTCTGCCCAGAGCCTTCTCAGAGGTGTTGACTTCCTTGCCACCCTTCTTAAACAGGGCAACAGCGGCACCGGTGGTGCGGTTCTTCTCTGCGGCTGCGGTAGCGTTGAAGTTGATAGCGGACAGAATGGTAGTAGTAGACATAGTATTTTCTCCTTTTATGTGTTATAATGTGTGTACGGACTTCTTGCTATTATGAGCAAGCCAAGTGCTACAGACAAAATTCCAGGTTCTGCCTGTAGCCTATGGTTCGCCCACGATGGGCAAATATGTATGCTGTAAAGCATGGTTTACCCTCTGTCTGCCAAAACAGCCCTTCAACCATGCTTGTTATTATTTAATTGTCACGGAAAACCGTCCATTTTTGCTATTGTTTGCGACAAGTCCAAACTTTTGAAGTCCAAACAAAAAGCGCCAAACTTTTGAAGTCCAGCGCCGTCTATTGCGTATCTTTGCAAAAATATTTTGTTTTCTCAACCATGCAAGGTTGCATTGTACCGCCTAAAAGTAACAAACTGATAGCTTGTGTTTGAAACGTTGCCTAAAACGTGGGTTTTAGGATTCTTTCAAAACGGTTAAATTGTTTTATCCTTCCAGCGCATTCCGTCAATCTGGAATCAGTTCCGACCTGTTTTGCAAGGTGAACCACTTGAACAAATACGGATTCCGACCGCCTTGCCCGCCGTGCCATTTATTCAACCGTTCGACTGATTGAAGGGCTGATTTTGTGTGTACACGTCCAAAATCGTCATACTCTCGACTCGCCTGTTAAGCGTGGTATCATGCTTGAGCGCCGTTCCGTACTAATTGCTTTTGCACTTCCTTCCGTTCGGGGAACGACCGCTTGCCATTTGACGATTTGTCGGGGAACTTTCCCGCACCTTCCGACCGTGCGTTGTTCGGGTTTGGATTTCCTTTTCGGTCTAGTCCGTTCCCGTGCCTATACTCTACCACCGGACTAGACCATTTGCAAGGGACTAGACCGTTTTGTAACCTTTTTGTAACCATTTTTCCAGAAAATGCCAAAATAGTTTGATCTCGCGCGCGTACCTATTAGAGTCCCTGGGTGTGCGCCTGGGCGTGTGTGTGCGCACGCGCACACGGGTACATTATAAAGGCAAATGGTAGAATTTGGCACAATAGTTACAAGAAAGTAACAAGAATGAAATAGTTATAAAAGTTACAAAATGATTACAAACGCAATCGAACAATTCATACTAAATTACTATGAATTAAATTAGATATCCTAGCAAAATGCTAGGAATTATACGCTTGATTGGATATCCTAGTAAAATACTATGGATTAAATCAGCCAAAACAATCCCTAGTAAAGTGTTAGGAATTAGTGCCGGAAAATGAGCATTTCCGGCACTGGATGAGATGGGGCATACTTTCCATTTTTTGGACGTTCCAGGCAGCAGGCCGAGCCCCCAGTACATCTTTCTTATTCATAATCACCAATTATCAATTTGTTATATTCCATATCACTATACAATTTGCACAACAATCTCCACAAAAATTACCTTTTTCCAACCCCTATCAAACCTTCCTAATCTCCATCTTATCCCATCAAAACCATAACTCCAACTATCCAATCATTCTATCCCTCCCACGGGGTACACTTTTCACTGCCAAAAATATCCCAAAATGCACTCCTATACCCTCTCCCATATACACTTACAAATCACTTATTTTTCCACTCAAAATACCTAAAAGTGGCTTAAAATCGCTATTTTTCAATCGGTGACTCATTCGGTAACTAGCTAGAATTTAACGTATTTGCGTTATATTTTGGCTAGTTTTTCTTTTTATTTGTACCTTTTTACCCCTTATTTTGTTCCTTTTCGACCCAATAAAGTCTAAAAAAGCTAGGTTTTATGCGGGTTTTTCCGATGTGTACCATAAATGTACCGAAAATGACCATTCTTCGGAGCATAAAGTACCTATTTGTACCCATCTGTACTCCCCTATTGCCATAAATGGATTGATCTGACATCTGAGCAGTATTCCCAGAGACTCCAAAGACCTACAAGGAGCATGATTGCGGCCTCTGGCAGCTTACCATAGAACATACAGAGTCTCTGGATGTCCTTCATAGAGAACAATACCTCCTAGAAACATACCTTATTATAATAGGCGCTAAGAATATTCGTATCCTGTATTATGTAGCTATTGAATTTTTGGCAATCTCATGGTATAATGAGTGTAGATAGCTATACAATACAGGATACGGAAAAGAGATAGTGTTAGGATGGTTGTTGTGAATGTTTGTGGTGGATATTTATAGTAGTCTTCCAGACAGGGCGTCCAGACAGGGCGTAGAGAAGGATCTCGCGTCTGCGGACGCTCGTAGGTTTACTCAAATTGAATCTATGTCGCTTACGCTCCATAGCTTCAAGTCGAGTAAACCATTAAAAGATATTTTGTGATAGTTGTACTTGGATTGACGACCATGTATCTTCATACATATATATAATACAGACTCGTCAATCCAACTAAATTGAGTAGGAGGCTATATGGACAAGAAAAAATACGAGATCACATCGGAGATAATAGGTAAATTGAAGGATGGTCAGATTTTTTCTAATTTTTTAGAACTGTCTACTTATCTTAATGTGTTTAGTAAAAATGGAAAGCCACTAGATGGAACTAGCAAAAAACACTTTCTTGAAGAGTTGAATCGTTTCGTTGAGTTTAAAAAGGAAGGAAAACGCTTTGTTATTGTAAAGATTCGTCCAGACAATGAGGTACTTCCTCCTCTACCGACAAGAAATAAAGGAAAATTCTCATTGCGTCTGCAGAACCAGATTGCTTACCACTTACTTAAAGAATGTGATGGCAGTAGTTGGATGGAGTTCTTTTGGACACCAACTGCAATACTACGAGCGTGTGGAATGACCAATAAGAATTTTTATCAATATCCAGAAGACCTACATGGTGAGGATACCTTTTGGGCTGAGATAGTTGGTACGCCATTAGAAAGTATTGCTCGTGAGCAAATGGATGAGTTTAGAGAGAATTTAGCAGCGGATGCTGAGACATTTCAACAATGTACTAAATCTACAATGGTTGGGTACATTGAGTCTGCGCTTAGATCTATGGCGAAAAACAAGGAACTATTTTTTGAAGACTGTCCCGCTGTGTTTATAAACCATAATCCAGAAGAGTACCATATTCCTTCTGAAGACCAAAAGGCCATTTATATGAAGATGTATACGAATGTACTTCATGAGTTCTATACGTCATCTGGGCGAGTGTGCCAGAGTGAACAAGACGTATTTCTGACTGGACGGCTTCATGAGTTCTATGAAGAATTAGATAATAGGTTCAAGGAAATTTTTACATATGACCTAGCACGACCGATGTACCATATTACAATTGAGCCGAACTCGTTGAAGCGATCTGCTGCACGGACAGAATATAAATTGCAACAGCAATGCTTTTACGAGATGAATGATGCGATGTGTGAGAATATCCCAACACTTTCTGCCGTCAGAAGAGGTAGGGCGGTATTGGAGGAAAATCCAGAATATTACAATGATACTTCTCAACCACCATTTTGTTTTGTGCACAGGCAGTTGAGTGATGAGGTTCTTCAGCTCTTTATAGATGGAATGATTCGTGTTCCTGCGAATTCTGGAATCCCTCGTGCTGGATTTAAATGGTATGGTTCTTATAAAAGATAAGGAAGAAGGTTGAGTACAATGAATTTTGATAACCCCTACTGGATTGATTTAAAGGTAACTTATGAGAGTTACCAAGCAGCTGGCCGCTTGCCGGAGTTCCACAAGAAGCATGTTTGCACGAAATGCCGCTATGAGATTCCATGTTTCACAACTTGTGACGAGGTGCGATGCAAGTGTCGAGAGTTCAAGCCAAAGACTGTGCAGAAGGCTGATAAGTATTTACATATCAATGATTTCATGAATGACGTGGCTGCGTTTGAGGCCAGCCGTGTGAATGAGAATTAAATAAGAGTCTGTGTGGCTCTTGTTTGAAATATAAGTTACATATTAAAAGGGAGAGAATAATGAAAATTCAGATTGGAAAGTATGTAATTAAGACATTGGATAACAGAAATCTCGTTATCATTGAGCAGCGACCTGCTGGCAAGAATCCAAAGACTGGTGAGATTGGCACCGGTGTAAAAGAGGTTACGGTTGGCTATTACCCGAACCTCGAATGGGCTTTACATAAGATTAAGGATTTGAATATTTCTGAAAGCGATTCAGATACCGTGGATGTATTGTTGGCAGAGCTTGAACAGATTGGTGAGACGATCCGCCTGGTAGCTGATGAGGTCAAGTGATGGAGAAATATATTAACGCAACACGATTGATTGGCGTCCTCGATAGTGCTATCGCTCGTACTATGGCTAGAGGTAATGCAAAGTCTATTGATGATATGTGGTGCGATATGGCAATGCAATACACAAAGCGCATTCTTGAAGAAGAGATATCTGCTGGCGGTGAGTTCCGTCGAGTAGTTCATGCTCACTGGATTGAACATTTTGAAGATTTTGGAGAAAGTTTCTTTGTTGAATGCTCGGCTTGTCATTCTAGCAAAAATATTGATGAATCAAAGTTTTGTCCTGACTGTGGAGCTGTCATGGACGAGGAGGTTAAGTGATGCGTACTTACGAGGATGTTGATGCGGAAATCAAGCAACTTGTACGTGATATGAATAGTTCCAGTCTGACACGCAGCGAGTACGAGGCTGCCGACGATATGCTGGATGAGCTCTATCAGGAGCGCGAACGACTTTGGCTCAAGGCTATGGAAGATGGCGAGAGCTGCTATTTGTAAAAGCCTGCTTTTATATTTTCTCTTTAGCTATAAAACACAGGATACGTTCAAGAAGAACATGGAGGTGACTGCCGAATGGCAAAGCAGCAAACTTGCCAGAAGTTTGTTTTTAAGATCCATACGAAGCGTCTGGTTGAAGCAAAGTGGGATTTGACTCTACCATTAGATGAGGCTAGACGAAACCACGAGATTATCTCGCTTGCTGATAGCACTGTTCTACGATGGATTGATGAGTTGAATGGTGTTACGGACGCAGAGGCAAAGGCACGAAGTATCAAGCGTAGAATCAAGATGCTGCGGAATGAACCCTCTTGCTTAGAGAATCGCCGGGAGATTCGGAGATTATACACTGAGCTGGATACAGTTCAGTTTAAGCCGGATTATATGTGTTTGGTGGTTGATAAGAAGAATGATTACCGCCGGGCACGTTCTCACAAGGGGTTCAAAATCAATGGAATTACGTATCGCCGTCTGGTTGGAACCACTGGTGGTGTTAAGAATAGTACGATTGTGTTTGTGAGCGACCGTCTTGTTGATGAGATCCGTAAGCGAATCGATAATGGCCGTAACAATGGAATTGAGTTTATTCCGGCAAAGCTAGAAGCTTATAGAGCACTTGCCTGTTCCGCTTCCATTCCAGTCACTGACCCTGATGGTGTGCTTGTTGTAGATGATTGCTTCACGCACTTTAAAGATCATGTAATCGTTTTGGACGACGGAGTCTCCGGCGAGCCTACGATGGTAGAGGACATGGAGCATGATTGTGAACTGTGCGCCAGCGATGGCTTTGGTCTTATTAGCTATGACCTTGCTCAACAGTGGAGTGAAGATTTGAAACTCCCTGCTACCGCATCTGGCTTCTGTGTACGGAATGCTTTTTGTAAAGGTATGTTGTTCCCTTTCCCTTTCCGTGAGTTTGCCAAGAAGGTTGCCAAAAAGAACATGATTAAGGATTCTTGGGGAAACTACAAGGACATCAATCGTGTTCAGGTAATTCTTACGACATCCATGTTGAAGCTCTGGGATAGTTACCATAGCTGTGAGGACTACTTCGAGAATTGCCGAGAGAATCATTATCACTTCTCTGTAACAAAGACTTGTGAGTTAGAGCTTGATGAAGAGCGTAACCTGAATTATCAGTTTATCCAAAGCTATCAGCTTACGAATGATGAGATTCGGGAACTCGTGAAGCCAACTTTGGATGAAATCAAGGGTGTCATGGGCGGTGACTGGCGTAAAGCGCTGCTGTACCTGCGTGGAAGTGGGATGCGTGATGACCCGAATTACATAAACAGTCTGGAGAATGATTACATAAAGGCTCTTATGATTGAGCCGAAAATGATTGATGACCCTTATGTTCAAAATCGGATTCGGTATTTCATTAAGAAACGGATTTCCCAAGCAAAAACGGGTGTTGTAAAGGTGCGAGGGAATTTCCAAGTTGCAAGTGGAGACCCTTATGCGCTTTGCCAATCCATCTTTGGAATGGAAGTCACTGGATTGTTAAAAGCTGGTGAGATTTATAGCCGGTTCTGGAATGATAGAGATGTTAAGAGAGTTGCTTGTTTCAGAGCACCGATGTCATGTCATAACAATATTGTTCTTCGGAATCTGAACTCTAATGATGATTGTAAAAACTGGTATCGTTATATGAAGACGGTAACAATTCTTAGTGCATGGGACAATACCTGTGCTGCTTTGAATGGTGCAGATTTTGATGGTGATCTTATTTTTAGCACAGATAATAATGTGCTTATTAGGAATAAAAGAGAGACACCGACTCTTTTGTGTGTTCAGAAAAAAGGAGAAAAGAAGATTCCTGCTGAGGATGATTTAGCAGAATCGAATGCTGCTGGATTTGGCAATAACGTTGGTTCGACAACGAACCACATTACCTCAATGGGTGATGTTCAAAGCCAGTTTGAGCCGGGAAGCCAAGAGTATGAAGAACTGGATTATCGTATCATGTGTGGTCAGCTATATCAGCAGAATGTTTTGGACGCTGTGAAAGGGGTTAAATGCAAGCCAATGCCACGGTATTGGTACGATTTAAAAGCTTGTACTGTTAAAGACGATGATAATCCTGACACCATTGAGGATAAGAAGCTTTGGAGTAGTATTTGCGCATGGCGTAAGCCATACTTTATGAGCTACATCTACCCTGCTCAGATGCGTGATTACAAGCAGTATGTGGCCGCAGCTCGCAAGCGCATCAAGTGGGATGGGTTTGCCGGTCTGGATGAGATTATGCAAAAGACCTTCAAGGACGATGTGGATGAAATGGTTATCCAGTATTACCTCTATCGGATGCCGGTCGGAATCAATTCTTGTACCATGAACCGCCTGTGCTGGACTGTTGAGGACGAGCTTGAAGATTTTGAAGAAGAACTCAAGATAAGGCGCAAGTTTGATTACGACTCGCTCAAGTCTGGCGTTGAGTACACCAATTCTCAATACTATGGTATCCGCTCTATTTTTAAGGATTACTTGAGGTTTGCTCGTGGTAACGCAATCCATTCTGGCAACGGAAACAATAATAAAGAAACCGGCGCAGATCGCAAGGAGCGCATTGCGCTGTATCAGGAAAGTATGTTCCGCAATCTTCATGACAAGTGTTCTAATGACGATGTGCTTTGCGACATTCTGCTTGATCTTTGTAAAAAGAATGCATCCAGTATTGCAATCGTCTGGGAGTTGTTTCATGATACTTTGATTAAACGCTTATTGGAACACCATAATGGTATGGTGCATTCTCTTGTGCAGGATGAAAATGGCGATATTAAGTATGATGGCAAGCGTTTCAAGGATGTGTTGGTTAACATGAATAGCAAGGAGGATGCGGATGATTGTATTGAATGAAGTTCTTTACGCTGAAGAGTGGCTAGAGAAGGATGTGCCTTGGAAGAAAGCGGGGCATGTTTTGCATTATGTAGCGAAGTATTATTTCTATAAGGGATACTCAAAGGATGACGTAAGAGAAAAGCTTAACGAGTATATGCTGCGTCATTTTGAAGGGTACAACAAAGTTCTGGATAGAGAATTGATTGATAAAGCGATTGCTTCTGCTAAAGGTCGTCCTATGGTCGAACTTGATGGTGTGTGCATTACGAAGGCTGAGGTAGAGAAGATTCAAGCACTTGAAAGCAAGCAGATGCAACGCCTGATGTTCACGATGCTGTGTTTGGCAAAATACCATATTGCCGTTAATGAAAAGTGCAACTACTGGATTACGGAAGATACGGCTGACATCTTCAGAATGGCAAACGTATCCGTGAATGAGAAGAAACAGAACGAGATGATTTGCGAGTTACATAATCTTGGCTTTATTGGGTTTGCCAGCTTGAAAAAGATTGACAACTTGAATATCCATGTTTTGATTGCGGAGCCGGACTCTCCTCATGAGATTTTCGTGGACGATTTTGAGAATGCTGGCATTCTGTGGAGCCAGTATTGTGGGAAAGAATACATCAAGTGTGATTGTTGCGGAAAGATGGTTGCTCGCACCGGACGCAGACAAAAATACTGTCGTAAGTGCGCTAAAAACGTAAACATCGAGAAAACCGCACAAAATAGAAAAATGTTTGATTTATGAAATGTGAAAAAGCGTGATATTTCAACGTAGATACGTTATAATTTTACATATATAGAGTAAAACATAGTGTGGAAAGTTATGGTAGGGAGAGAGCGAGGACGCTTGTTTTCTTCCTACCTATTTTATTTTGAAAGGGTGTTTTACCTAAATGATTGAGATTACCAAAGCAGAAGCAAAGGAAATTCGTAAGGTTTATCCGAAGGTTTTCATTGCAAAAACTCGACACAAGCGATTTATTGAGGAATCTGTTCGTTATCTGGAACTGATTCCGTTTAATATTGAAGCTCGTGAAATTGTCGAGCGTGCCAAACGCGGCATTCGAGACTAATTTATGAAAGAACGAGGTACAGACTTTGGATTTTGAAATTCAGCTTCCCGAGGAGATCACTAACCTGATGAATGGTGGTGGTCTTCCCTCTCCTGAGATGATGAACTTCTACGTTGACGAGAAGGATCGCATCTTCTTTATTGACTTTGAGATTGACCAGTCTTTGATTGAAATTGAGCGCAAGATTCTGCAGTACAACCGTATTGATAAGGACACTCCTGTTGAGCAGCGTAAGCCTATTAAGCTGTTTATTTACAGCTACGGTGGAGAGCTAGACGCAATGTTTAGCTTTATTGATGTTGTTGCGCTGAGTAAGACTCCTGTTTGGACGATCAACGCAGGTATCGCAATGAGTGCTGCTCTTGTGATGCTGTTGTCTGGTCAGAAGCGCTTTGCTCTGCCTCACTCTACCGCGCTGATTCACAGTGGCTCTGGCGGCACTCAGGGTACTTTCGAGCAGTCTAAGATGGCTATGGACTATTACGAGAAGCAGGTCGTGAAGATGCGTGAGTATATTATGGCTCACTCTACTATTGATAAGAAGACCATGACTAAGAATAAGGCTAAGGATTGGTATCTGGATGCTAATGAGCAGGTCAACTTTGGTATCGTAGATAAGATTTGCGATAATGTGGATGAGTTCAATTAAGGGAGAGTTGTAATATATGGCTAAGAGAAAGATTCCCACTGAGATTCCTATGGAGAAGATTACTGATCCTGATCAGTATGGTTTTTACGGCATTTCTTTGGACCCTGAACAGCGTGTGTTTCGTGATGCAATTTGGAATCCAAACATTGATGTTGTGATCTGCAACGCTGCTGCCGGTTCCGGCAAGACGCTTATTGCGACTGCGACTGCAAATCTGCTTGTTCAGGCTGGCTATTTTGATAAACTGACTTACGTCGTGTCTAGTTATGGCGAGAAGCGTCAAGGCTATCTTCCTGGATCTATTACGGAAAAATCGGAAGTTTTCTTTGAACCTTTTTATCAGGCTCTGATTAAATGCAACGTTGACCCTAATAAGGTTATCAACGACGAGTCTATGGTGAATCAGAAGAATGGCACTGGTTATATTTCTTGTCTAACTCATACTTTCCTTCGTGGCACGAACCTGAGTGGTATTATTTTGTTGGACGAGAGCCAGAATTATACTCCTAAAGAGTTACAGAAGACTATTTCTCGTTGCGATGGTAGTGATGGCGAAAAGGTAAAGTTGATTATTATTGGTCATGATTTACAGTGTGATCTTGATAAACCTTCTGACTCTGGCTTTATGCGTTGCCTCCAACATTTTGCGAAGCATGACCGCGTAGCCGTATGTCAGTTGACTACAAACCACCGTGGTTGGATCAGCCAGTGGGCTGATGAAATGCCTGTGGATTAAATTTTGAAATAAAATATAAGGGAGAATAAGAATTATGGTTGCTAAGAAGAGTGTTGTTTTTAAGAACGCTATTATTGATACTGCTGAAGGCACTATCACCGAGATTACCAAGGACGGTGAGAACGTCTTCAATCTGAAGGAAGCTCTGGCAAAGTGGGATGGTATTGAGGGTGTTACTATCAATATCTCCACCTCTGATGAGCTGCTGGGCGACCCGGCTTGATACCAATGGGTTGCTATAATAAACAGCCAGAAGAAACGAGCGATGACTTCTTTGTAAGAATCGGGAATGCCGTTCTGGCTAGAGAGTTGACTTGGGATGGCGCAGCCAAGGTACTCAATGATGAGTTGGGTAAGAATTTTGGTGAGTGCTCATATCGCAAGCGTTTTAAGGCATTCCGTGCGGGTATGCAGTATCAGGAGTCTTTATCTAATAGAGATATTGGAACCTGTATTCTGTCTATTTCCGACCTACATATTCCATTCCAGAAGCCCATTGAGACTTTCAGCGAGTACGCTGGTAAGGTTGATATCCTTCAGGTAAACGGAGATTGCGTTGATGCCGCTGCCCTGTCGCGTTTTTCGCGTGTGTATCGGCAAAGTCCAATGGAGGAAATTCTGTTAGCTAGACAGTATCTGATTGACTTAATTGAAATGCTTCAACCTAAGAAGGTTGTAGTCAATTACGGCAATCATGATATTCGTTTTCAGAATTATCTTGCCAAGAACATCGATGAGGATCTTCTTGCCTTAATGCCGAAGACCGCGCTTGAACTTATCCTTGTAGATGGCTTTAACCATTACAATAAGGAGCTTCATACAAAGGTACATTACGACCCTTTGATTGAGGTATTTAAGACTGAAGGTATTGAGATTGTTTACAACGATAGCTGGTATAGCGTTGTAGGAGAAACGGTCTTTTGCCATCCAATGGCGTATTCTTCAGGTATTATGAAGACGACAGAGAAAGCATTGCGTTATTTCCAGGACGCTGATATTCAGTTCTCTTCGCTTGTGATGAGTCATGTACATCGTGTCGGTTCTTATTCTGTTGGAAAGTATAATCTATATGAGCAGGGCTGTTGCTGTGATACTTCAAAAATGGAGTATGCAGATGGTAAACTGACTACTCCGCAGCGAGAGGGTTTCATTGTTGTCTATCAAGACAAGGATGGAAAGTTGATTGAGAGCAAAACGCATATTGTGCGTTTGAATTAAAAGCGGTGACACCCTACCAATAAGTGGGTAATTAAAAAAGAAGTACGACCATAAGGTCTGCTTGGGACATAATTGATTGTCTCCTTTTCTATGGGCTGGAGTGATTGCTCCAGCTTATTGTGCCAGTGTAGTTCAGTTGGTAGAACGCGGGTTTTGTAATCCCGATGCCTTTATGGATTTCGCATGTTCAAGTCATGTCACTGGCTCCATGCCACTTTAATTCAGTAGATAGAATAATGTGTTCGTACCACATATGTCGTAGGTTTGATTCCTACAGGTGGCTCCAAGCTGTGCGGTCAATAGCTGCGACCGCCTAGACCAACTCAATCTACGGATGGTTGGATGCAAAGTAGTTCTTTGGAACGAAATGATAAGCTATTCGCGTCGCGCCGTGTTAGTGCGCAATTTAAAAGTCTAAAACAAGCGTTTTATGGAACGAATGTCTGCACTTCGCTCACAAACTGGTGTTCTACCGGACACTGCGCCCGCACCGGGGAGATAAGGTGAATGCTTGTTTCCAGAATGATTTGCGATATATGCAGTGTCGTAGGTTTCATTCCATCGTGTCGAAGATGTAAAATGCGGCATATTGTCGTGGCTCCGACTATAAACAAGCCCAAGCGTTTTATCAACACGAGAACAATTCAACTTAGCTCGGATAGCTTGATGGATGCTTGTTTATATGGGGGTGTAGCTCAGTGGCTAGAGCGCGGGAAACTGATCAACCTGAGAGGCCGAGGGTTCGAGTCCTTCCATCTCCATGACTATATTGCTACTCCCTACTCTTCGAAAACAAGAAGCAGCAATATATGGAAAGTGGGGCTATTATGGCATCATGGCAGAGTTTGGTTTATTGCGAATGGCCTGAACCCATTTGTGCCGTAAGGCACCGGAGGTTCGAATCCTCCTGATGTCGTGTCCTTCTCCCGGAGGGTTTGTAATTAAAACCGGTTCCCTACCACCGGCTAAAAGGTAGGTTTTATTTAGGTTGGTGTGCCGAACGGTGAAGGCAGCGGACTGTAACTCCGTGACATTAGAAACGTTGTAAGTTCGAATCTTACTCAACCTACCAACAAAATGGTCTCCAATTCGCGGTTGGAGACAAGTCCGAAGTCAAACTATGATCAACCTGTGGTGCGCACACGATTGCGAAATAGGCGACACTTAGGCACATACAACGCAGAGTGGAGCAGTCAGGTAGCTCGTCTGGTTCATACCCAGAAGGTCGGTGGTTCGAATCCACCCTCTGTACCCAGCATCCCCTTTTGCAAGCCTGCCGTCAGTTTTCTACTCCCTCTGGCGGTAGGTTTATTTTGATTATTATGCCGGTTCGCTGGCAGGGCGCGGTATGTTACCGACATAAATGTCGTGAACATAGCAAGCTCACATAGATGATTAGTCTCTCACTCGCCTACTTACAGTGTGTACCATGTGAGGGACGTTTTTAAGAACAGAACCTATTAAGCCTCTCGACGATGCGTATCATGATAGGTCTTTTATAGAAGGAAACACTCTCGGCCTCTGCTACGCAAGCACATTAGAGGGTGTATTTGCTGCCGTAGGATGTGCGCACGTTCTACGGCTTTTATTTTTGAATGAAAAGAGGTGACTAAATGCCGCGTAAGAAAAAAGTTATAGACCAAGATATTATTCTTGATGGAACAGAAAACAAGAAGACTTTTAAATGCCTACGTTGTGGAAAAGAATATGACGTGGCAGTTGGTCACTTTTATAAAATTACATATTCAAGTTTGTGGAAAGCAAATGATTGTTACGCGCCTATTTGTAAGGATTGTGTGAACGAGATGTTTGATGAATATTCTCGTAAATTTGGAAGTGACCGTACAGCCTGTATTATCATGTCTCATGTTTTAGACGTACCATTTTATAATTCACTTTTTGATTCAATTAGTCAAAACAACGGTCGCGTAACAATGGGTTTGCTACTTCGGATCATCGGAAACGCTCGAAACTATCAATTTCAAACTTTCTCTAACACTCTTGTAAATGGCGAGTTAAATAAAAACGCTCTCGATTTACAGGAAGAGAAGGAACAGAAGTGGTCGAAGGCAGAGATTCAAGCAAAGGATGATTGTATTTCTGTTGTTGGGTATGACCCATTTGATGGTTATAACGAGGGTGACCGTCGCTATTTGTTCAGTGAACTCATCAAGTATTTTGAGGATGGTATTGAGGATGACCCGTTCAAGCTATCCCAAATTGTTCAGGTCGTGAACAACAATAACCAGATACGTCAAATCGACTTGCAGATTGCCCGCTTAAACCCAATGAACTCGGCTGAAGCAATCAAGAGTCTGAATGATATTAAGGTCAAGTTGGTTTCTAATAACGATAAGATTGCTAAGGAAAATGAGATCTCTGTCAAGAACCGTTCCAATAAGGATGCCGGACGTAATACTCTTACATTCTTGATGAAGGATATGCGTGAAAAGGATATTGCTGGCGCAGAAGCAAACTTCTACGACCAGTTACGGTCTCCGGGCACTCAATGGGCGGCAGATATGAGCGTTAAGGCAATCAAGGAAAATGCTTTCTTTGACGAAAACGACATGCAGGAAATTTTTGATACACAGAGAGAATTGATTGATAAGTTCCAGAAAGAAAGTGATGACGCTAAGGAAAAATACAGACTGTCTCTTATCGAGAATCAGCGGCTCAAAGAGCTGTTGGAAGATGCCGGTATTGACGCAAGCGCAAAAGATACGGATGGTGATGCCGTATGAGAATGAAGCAAAGAGCGCCTATTATCACAGCCGTAAAACGTAAGATTTATGAGTGTGATGCGGCAACGATTGCATTCTATCGGCGCAATCCTGTTATTGCCGCCAGAGATTTGTTAGGTATCCAACTATTTGACGCTCAGGCATATATGCTAGAACAAAGCTGGAACGCAAGTCATGTTCTTTGGGCGTGTAGTCGAAATTTTGGTAAGTCTTTTGTAGGTTCAGTTTTTATTCTACTGAAGGCTATGTTGTATGAAAACCAAGCTATTTATATTGTAAGTAGTGTCGGTGATCAGAGCAAGGTAAGTTGCCTCACATATACAGAGATGTGTGTGTGCTTCTTGGTTAATTGCAGGTAATTGGTAAAGCTCTACACTAAAGCGGAACCGGAAACGGTAAACGTAAATGTGCGAAAGCAGAAAAAACGTAGAGATGAGTTATGCTGAAATAAAAGCGTCTTATGACGTGCTAAGGCTCGTAATAATCCATGTTCATGCAGCCACCACCCGTAACGTCTATATGACAGGATGAGGTTCAACGACTATCTCCTTGTGGGAGAGTAAAACCGCAAGCTTATGGCGGAGGAAAAATCAAGCTCCAAATTTATTTTGGATGATGAAATAGTCTATTCACGACAAGAAATTGTGTGGTCGTTTATGCGGCAATGTACAGTTGCGATGTACATTAAATACATTCAGAAACTTTTAATAAAATCGAAGAAATTGTTACTCGCGCTGGCAAGACGGCAGCGTCTATCCGTAGTCTGCAAGATATTGCAGAGAAGGAAACGAAAAAATCTGCGACGAATAAGAGTGGTTTTAGTCATAATCCCGCCGGGTATGTTGTTGAATTTTATAATGGTAGTTCCATTAGTACACTGAACTCCAACCCGGATAGTGCAAGAAGTCGCCGTGCCAGTCTTGTGTTTTTTGATGAGGCAGCGTTTTGTGCTGACGAATTGATTGTTGTCTGTGAAGCATTTGCAACTCAGAATACAGACTTCGTGACTGATACAGACGACAGCTATAATCCCGAGACACAACCGCGCAAGGTTCCTACTCAGCTTGTGTATGCTTCGAGTCAGGATACGATGGACAAACTATTCTATCGTTATTATAAGAATTTTGCAAAACGTATGATTGCCGGTGACCGTGATTATTTTGTTTGCGACATGATTTGCGATGTTGCGATTCAGGTCTATATGAATGGTAAACCATACAAGGCTTTGTTGACAAGAGATAAAGTGGAAGCTGCTCTTAAAAGCAATGCGTCTAAAGCACGCAGGGAATATTTTAATGTTCCAGAGCGAGATGGTGGAGTGAATCAAATTGTCAAGTGGGGCACGGTGCGACGTAATGAGCGTAAATACCTACCGCAGCTATATTGGGACAAGCAATACAAGTATGTGATTGCTTTTGACCCTGCTCGTACTATGGATAACTCTATTGTATCAGTTATGCGTATTTATAATGACCCTGAGAATGGTATGTGCGGGGATATTATCAACTGTGTAAATATGGTTGATTTGGCAAATGCGAAAAAATATAAGATGGATTCTAATCGACAGATTGATGAATTACGAGACATTATTCTTCACTATAACGGTCAAAATCCAGATTACGAATACATTGATACTTTGATGGTTGACCAGGGTGCCGGTGGCGGCGGTACTTCTACTTATGCGGATGGTCTGCTTAATAATTGGACTGATAAATCTGGCACAGAACATCGTGGATTTATTGATGCAAACCATGAGCTTTATGAGGGGTACGACGCTCGTTATCCAGACGCCGTAGATAAATTACGTTTGATTAGTCCGCGTAAATTCCGTTCCGTCATGTTTGAAGAGCTTATTGAGTTGATGAATCTTGGTGTCATCCACTTCCCTCTTGAGTACAATGGCGGTGATTACGTTCAAGTCACTGATGGCGTAGATAAAACAACCGGTCAGGAAATTTTAAAGACTCATGAACTCTCTTTGGAAGAACAAACCACATGGGTCAATATCGATCTCATGAAAAATGAGATTACGAGTATGCAAAAAACTACAAATTCAGAAAACACTACGGTCACTTATGCTCTTCCACCAGACCGAATCCATAAGATGCATGATGATCGTGCATACACACTTGTGCTTTTAGCTCATCGTCTATATGAATTACGTCGTAAGGATAAAGTGCGCCAGTCTGCGGTGGAGACAATGACTGCTCCGCCGATTTGTATTTCTAACATTGACTTCTAAGCAGAGGGGGTGAAAATGTGGCAAGAAAGAAAAAGGAAGATTTTGATGTCGTGACTGCTTCACAGACAGATGATGGTGCTGTTGTTATTACCTCTTTGAATGAGTTATCAGAAGAGAGAATGAATAACGTTATCCGAAATGCAGTTGCGTCTTATGACCCTGAAAACAAACAGTATAGTACATACCTGAAAATTTCAGCCTCCTCTGAGACACTGACAGTTGACCGAATTGATGAACTTGCACGAGGGTTACAGTCAAGCCTGACGAATGTGCAGACGGTAAATGGAATCATTCGTAATTACATCAATAAAGATGACCTGATTGGCATTACTTATGATGCGATTGAGGCGAATGTTAATACGGAGTTCAAATGCAGTTTCGCGCAGTTCCCTGAGCAGCGTAATAAGACAAAACAGGTAAATTACGCCCGTGAGGTGATTGATGATTTCAACGCACAAATCAACGTGCGAAGTCTGCTGCGTGCTGCCATTCCGATGACTTATGCAGAGGGCACTTATATTACATATCTGCGTCAGAAGGATGAGAACTACATTGTAGACTACTACCCTCTTGGTATTGCTGAGATAAGTGATTACTTATCAAATGGACAACCTGTTGTGCTTATCAATATGTCTAAGCTGAAGTCCGCTTTGAGTAAATCTATGCTGAAGGATAAGAAGAATAAAGCACTATTCTTTGAAAATCAGGAAACTGAAATTCAAAACAACTATCCAGATGAGGTGTATCAGGCGTTTAAGAATGGTGATACATACGCAAAATTAGATGTTGACCATTGTGGCGTGATTCGTATTGGCAACATGGGGCAGAAATATGGTGTCTCTCCCCTGTTCCGCGCCTTGCGTCCGGCATTGATGCTTGAGACCTTTGATACTTCAGACCGTGTAAATGCTAAGGCAAAGGCAAAGAAAATCATCTGGCAGCAACTTGACCCTGCGTTGATGGGGCCAAACAACGACAAGAAGGGGTTCTCTGAACAGGTGACGGCACATGACAATCTGTTGCGTGCATGGAAGCAGAATACTGTGTTGGTAACGACCGCTCCTTATGTTAAGGATATCAAGTATGTTGAGCCGAAGGTTGAGATGACAAACATCGAGACTGTTAAGCAGTATCGCAATCGAGAGATGGCAGCTTTGGGTATCAGTTTCTTGAATACTGATGGTCAGCAGACTGTTTCAACTGCAAAAGTGTCTCTTGACCAGCTGATGAAGAACATTGGCAAGATTGCAGAACAGATTGAAGATGTATTAAAGCGATGGTATCGCATTCGTCTCGAAGATGCAGGTGTAGACCCAATGTACTGCCCTGATGTAAAGGTCTCTACTACTGAAATGATGGGTATGGAGATGAAGAAGGCGATTGCTCAGTTCCTGTTCACCACTTTGAACTGTTCTTACAAGACTGCTTACGAGTATATGGGACTTCATGCTGAGGACGAACTACGCAAGCGTCAGGCTGAAACCGAGGAAGGTTATGACGATGTATTTGTGGCTCGCCAGACCTCTTATACATCGACCGGTAGTTCCGGCGGTGGTGGTGACAGTGATAAAAAGACAGGCCGTCCAAAGGGCGAGGAAACTGAAAAACAAATTTATGACCAGCAGAGAAATGAAGATAGTAAGTGAGGTGATGAACGATGAGTAAGGAGTATTTCTATAGTAGAAACATCTGTTGCTCTGAGATTACGGAGCATCCAGACCACTATCTTGCCAAGTTCGTCATCTGTGATTTCTCAGTAAATGGGAATCAGGTTGCTTTGAACCGTGACACCATTGAAAGCTGGATGAGCACACTGGTTGGCAACCCGCTTGTTGGCAAGTTGGTCGTAGCTCCAAAGGGTGAACTGGATTTTTCCGGTCACAATATGAAAGTCGTTACCAGAAAAGACGATGATGGCAATGAATACAAAACTGCTGAATTTGACACTGATGCATTCGGTAGTTTTCAGTCAGTCGGTATCGAGAAAATTGACGATACCGACTTTATTGTTGCCTCTTGTAAGATCTGGAAGCGATATCCAAAGGCTTGTGCGACGATTCTGCGCCGTATTGAGAGCGGCACGTTAAATACCAGTTGGGAAATTGATGTGCTAAAAGCTCATAAGGGAATTGTGGGTGGTCGCATGGCAAAAATCATTGACGATGGTGTGTTTACTGCACATTGCTTACTTGGTGCAAATGTTGAGCCGGCATATAAGTGCTCTAAACTGCTTGAAGTCGCTGAAACCGATTTTGGTCTTGAATTGGCAAATGCCTATATCGAGGACACAAAAGAGATTTCAAATATAGAATCTAATGAAAAGGAGGCAAAAAATTTGGAACTGAATAAGGACAAGGAGACTCAGACCGCACAGGTCGAGTCCACTAAGCCTGAGCAGGCAGAGCAGACTCCCGTTGGCGAGCCTGACGCAGCACTTGCTACTGAGCCCACTACTCCGGCAGAGCCTGATGTTCAAACTTCCGAGGAAGGCGGTGAAACTCCTCCACCGACCGAGCCTGAAACTGGCACTGAACCTGCTGGTGAGCCTGATCCCACTCCAGAGACTTCCAGTCTGACTGGTCATGACCTGTACGAGAAGCTGAATGAGGCTGTTGTGAAGTTTAATTCAGATATGTATCTGGCCGAAGTGTTCCCCGAAGATCACACTATCTGGTGTAAGAAATTCGGTCGTTGTATGAACGATTTGGATTACATCATGTTCTCTTACACCGTTGAGGGCAACGAGGTTTCTCTTGGTGAGCCGCAGAATATCACTTTGACCGTTTCTATTTCTGATGTCAATACCAAGATTGCGGAGTTGAATAACACTATTGCAAGTCTGAATACTGAATTGCAGAGTGCAAAGGAAGAGGTTGCTTCTCTGGCTCCGTATAAGGACCAGGCTGAGAAGGCAGAGGCAGAAAAGGCGGCTGCAGAGCTTGCACAAAAAAAGGAGGATCTGCGTCAGTACGCAATCTCCAGCAAGATGATTACTGAAGCTGAAGTTTCCGAGGGTGGCAATTACGCAAGTCTGATTGAGAATTTGGACGAGACCGGCATTAAGAGTGCGATTGCCGAGCGTTGCGTTGAAGCTGCCAAGAAGGCTTCTGCTGAAAAGAAGATTGAGACCTCTGAGGTACATAAGTCTGAGAGTGTCAAGCTGAATTTGAATGAAACCAAGTATAACACCACTAACGCTAACAAGCGTGACGCATGGCGGGAATATTTGGGTAAGTAATAACATTTGAGAGAAAGGAAAAATATTATGATTCGTGAACTGATGGTGAACGGCGCGAAGAATATTCCCGCTAATTATGCCGCAAAGGTCGCTATGGTCACCGGTATGGGTGTTCAGGTTGACCACAAGGTTGGTCAGGTTAAGTTCCCTGACGCGGCTACCGCTGAGGGCATCGAGATGGTTGCCCATGAGTTTGTCCCGGAGGGCATCTATGCAAGCCAGACTAATTTTGATGACTATGATAAGATGGTCACCGAGATTGAGGCAGGTGTGCTGGTGAAGCGCGTTCCTCTGTATGCTGGCGAGCTGTACGGCACCGACCAGTACAAGGATGGCGATGCACAGGATACCAATATCGGCAAGCTGCTGGAGGTCAACACTGACGGTAAGTGGCAGGTTGCTACCACTGGTACTTCTCGCTTTGAGTTTGCTGGTGTGATGGATGACAACGGCCACAAGCTGATTATGATCAGTGTGCTGCCAGAAGCAAAGACTGTTGCTTGATTGAGAGAAAAATCTTGAATATGATACGTGAAATTTAAGGCTATCGTCTTTTGGCGGTAGCTCTTTTTATTTTGCGCGAAGAGAAAGGAAATGAATTATGGCACTGAATATTGAAGTGGCCGAGCTGATGAAGCAGCCTGGTCGTGTTTATGAAGTTGCTGAGAAGACTCAGTACAATCGCGCTATGGATGCCGAGGACAAGGAAATTGCTGAGGTTGTTGGCGCTCATGTTGAGGAGCTGATTGACAAGGGTGACCCCAACAAAGAGATTGCTCAGTTTGTTAACCGCACCGTGACTGATGAGCTGTATGGTGCACCTGACGAGCTGCTGGACTCCATGTTTGAGCGTGGTAATGTTGGTGAGTTTGATGACTACGAGGCAGGTCGTACTGTTAAGAATACTCTGAAGGCTTATGATGCAGCTAAGGGCGGCAACGTGCCGAAGTCTTACCTGCACTACGAGACCATTAAGCCCGTCTGGCGTAATAAGCAGATCGAGGCTGATCTTAGCTTTGTGGAAGTAAGACGTAATGCTTGGAAGAGTGTGGCAACTCTGACTACCTTTATGACTGAGGCTCTGAAGAACCAGATGTTCTATGACATCTTCAGCATGGTTGATGACGCTATCACTGGTGGCGAGCAGAAGATCGATGCACAGGGTAAGGAGCCCACTATGCAGGATATGGACGCTCTGGCTCTGTATCTGAATGAGTATGCCGATGGTGGTAATCCCTTCACTGTCAGCCTGATGAAGTATTGTGCTAAGATGCGTCGTATGACCGGTTACGCTGAGTATCTGTCTGACGCAGCTAAGGATGAGTTTAACCGTTATGGTCTGGTTAAGACTTACGATGGTGTTGCTATCACTGGTATTAGCTCTGCCAAGAAGCTGGGTGATGGTTCCCTGCTGATCCCGGATCGCAGAATTTATGGTATTGCCGGTCGTATCGGGCGCCTTGACATGAAGGGTGAGACTCATACTTACGAGGATCACGACAACAACAACGAAAAGATCCATCTGATGGTCAAGGACTTCACCTTCGGCTACAGCATTGACCATATCGAGCGTGTTGCTAAGATTGTTCTGCAGTAATTTTTTACCAAAGACAAATCTGGGCGGAGACTTTGCGGTCTCCGCTTTTATAGAAAAGGAGACAAATTATGAGTTCCGTGATGGAAAAGAAGTTTATTGACGTTCTGAACTGCGACGATAACGTGGTTACCATTTCGTCACTGAACGGTAAGGGCTATACTTTCGAGCCCGGTAGTGTGGAAGAGCCTTGTGTGATTCCTATTCCGCCGGAGGAGATCATGTATATGAACAGTACTTGTTCTGCGTTCAAGAATGGTGTTCTGCGTTTTCGCCCTGAAGAGCAGAATGAAATCTTTAAGGCTATTGGCATTAAGGGTGACGATGTTCTATTCATTGAGGATATCGATGATGCGATTCTGAATCCAACTGTCGAGAATCTTCAGCGTATGATTGACATTAAGGATGGTGCTCAGTTTGAGCGTATCCGTGGTCGCTTTTATCGTATGACCAATGCCGGTGAAGACCTGTCTACTAAGGTCAAGCGTCTGATTGATGAGCGTTATAAGGAGTTGCGTGCTGGCAAGCGTAACAGTGAACTGTCTGTTGTGCCTGCAGCTAAGTCTGCCCCTGCTGATGTTCAGGCAGAACTTGAGACTGCAAAGAATCAGATGGCTGAAATGCAGAAGCAGATGCAGGCTATGATGGCACAGATGCAATCTATGATGGCTGGCGCACAGGCTGTTTCCACGGATAATTCTGTAGAAAAGACTACTGTTAAGCGTGGCCGTAAGAGGGCAGAGGCAGAAAAGGCGGAGGTCGTTCCCGCCGAGTAAGATTGGAGGGATAGTGTGACCGCATTTTCGGAAATATACGACAAGTTCTACGAGCTGGTTGAAACTGATAGTAATTTCTTTCAGTATTTCGACTTAACCGAGAATGAAGTGCGAGATCTTGTACATGACCGTGCAAAAAGTTATTTGATGGAGTCACTTTCTGTGATTACCAGAAATATTGAGCCTGAAGAGAATTTTAGCTTTGATGATTATGATTCTGAGCTAGAGGAATTCAATTCAGACCTTACATACGACGAAATTGATATGCTTGCACACCTGATGCTGGAGCAGCATTTCAAACGGGAGTTTGGAAAGTTGAAAGCATTCAGTGCACAAGACCTTCCTACAAGTTTACAGGTGTTCTCCCCTGCTAATGAGCGTGCGAGTATTCGTGCCCTTGTAAAAGACATCCACGAGGAGAATATGACAATGCTAGACAACTATATGGCAAAAGACCGCTCGACTCGCAAGCGTAAGACCATCGACTATGATACATACGCTTCCTACTCTGAGTAAGGAGGTATACCGATGGATTTTTATACGAGGGCACGAGCTGTCGGCGGTGCCGCAAAGATGTCTAACAAAAAGGATGTAAAAATTGCTTTTGCAAAGCGTGACTTTGCTGCACATTTTAAGGACAGTGTTGACTATGAGGACGACACTCTTGTAAATGGTTTGCCTCAGAAGTTGGTCGTCAGTCGCAGTAACAGTATTGCTAAGGAAAAGAAAATCTGGGCTTACCCGGGTGATTCTTTAAACCTTGGTGACATTGTTGATTGTTACAACTGTAAATGGCTGGTCACTGAAATCGAGCCAAATGATGAGATTTTTCTTCGTGGCAAAATGGAGTTGTGTAACCGTCAGATTCAGTGGCAGAATCCGATTACTGGCGAAATTGTCTCTCGTTGGGCAACGCTGAGTAAGCCTTATTACGCAAACAATAAGGAACTTGTTATGACTTCATTGAGTCAACGTGAGTATAAGGTGCAGATGCCTTTTGATGACGAGACTGCACTGATTGACCTTGATAAGCGTTTTATGTTGGAAATCATCAATGGCGAGCCGAAAACGTATGTTACGACTTCTGTTGATCAGAGTACAGAGCGTTACGAACTGCATGGTAAGACACAGGGGTTCCTTGTGTTGAATATCCGGCAGGATCAGTATAACAGCAAGACCGACAATGCCGAGAAGATGATTTGTGACTACTTTGAGCCCAACAAGACTGATACGCCCGATACGGATTCTCAGATTATAGCTACTATTAAATATGCTGGCAAGGCTGAGGCCCGCGTGGGTGGCTCTTGGAAAAAGTTCACACCTGTGTTTACTTCGATTGCTGGTGAGGAAGTTGCCGAGACTTCTGTATGGAGTACAAAATGCCTTGATGAATTCAAGGAATTCGTTGAGACGCAGGTTGCTGCCGATGGTTCTTTTAAAATTCGTATTTTGAATAATAATATCATGGATGGCGCAACTGTTAGGATTTCTCTGACAAATGCAGATGGTACGGCAAATACATCTATTGAATGTAGGGTGGTGAGTTTGCTGTGACAACGAGTGAATTGATTACTGATTACAAAAACAAATTGGCTTTAAAGCTGGTCAACACGGAAGGACTTGTTGAAGCAATGGGTAATGACGATATTGAAGAGCCTGACGAGGCGATTTACACCTACATCTTTCCATACTTTCATATTCCAGACACGATTGAGGCAGCACACAGCTATATTTGTTTTAAGGTAAATATGACTGATCGTAGCAATGTCAATGACTGGTATGAAAACTTCACTCTTACTGTGTGGGTTATTGTAAACCAAGCGTTGATGAAGATGAAAGGTCATGGCGGTGCAACACGAGTTGACTATTTGAGTGGACTTGTAGAAAAAGAACTACACGGCAGTACAATTTTTGGAATCAAGCAACTTAAAATTACATCCAACATCGAGGATAACATGGATTTACACCATCGTGTGAGAATCATGACGTTCAAGACGCAGGATCTGGATGACCTTGTGGGGTGTAGTTGATGGAACTTCGAGAACTGTATGAGCCAAGTTTGATGCGTGGAAGAGATTTCAAAATCAATGACAAAATTACGATTCACATGCCGTCTGTCGGTGATATTATCGATTATGGTGAGCAAAAGTATTTTCAGTTGGTTTACTTATTCTGTTCTACATCAAGCGATTATAAAGCACAGCTTGACTCTGTTGGGGTTGATTGGCAGAAGGTTTCGGATTTTGAAATGTTTCGGCAACTTTTTATAGGAAATAAAAATCAGGATATGTCTATTTTGCTTGGCGATATGGACACTTCTGGATTTATGATGGCAAAAGATAATATAAGTGGTGAGATTGTCTTGCACAACAGATTTACGGATACTCGTATTGACCATGTAGTGTATGAAACAATTTCTCAGTACTTGTGTGCCGCAAATGGAATTGAAAAGCATTCTGAATTTGCTGCTGACGAACCAACAAGAATTGCATTGATAGAGGAAGCCAGAGATAATTTGGAGTATCAAAAGATAAAGCATTATGAACCACATCTTGCAGAGCTTGTGCTCTCGATGGCGTGCTCATCTGGCTTTAAAGCGGATTACTTCAAGGCTATGGATTACCCTATGAGTGTATTCATGAATCATGTAAGAAAGATTCAGCAAATAAAAAGTTACGACAATACGATGCATGGCGTTTACGCTGGCACCGTGGAATTTGGAAAAATTCCAAAAGCACAACTGGATTGGACGAGCAAGGTTGATTGATTGGCCTTGCTCTTTTATTTTATCCAAATAAATTGAAAGGAAGAATATTATGAGCGATTTTAATTTCAATGAGGTCGTTATTGACCGCGTTCATCGCATTCACGAGTATGACCTGAATGGCAAGCGTCTGTGGACCATGAATCAGGTTAAGGATTTCAAGCTGACTCTGGGCGGCGAGACTGTTTATGCTCAGGATGCACAGGGCGTTAACATCATGGCATTCGACAAGAGCAAGACTGCAGAGGCAGATTGGTCTAATGCTCTGATGCATCTGGGTGCTCTGGCAGAGCAGATGGGCTCTAAGAAGGAGGTTGCTTCTTCTACAGCAAAGCAGGTCTTTACCACTGTTGAGTATCTGACTTCTGCTGACGGCCAGAAGCTGACTCTGACTCATACCCCAAAGGCTGCTGTTGCAAATGCCCCCTTTAAGTACATCGATCTGGTCGATGGTCAGGGTAATGCACTGAAGACCTTTGAGCTGGGTGAGACCGCCGAGTCTCAGTTTTCTGTTTCTGGTACTGAGGTCACTCTACCCACTGGCGCAAGCCTGAAGGCTGGCGACCGCTTTGTTGTGAAGTATCAGTACGAGAGCGAGGAGGGCATTGCTATCAATGATAGCGCCGATAAGTTCTCTACCGAGGGCGAGTTCGTGATTGAGGCATTCTGCTACAATCCCTGCGATAAGGCGAATAAGAAGCTGATGCGTATCATCTTCCCGAATGCAAAGATGGACAATGCTGTTGATATGACCCTGAACAACGAGCTGGCTCACCCTGTTAAGATCAGCGCTACTCAGGAATACTGCTCCGAAGACAAGCGCCTGTTCCGCATCGAGACTGCTGCCGCCTAATGGCAAATCTGAATTGGTGCCGTACTTGCGGAAAAGAATATCCGGTTTGCCCGCATTGCGAGCAGGATGCGCGTCTTAATCCTTGGCGAATGATTTGCGACACTGAGCCGCACTTTCTTGTGTGGACTGCCGTAAATCAGTATCGTCAGGGAATTATTTCAAAAGAGACTGCAAAGGCAGACCTGACTACTCTTTTGGTGCGCAAGTATAAGAATGTTACGGAAGCTGAGGTAGAAACTTTTATCACGGCTGTTCGTGATATTTTCCATGAGATCATGGATGAGCCTGCAAAGGCTGAAAATGGACCATCTAGTGGTGTAAAGGATGAGACGCCCGTGAAGCCGGTAGTTAAGAAAACATCAAATCGTAAGGGGCGGGCATAACCGCCCCTTCGTTTTCCGTGGTGATTTTATGGAGAAAAAGAACAGAACAAAGTTTAATGTGAGTAAAAATCCAGCAGATAGAACCTATGATGGTGTGGTTTATGATAGCCATGCCGAGATGATGTTCTATCGAGATATTGTATTGCCAAGACTGGCAAGCGGCGAAATTGTAGAGTGTCGTAAACAAGTCCCCTTTCTTCTGCAGGAAGCGTTCCGCCGGGTCGATAAGGACGGAAAGAACGTAGCGGTGCGGAAGATTGATTATGTGGCGGACTATGAAATTACATATCGAGATGGCAGCAAACAAGTGATTGATACGAAGGGATTTGCTGATAGTGTTGCGCTGATGAAGCGCAAGATGTTCTGGTTCAAGTATCCTGATGTAGATTACCGCTGGATTACATACTCCAAAATTGATGGAGGCTGGGTCGATTATGATGACCTAAAAAAAGCTCGAAAAGAGCGAAAGAAATTAAAGCAAGCACAGACGAAAGGGAGATAAAATGAAGGTTTTAAATTTTCAGGAGCGAAATGAGTTTCTTGATGAAGTAGTTAAGGCATGTACTATTGACGGTGATTATCAGCCCGCACTGCTTGATGTGGTGTTTCGGCTGACCGTTCTAAAGTATTTTGCGGATTATGATTATCGTAGTGAGCCGCAGAGTGAGTGGCCGCGTATTGCTTACGAGTCTTTTAACTTCAAGATTAACAAGGCTGGTTGTGATACTTCTGCATTCTGGGATCAGTACGATTCTCTGGAGAAGGCTGTCCACGAGCAGATTGACCGTTCTCATAAGGAATGGCTTGTTCTTGGTCTCTGTAACAAGCTCAACGAGATTATTGAGAAGCCTGACCCTATTTCTGATTTCGTTGACTTCATGGAGAACTATTTGAATGATGTGAAGGGCAACTTGAATGACTTTGACGTTGAGAAGTTTTCTGAAGTGACTTCTGCCCTGCTGGATAATAAGCAGGAGATCTCTGCTGTGCTGGCAAAAGATAAAAAGGAATAAACACTTTTAGAGGTGGGTTGGAGGGAATTTTAATATGGCTACAAGAAGTAAACCGCTGAAGTTATGGGATGCTGAGAAGTTCAAGAACGTAAACCCAGTGTCTTTGAAATACTGGGATAGATATGAGACTGATATGGGCATCCGTGACCTCAGCCCGTCTACTGTTTACAATTATGAATCGGATTTCAAGCAGTGGATGATTTATGTTCTGGATAATCAGGGTAATGCTCCTGTGACGGAACTTGAAGAAGAGGATATTGAGGAATTTTTGTTCTACTGTAAGAAGCACGGAAATAACTCTGCTCGTATGAAGCGGCGTATGAGTACGATTTCTGCACTATATCGGTATCTTCGTAAGAAGAAAATTATCAAAGAAAATCCGATGGAGTTCATTGACCGCCCGACCAAGGATGTGGCTGTTGTGAAGCAGACATACCTTACGCCGGATGAGGTTAAGTTGATGCGAGAGAAGCTGAACGCTCTGGTTGAATCTGTGACCACCGTTCACATGAAGGATAATGCGATGACGCTGCGTCTGTATGCACTGTTCTCACTGTCTACGATGGCTCGTGTCAATGCTGTGCGGAATACACTCTGGAAATCTATCGATTATGAAAATCGCATGGTGCATGACGTTCTGGAAAAGGAAGGTAAAATCGTTGATTTGATGTTCAGTAAGGAAGTTTCTGAGCTTTTGAAAGAGCTGAAGGAATACCGCACTGAGCATGATATTGAAGATGGCGGCTATGTGTTTGTTGGTACGAAAATCAATGGTACATGGATGCCGATTACTTCAAGTACCGCTGGTGATTGGTGTAAGAAAATTGGCGAGATGATTGATGAGCCTACACTGCATCCGCACGATTTCCGGCACAGTGGTGCTACCCTGCTGAAGAATGCAGGTATGAGTTTGGAGGACGTATCTTCCTTGCTCAACCATGCTGGCACGGATGTGACCAACAAGTATTACATTAAGAAGGATACGACAAAGATTCAGTCTGCAAAGGATCGGTTTGAGATTTGAGGTGGAGTGAATGGGAAGTCTTGCTTCTTCGTATACGAACTTTGATGATTTACTGGCCGGTGTGGTTAGCAGCGTTCAAGACATCCTTGAAGGTGTTGCGCCGGAAATTGAAACGAGACTGCAAGCGAGCATCGTAGAAAACGTACACTCGAAGAGCGGACGGTCTGACGGAATCGAAAGCAAAAAAAATATCGTAAGTAGTGTTACTACTGATAATAATGTTGTGACCATGACGGTAAAGGATGTTGCAAGACCGCAGGAATCGTGGTGTAAAACACCATTCCGAGAAGGAGATAATGCAGCCTTAGAAGGAACAATGTTTGCTAATTGGATTGAGCATGGCTTATGGATGGATATTGCAGAATGGAATCGAATGGGGCGACCGAAGGAAAATAAACCAAAGCGTCCTGCGCGTCCATTTATTTCAAAAGTCCAAGTTGAAGCAGCTATGCTCGTAAAAACCGCATTGCATGAATTGTAATCCCACAATTTATTTGGAAAATTTGAATGAGAGGAGGCTGGCTTGAAGAAGCTGGCCGCTTCTCTTTTTTATTTTGAAAGGAATTGTTGAAAATGGAAAAGAGAGGTGACCAACAGTATGGATGAAAAAGAAAATACTGGCACAGAGTCTTCTGCCGTAACAGCCATTAAGGTCAAGGTTGTTATTGACACAAATAAAAAAGAATTAGACCAGCAATTTAATTCTGTTAAGGAGTATTATAAAGAAAAACCAGTAAAAATTGCTTTTGGAGTAAATCAAAACGACACTATCCGTAATATAAATGATGCGCTTGATAAGGTAGTCAAGAGTGGAAAACTAAAAACTCCAAAGGTCACACTTGATGTTAAGATCGACCAGAGCAAAGTTACTGCACAGCTTAAAAAGGCTATGGCTTCTGCGGCAAAGCAGACAGTTAAGGTTGATACCGGAAAGTCTGGCTCTGCAAAAACACAAGATACTTCGAAAAGTGATATTTCTCGCCTTTTCAGCCTTGCAAATCGTCAAGCAAAGTTAAAAGCGGATGAAGCATCGTTAATTGCTAATGGAAACAAATCATCTGAGTTGAAAGCGGTACAGACCAGATTGAGCGCAATCAACGATGAGATGGATAAACTCAAGACAAAAACAAAAGATGTAATTACGGAATCTCAGAAGTTAAAGCTTGAGGATATCGAAAAAACCGGAAAATTCAATGCTGACAGGAATACTGCAAAAGGTGCTGATTCGGCTGCAAAAGAACTAAAAAAACAAAATCAAGAAATTGCAGATGATTTAAAAAAGACTCTCACCTCTCAAGAATCTGAGTATGAAAAATATCAAAAAAAGATTCAGTCTCTTGAAAACTATTCCAAGAATAACTCCAACTATAAAAATGATAATATAAAAAAATATTTATATGGAGAAGATGGAACTGGAAAAACTTCTGGAAAGTTAAAAGAGTTGCGAGATCAGCTTGCTTCTATTGAGAATACTACACCAGGGAAAGCAATTCAAGACTTTGATAAAAAATGCAAGACTCTTGATACAACTATTGATTCTACAAGTCAACATTTAAAAGAACTTGGATTTGATTTTAGAGATATAAATCAAGCCAATGTTGACATGACGAAGTTTAAGAGTGTTTATGAACGTGCAACGAAGTTAGAAGACTCTATTGCAAATAAAAGTAAATATTCTTGGCTAATTGATAGTTTAAACGGAATAAAAGCTTCTGCTGCTGGCTGTGAAGGCAATGTTACTGATCTTAGTGCAAGACTATCAAACCTTGAGGTTGAGGCCAGCAGATGTGGGGCCACTACAGAAACTCTTGGTCAAAAACTGTCTCGTCTATTCAAAGAGCATTTTCAGACTGCTATCGCTATGGCTGGCGTTGCAATGGTCAAACAAGGTCTGCGAGAGGTTTATAATAATGTTCTGGAACTGGACACGGCTGTAACAGAGCTTAAAAAGGTCAGTAAAATGACTGGCGACGAGATGAATGAATATCTCGATAGAACTGCAACAAGCGCTCGTGAGCTTGGCGCAAATATCTCTGATCTTGTGAGTAGCACAGCCGATTGGAAACGTCTCGGATACACTGATAAAGATTCAGAAGAGCTTGCTCGTGTATCTGCTCTTATGGCTAACGTTGGAGACCAGATCGATAACGCAACGACTGCCTCTTCTTACTTGATTTCTGCAATGCAAGGTTTTGGGTTGGTTGCTGATGACGCAGAGCGTCTTCTGGACTGCATGAATCAAATCGCTAATACCGAACCGGTCAGTATGAACGACCTTGGAATTATAATGCAGAAAAGTTCCGCTGCGATGTCTGCCGCCGGAAATACATATCAGGAGACGCTTAGTTTGGCGGCTGCTGTAAATGGTGTACTTCAGGACGCCGATACGAGTGGCACTTACCTAAAAACTTTGAGTATGTACCTTCGTGCTTCAAAAACAGATGCGGAAAATGCCGGTATTGCAACAGATGGGATGGCAGATTCTGTATCCGAACTTCGATCTGAGTTGAAGCAACTTGCTGGTGTTGATATTATGAAGGATGATAATACCTTCAAATCAACCTATCAGATTATGAAGGAACTTTCTGAGGTTTGGAAAGATTTGTCTGATACAACACAGGCAAATATTACTGAGCTGATCTCTGGAAAGAGAGGAGGTCAGAGTACATCTGCCCTGCTGAATAATTTTAGCGTTGCTGAAGATGCTATGAAGCAAGCGCTTAATTCTAGCGGCAGCGCAATGCGTGAGAACCAGACGTACATGGATTCCATGCAGGCAAAGCTTAATCAGCTTGATTCTGCATTCCAGAAGTTTAGTACGGACTTGATGAAGTCAGATATCCCGAAGTTCTTTATAAGCCTCGCCACAGTTTTTGTTGACGGTGCAGATAGTGCTGTAAAATTCGCAGGTGCATTACCCACTTTGATAGCTGCCATCTCTGGCGTGTTGTCTGTAATGCAGATGAGCGGAAAGCTCAAAAATGGTGCGGGTAAAGTTAATATGCCCTCTTATATTTGTTGCGTATAAAATATAGGATGCGGCACCATGTAAAAATAAAATAGCCCCTAGAGTGCTGGGAAACCCTAAGAGCCATATCGCCTATTGTTATATTTATATAAGGTAGGAATCGAAAGATAGAAACAAGGATATGGATGCTATATGCTGAGATAAAAGCTCGGTTTTATCGTATTGTCAAAATATGGTAATAATCGAGTGCTAAGTAGCGTTTACAATGGGCAGTCAGCAGCCGATCCACTCCCCTATTATATAATGTAGGAGGGTGGAAGGTTCATCGACTAAAAAGGGTCAGTGAGCAACCACTGGAAGGATAGTCAGTTCTGGACGAAAGTTCAGAAGTCCACCTCAGACGTAACCAGACGACTTAAAGAAGTAGGTGGAAACGAGGAGACGCGCTATTCTCTGGCGCGATATAAGTAGGAGAAAAATATTCAAAAATATAATTCGACATGATTCATATTGACAGCTGATGCAGTGGCGACTATAATGAAAATATAATCGTATAAACTCATTTTACGGAGGTATTTATCATGCCGAGACCTAAAGGAAGCAAAAACAAGGTTACTATGATTGCATCGGCTCCTGTCGATTATGCTGCATTGATCGATGAAAAGCAGTCCGCAAAAGATTCGTTGAATGCAGAGGTTACTTCTATCGCGGCTAATATCGATTCTTTGAAGGCTGATCTGAAATCCAAGAAAGCTGAAATCAAAAAGTTGGATAAAGAGTTAGCTAAACTTGCTGAAAAGAAAGACGAAGCTGACAAGAAAGCTGTTATCGAAGCCAATAAGAAGAAAGCTGAAGAACTCGTTGCGAACGCTTTAGCCAATGGCATGACTGCTGAAGATATTGCAGAGCTTCTAAAATAACTGCTGTGCAGCCATCATAATGAACAAGCCCGACTTCCCTACTGCTGGGAGGCCGGGCGTTTTTGCATTGCTTTTTACGACAGCCTATGATACACTCTTGTAAAAGGAGTGTTGATTCATGGAAAACAATAAAAAGCATGTGCCGAATATGGAAATTTCTAATTTTGGCGGTCGTTCTATTACGGACTACACGTATCATGGCGGTAAGGACGAAACTACAGAGAATCAGCTGAATGCTTATTTCAGAGATTATAGTGATAATAGATTGAAAAGCAAAGATGGAGGCGCTGATGACGGAAATAGTAAAACTAATCAACAGCATTGATACGCTGTTTAATGTATTTGTTCCAGGCGCAATCTGTGTCTGGTTTTATATGAAACTGTCTTTAAAGAAAATTGAATATCAGGGATATCTTATTTTAAGTATCGCAGTTGGTTTTGTACTAAAGTATACGGTTGATTACTTAGATAGAATCCTTCCTTTTGTTGTAGTTAATTTTCCTATCGTACTGGCATACGTTCTTTTAGGGCTGCTTGCCGCTGCCGCATTTTACAAAGTCAAGAACTCTGTTTGGGCTCGAAAAATAATGGTCAATATTCTTGGAGTTGAGCCGAGTGACAATATTTGGACTAGGCATATCGATTCTCATGGTAATTTGATGATGCTAAACATGGATGATGGGTCTCATATTTTAGGAAAACTAGAAACAGCAGATGATGAGTATATTACATTAACATATCATTGCTCTGCAAAATCAAAGTCTGGTAAGGATATGGATGATGCCGCAAAGAATGCAAATACCGGTTCTGTCCTCTGTATCCCAATGAATCGCGTTAAGAGTTTTGAGTTTTTGTATTGCGATAGAAATTCCGCAATGGCAAAATACGTTTTCCGCTAAATCTAAATACAACTACTACCCTGCTACTTTGTGTAGCAGGGCTTTTCTTTTTATCATCACTCGTATCCACAATTCTTGTACTTGAATTGCTTGCCGGGCTTCTTACTCGCAAATTCCAAAATGGCTACATCAATCAATTTTGCATTTTTTAATCGAGGTGAAGTATATGAAAATTGAAATTGACACAAAAGAACTCGCCACTCTCATCAATATGATTAGAGAGCAGCGAGAGCCTGTTGGTAATACTCAAGCATTAGCTGAGGAAGTTGTTAAGGGACTGCCTCAAAAAATTGCTTCATATCTCAATCTTCGTACTTGAGCACACCAACTTTTTCGAGAGTCGCAACAAGAGATGCGGCGGAATCTGCGACTGCCATATTGTACGCAGCGGCAACCATTTGCTCAACTGTCATCTTCTTGTCTTCTCTTGCCGACAGAGCGTTGGCAAAATCATTCCGACTCTTCTCGATCTCGTCTTGAAGAATCTTATTAAACTCTTCTCTAGTCATTGTAGCCTCCTCCTTTCTTCTAGTCTTTATTTAAGTCTACCATAAAAAGACAAAGAAGTAAATGAACAGGAGTTCACATTTGACGGAGAATGTTAGAACTCATACCCACATGCTTTACATTTAAACTGCTTTCCCGGTTTTTTACTAGCAAATCCCCAAATGGCTAGAATGGAGGTCTTATATGAACAATATTCTTGTTTTGTATCCGAGACCTCAAAAGGTAAAATACGATTATTCAGACTGTAACATAACAGATCATCTTCAAGAGCGAAAGCCTCTTTCAACTCTTGAAGAAATTGAAGCATTTGCGGCTCAACTTCCAGATATCGAAGAAGTCGTTCCGCATTTTGGGATATCATGCCTAAAAAAAGATGGGACAATCGTAATTTACGCTGATTACGGTCCACTACCTAAGAGAGTCGAGTCTTCTGAGTGAGGTTTTCCATCGGGCGTTATCCTCTGTGATAACTAGAACGTCACAGTCTTCACTTACCATTGGGTTATAGTCCGAGAATTCTAGCATTTTTGCGACCGTTCTATTCAGAAACTTGATGTACTCAACAACATCGATTTCGCAAAGTGTATCTCTCGGCGGTACTATGCGAATGAGTCTTTCTGCGACACCCATCACACCGATGACAGCAATGTCTTCGTTTGAAACGTCCTGAATACTATTCTCTCTTGTATCTGTTTTCAAGATGACTTGTTTTCCATTCTCGTAGCCAGCGATAAGAAGCGCAACAGGATTATCTCCTGTTTTAGCTGAGATGTCTTTCTTTACAAACTCGATTTCTTGTTTGATGGTTAGTTTGCGGCGATTGATACTCTTAACAAGCTTGTAAACAGTATCATTAGTCGAAGTTCCATCGTTCAACTTTGCATTTCCAGCAAGAGCTATTGCATGACCATTGTTGGTTCGGAAAACCTTTTGCTCAAAATCAGAATGAGTGGTGTACATGACTTCGTTTGAGTCTCTGTCGGTATATTTAGATTCTCGTCTATAATCGCCAGATACAATAATGCCTTGCTTGGTGGGCATAGCCATAATCAAGCTCATAACATATCACCATTCATATCCACAATCATCACAGTGAAACTGAACTCTAGGCTTACGCGCCAGCAGCCCCCAAACAGCGGCATCGACTAATTTCGCCGTGGTCGATACTTTGTGAATGTTGGGGCTGTGACAGGTTGGGCAACGAGGGGTGTAAACAGGTTTAGCCGCCTCTTCTTCCGCTTTTCTTCTTTCTTCGTCTAATTTTTCCTGAATCTCGGCTTTTATTTGAGAGTCGTAAGCGGTTGCCTCATCTTGATCCTTCTTTACGATATCTGGGTCAAACTTAGAAATATCTTTTGCAGGCATTGGATATTTTAACCAATCTTCTTTTTCTTCATCTTCTGTGTCTTCCCATTCACTCAACAGCCAAAGCTTTCTGAAACAAAAAGCACAGTCATAAAATGTACTTGGCTGGTATTTCTTGCAATACGGGCAATACTTTACATGTTTCTCCATGATTTCATCTCTCCTCGAAATCGATATTTACTTTCTTTTCTAGTGAGAACGGTACTGTAGCACCTAAAATTGACAGCATACTAAACAAGTTCTTCTCTTTATCTGATGCGGTTGATGACTATGCAAAGGAAAATGACATCGCTGGTGGCTCTATCATTAAGTTTATCAGATATCTTGTTGAATGTAAAGGTGGCGTTATTGCAACAGAAGGCGCTATGATTCTGCTTAAAGCAGCGACGGTTGCCCTTAACGTGGCATTTGCTGGATTCATCACGTTGCTTGTAACAAAAGCAGTATCTGCATGGCAAAACTACACTCAGCGTGTAGAGAATGCAATTAAGCAGTCGCAAGAAGCAGTCCAAGCAGCCGATCAGTTGGCTTCTTCATTGAAAGAACTTGAAAATTCTTACGAAGAACTTGGTGATAAGTCTGGATGGAGTTCAGAAGATAGCGACCAAGCCCAAGATATTCAAGAGCAAATCCTTGAGCTTTTAAAAGAACAAAATGGTATCGCCCAAGACCAAATTGATCAAATAGATCTTCAGAATGGAAAATACGAAGACCAGTTAAAACTCATCCGTCAAATTCGATTGGAACAATTACGAGATGAGGAATCTGATTTAATTCAGAATAAAGACAATCAAGGCAAATCTCTTACCAAGACTGCAAAGAAACAGGCAAATGATGTTCATTCCGTAGATTCTTACGATTCTGAAATGGCTCAAGAGTTGGCGGATAAGTTTGGATGGAGCTATGACGCAGATGCTGGCGTTTTAAATTTTAACAATTACGATCAAAATGATCCCGAATCTGTTGCAAAGCACTATGATGAACTCGGTCAGGCCATTGATATCATTACAAAGAAATATAGTGATGCAGAACGTGCGTCTTCTGGCTTGTATGATGCTTTTAAAAATGATCGTGCTGGCATAAAAGACCAAGTGGAAGCATATCGTGACTCTTCTACTGCTATTGATAATAACATTTCCAAGCAGAAAGAGCTTGAAACAATTCTTGCTCTTACCACTACAAACGCTCGTGCTGTAAGAGGAGCTATCGGAACTCTAGCCAACTCTATTCAAGACTTTGATGCAAATAAGCTTGTTGATTTGCTGAATGGCAATGGGCTTGATGGTTTAAACGATGCGCAGTTAGCTGCTATTGATAAAATCAAAGAGTTCATGACCACAAAAGGATTCAACACTGATCAAATTCAGTCTTTCGTTAATATTTTAAGCGAAGTCGGATTTATTGTTCCACAAACAGCAGATGCGGTAGAGCAAGCATCTCAAAAGATAGAGGATATCTCCTCTAAGATTGATGAGATTCAGACTGCTTATAAGAATGCGACCACCGCTATTGAGGAATACAACAAGTACGGTTATCTGAGCGCCGATACTTTACAAACTCTTCTCAATGAAGACTTTGAGTATTTGAGCTGTCTTGAACTTGTTGATGGTCAGCTTCAGGTGAATACTGAGAAGTATCAGAGTATGATTGCTGCTCAGTATCAGTCTGCGGCCATGGCTCTTGTTGAGAAGGCAAATGCAGAGCTTGCAAAGATTGCCCAGGGCGAAAAGAAGGATGCTGTCGAGGATGCAACCAAGGCAACAGAAGACCAAGCAACAGCTTTGACTGAACGGGTCTGTCCTGCCCTTGGTGAGTTTGCAAAAGCATCTATGACAGCCGCTGCAGCACAAGAGTTCTTGGCAAATGGAGATGCAGCATGGTCTGTTGACCCAGAAAGGACTAAGGAAGTCTATGCTGGCCTTGCTTCTGGTTTAGATATTTTGGACGCAACTGTTGACCAAATCATGGGCAATTCGGATAAGTTCCGTCAGCACATGAATGGTTTTGATAAGGAAACCAAGAACCGGAATAAGAATACTGCCAAATCTGTAACTGATGTGGCTTCTGCCTTCGATACCTTAAATAAGGCAATGAAGGAGTATAACCAGTATGGTTATCTGTGTGCTGACACGGCAAAATCTCTGGTTAGTCTGGATGACAAATTTACGGCTTGCTTAACAAAGCAAGGCGATAAGCTCCAAATCAATGTAGAGCAGTTCCGTAAGTTTGTGAAAGAACAACTCAAGGAAGCGAATGCCGCAAAAGATGGCGGAAAATCAGCTGATGAGATGAATAAAGTTCTGAATTATCTTGATCAGAATGTAGATACAACAACCATCTCTTTTGAGCAGCTGACTGACGCTATCAAGGGTTACGGCACTGCGATGGATGAAGCCAAGGAAAAGACGGACGCTATAAAATCCGCATTTTCTGACTTAGATGAAGTTGGTAAGAGTAAGATTAACAATCCATTTGGACTGTTGGATGCTGACAGTGTTGAGAAGCAGTATCAGGCAATTCGTGATTTGGCTGACGGTTCCGAGTTGTTTACTAATGCAGACTATGCTGGGGCTCTGAATCCTGAGACTGGAGAAATCGATTACAACAGTGATGCGTTCAAGAAAATATTCCTCGATCGTCTTGACAGCATGATTGCTGCTTGCAAGGAGACTGGCGGAGCTGCTGGTGAATACCTTGCAAAGGGCTTTGAGGATGCAAGAGATAAAATTGCTGGAAACGTTATCAGTATTGAAGAGTATATCAATGGAATTGGTTCTACATTGAGCAATATCAATGATAGAATGGATAATTTTCAAAGCGCTTTCAATGATTTGGCTGATATTACAAAAGAGTATAACATTTACGGAAATCTCAGTCAAGATAGCATCCAGAAGTTCATGGCTCTTGACCCGAAGTATACTGCTTGTCTTGAAATGCAAGGCGATAAGCTTGTTTTTAATAAAGATGCTTTCCGTGCTCTTTATGTTGCCGAGTTGCAAGAGCTCGCATTAAAGTATGAAGGAACGGACGCAGGTAAAGTGTATGCTGACATCCTTCAGAAAGTTGCAGACGGAACTTGGGACGTTACGGACCACATGCAGGGCATGGGCACTGAGATGGAAAACCTGAAGTCTGCATTAAACGAGTTAAAAGATTTATTCTCTTCCCTGTTTGATTTATTCGAGAAATTTGGATCTAATAAGGACAATGACTTAAAAATCTGGGGCGAGGCCATGACAGAGCATATCGACGACCAAATCGAAGCTCTGAATAAGCAAAAGGAAGCGCTTGAAAAGGCTAATGACGAGGAAGAACGTGCGATTACTCTTGCAAAACTGCAAGCCGAACTTGAAAAAGCTCGCACGCAACGTACTGTCCGCAAGTATACCAGTAATGGTTATGAGTGGGTTTCTGATGCATCGGCAGTTAAGGAAGCCCAGGATAATCTAAACGGCCAGCAACGGACATGGCGCAAAGAGGATGCTGAAAAGGCTATTGATGACCAAATTGATAAGCTGAACGAGTTGAAAGACAAGTACAGTGAAATCATCAACTTGATTGGAACCAGTTGGGATGACTACAACAAAAAACTCAAGTACTCTGCTGAAATTGCAGACATGACCTTTACAGAGATGGAAGGCCGACTTGACGTCTTTAAGGGTAATGTCCTTGGAGCAATGCAGTCCACTAAGGCAACTTCTGGTATTCAGGATGTTATTAGCAAGTTAGAATCCTTGATTACAACCCTTGAGAAGATCAATAATCTGTACAGCTGGGCCGAATCCGGATTTACTGATTATTCTGATAAGGGCTTTAATGGTTTAATCAAAACAGCTAAAAAGATTTTCGGATCTACTGGTTCTGACGGTAAGCTCAACATCAGCATTAGCACCGGTTTAAAAAATATCGGTCAGACTGTTAAGGACGCATTTAGTGGAACTTCCGGGAATAGTATCACCAAGGCGTTCCAGACAGGATGGGAAGCTATCTCGTCTGGCGCTAAGGGGCTATTCTCCGGTAGTGGTGCCAATAGCCTAACAACCATCTTCTCGAATGGTTTATCTGGCATTAGTGATTTTATTGGTTCTGCGTTCAAGGGACTTGGCAGCACATTTGCTTCGGGCGGTCGAACATTAGTTAAGGCTGCTGGTAGCGTTGCTACTAAGATCGGAAGTGCTCTCGGTATTGGTGGTGGCGTTGCAGCGGGTGGTGCCACAGCCGCCGGTGGAGGGGTTGCTATTGCAGGAGCTTCCGCGATTCCTGTTATCGGAGCCATCGTCGCAGGCGTTGTCAATGGAATCAATACCAATATTCGTCTTATCAAAGACCAAAAGAAGATTTGGTCAAGCGATGACAAGATTGGAACTAAGATTGTAAAATCTGTTGGCAATACCGTATGGCGGTATTCTCCGATTGGTATGATTGCTAGTACAATTCAGAACATTAGTGGTTTTGTCAAGAAGATCTTTGGTATTGAGAGCAAGAAAGACAAGAATAACGGAACATCTTCTAACGGAAAAATTGACGTTGGTAGTATTGTTATCAATAGCCAAGATAGCCCTGCTTCCAACGTAAATTCTGGTACATCCGGGTCTGATACTGGTACAACCAAGCAATCTTTCTGGGATCGCATCAAGAACTCTAAGCTCTGGTTCTGGAACTGGGGCAAGCGTGCAGCTGGAGATAAGGACATTAAGTATTCAGGCATGTATAATGTCGATGAGCAAGGTCCTGAACTTTTAGTTCGTCACCCGGCGTCTGGTCGTTACACTTATCTTGAAACTGGAGATGGAATCGTCCCTGCGGATATTACTTCTAAGCTGTTTGAGATGGGCGGAAATACAGATAAATGGTTCGCAGATCAATTGTCCAAAAATGGAGCTTTGAAAAATGGAGCTTTGAACAATATCCAGAACAAAACCATCGGAGATACGATTTCTGTTGGAGACATCTACATTCAGAATCCTGTTGGCGATACGGATGCTCTTGCTAGAGAGATTGTACGCGACCTTCCGATTAAGCTGCGTCAACAGCAAGGAAGGAGATAACATGAGTAACGCATCTAAAGCAGTTGATGTATTGACAAAAATGATTGTTGAAGTAGCACAAAATGCAATTGAGAACGCTTCGTATGATAAAACCACTTTTGGTGTTGTTAAGAAAAAGACGCCATCTGGCTATATCGTATCGGCATTTGGAAAAGAGTGCAATATACAATCAAATCAAGATTTTAGTCTTTACGAACGTGTTGCTGTGACAGCTCCGCAAGGAGATTATAGCAATCTACTAATTCGTAAAATCTAAAAATAACTATTGCAGGAAGCTACGCCAGTGACGTAGGACCCTGCATTTTTTATATGCATAGGAGGTGAAGTAATGGCAAAGCCGGTATTATCATCTGTAAATGTTTTTGACGCAACAGAGGGCGTCATTGCTTTTTTTAAAATTTATGTGAGCTATACAAGCCCCAATATCATCAAAGAATACGAATACTCGATTTATGATGGATCTGATGATAAAGTTATTTGCACCTCTTCTGGAGCATATAGCAATTTATCGTACACACAAAATAACGGATGGGGATTCCATATCTCCCCTACCGAACAATTAGTGAATCGAGAAGAAAATTATTATTTGCGAATTCGTATCAAATTAACTGACGAATCCGAATATGGAGAGTACAGTTCCCCTATTGTTTTGTACTGCAAGTCGAAACCTTCTATTGCTTTTAGTAGCCTTAATAAAGAAACAGAAAATATTATTCAAATGTCTGCTACTGTTTTTGAAATGCTTTATTCCTACATAAAGGATCAAGGTGAGACTCTTAAAACATATAAGTATGAGTTTTATGATGAAGATAAGAAATTGGTTGATGAAACGAAAACGTATTATGGCACTATTTCGCATTCGTTCTCTGTGTATGGACTAGAAGCGAACAAATTGTACTATGTGCGCGGCATGGCTACCACAAAAAATGGGTATGAGCTCGATACGGGTTATTATCCTATTAGAATTGGTAGTGTTTTATCAAACGGAGATTATGCTTTTGAGGCAGAGAATGATCATTATAATGCAGCCATCCGGTTGACATCTCATTTTGTTTCGGCCACTGGTTCTCCTAACGGCGATGTTTCTTACGTAAAAACAGCAGACGATAAATATGCAGTAGATTTGACCAATGGTACAAAAGTTACCTATTTCTTGAGAGACCAAAATAAAAATCTTAATGACTTCGACATGAAGTTTATTGTGAAGCCTGATTGCCCAAAAGAAATTGTCGAGTTGAACTGGAACAACGCAGAATATTCTGTGACTGGAACATTGAGTATTCTAAAGAGATTCTTTACCGATATGAACGACGAAACAGAAAAACTATTTGCCGCCTTAAAAATAAATGTTGACCATGATACGTATTTGATCATCAAAAGCAATTATATCTTTGCAGAAAAAGCGACTGAATATTTATTTGTTGATGTTGTTTGTAAGAATGGATATTTTGAAATTTATATAGAGTCAATGGATGGAGATTATCAGAATGCGGTCTTAGGACAAGCATTACTGGACTGTTGTATTATCGGTGACTCTTCTGTTGATAACGAGAATTAAAGGAGGCTGATTTATGTTTTTAGGAATGGATATTCTAAGTGACGAGCAGTCTCTGAGTAATTCCAAATTGGTATCAAATCTTTCTTCGTTTTCAATAAAGAATGGAATTTTTGACGAGCTTTATGTTTCGTCTGATCCAAATAAATTTAAAAAGAAAGAATATGATTGGGCGGCCGACACCTTAATCCTCGCCACGTTTGATTCTCAGACGCTTGAAGGCGGCAATATTGGCGCTCTCGGCAGCAAGATTCAGTCTATGCAGCTCCGCAGACGTGAAGTAGGAGATGTTACATGGACTACACTAGCAGCTTATCAGGTTCCGGATACAGATAATTTGAATTTCTCTTTTGTTGATTACTTTGCACGCGGTCGTAACACCAAGTATGAATATTCTGTCAACTATATCTTGAAGGACGGAACCGAGTTGCCTTACATTTCAGCTTCTGTCATAAGCTCGTTCTGCGGTGCTCTTATCACCGATGGCAAAACATCTTATCATGTATTTCTTGATCCGAAGGTTACATCCACTACAAGAAATAGACAGTCCAGCATTGTTACAACTTTGAATGGTCGGTTCCCTTATGTATTCTATGGGAGCAAATCCAATTACGATACAGGAAATTTCTCTGGTACCATCATCAAGAATAATGGTGGGGACGATTGGGATTTCGATAATTCCTATAAATATCGTGAAGATATGAAGGACTGGCTTACGAATGGTGAAGCTAAAATCATTAAGATGGAAGATAGTCGCGAATGGCTCGTAAGTGTAGACGGAAATGTCGAAGAAGATGAATCCGAGCATATTGATAAAGTAGGTATCAGTTTTGATTTTGTGCAAATTGGTGACTACAACAATACCGACGATTTGAGCGCAAATGGTCTGACTGCTTACAATGATATGGATTACGCTATTTATTATTCAATTACGCTCAATCTTGAATCCGCAACTAGCAGCAGTCGTATTATCAGCGTTAAGCAAGGAGAGAGTTATTCCACAAAAATTGAAGCATATGAAGGATATGTCATTGATTCTGTTTCGATTTCTATGAATGGAGTCTCTATTACGGATTCTGTATATAACTCTGTAAATGATACGATTTCTATTCCATCTGTTACAGGAGATGTTATCGTAACTGTCACCGCTCTGAAAATCAGTGTGGATGATATCGCATTTGATTATAATACGTTGAATCTGTCTAAGAACAGCAAGAAAAAGATCAATCTTGTTTACAGCCCGACGAATGCAAAAATCGGAGCGATTACTTGGAAATCTAGTGACAATGCAACAGTCATCGTTGATAATGGTATGGTTCAGGGGTTGAAGGCTGGCTCTGCTACTATCACAGCCTCAATCGACGGACTTGAGGCAAAGTGTAATGTTTCTGTTGTTTCTTTGTCTGATGAGACTGGGATTCCGCTAAGTGCATTCCACGAAGGTGCAGCGATTCACATGCGAGAGAATAGTTCTCCTGTGTATTATATCGTTGCAAAACATAATTACGAAAGCGAACTGAACGGCGAGGGCCGCACTCTACTTGTCAGAAAGCCGGAGTACGCAAATACGCGCTTTGGTTCTAATAATGCGTATGTTTCTAGTGAGGTTGATAAATTACTCACGAATACATTTAAGAATTCCCTTGATTCTAAAATCGTATCTGTGTTAAATAGCTATCCTACAACAATTCGTTACACTCCAGGCAATGGTAAAAATACAGTATCAACGATATCAAGAACTGTATTCTTACTTTCTTCAAACGAATATGGACCGTCAAGTAGCACTCATAACACGGAAGGCACTATTCTGCCGACCGCACAACAGTTATTGTCAGATGGCTGCGCGAATAATAAGATGCTCTTAACCAGGACACCAGCAGTTTACAATGTTTCTAATACTAAGGATTCTGTAATTGGTATTCGATACAATTCTAACGACAATAGTTTTGAGGATAAGGTTATCAAATGTACCGACACGAATGACGCTAATACTGGCGCTACAGTTGTTGTCCATCCTGCTATGACTCTATCTCAGGATATTAAAATTATTATTGATAATCCAATTAAGGCGAGTGCTGTAACGTTGAATAAAACTTCTGCGATTATTCATGTCGGAGAAGAATTGCAACTCAATGCAGCATATCAACCTGTCGATGCTACCTATCCGTTGACAAATTATGGATCTAGCAATCCATTTGTGGCGTCGGTTAATGAAAGTGGATTGGTCACAGGTAAAAAGGTTGGTACTACTACAATTACTGTTGGTATTGACAATGTGTCTGCGGCTTGTGAAGTTCGCGTTGTTGAATAAGGAGGTGTTTAAATGTATTATATCGCATCAAAAAAAGAATTTGCGATGCTAAAAAATCATAATAAACATCTTTACTGTAGACTTGAACTTCTGGATAAAGATTTAAACGTTATCGATAATCTTGAAGGATTAACAATTGATGGAAGTCTTTCAATTGATGCAGACTCAGACATCCGGCACACGTTTACTTCAACGATTTATTTGAAACAAAATGAGATGATTAGTTCTTATTCTGTGGACGAGTGGATTGACAAGTTGGTTCGTGTCTATATTGGTATTGGATTATCTGATAAAAATATTTTTTGGTATTCAAAAGGGATCTATGCTTTCAATCAGAATGGATTTTCATACAATGCAACCGAACATAGTGTATCTGTTTCGTGCGTTGATTTAGTTGCAATGCTGGATGGGTCGCTAAGTGGTACATTGACTGGTTATCAAACTGTTATTTCCACTGGAACAAAAATATCCAACGCTATTATTGATACTTACAAACTTAGCGGTATGAAAGAATGTGTCGTCAACTACTGGAATAGAACAGTCCCATATGATATTGAATTTTCAAGCGGTACATCTATCTGGTCTATTCTAACTGAGCTTCGGGATCTTTATTATCCATTTGAAATGTTTTTCGATGACACGACCTTTGTGTGCCAAGAAATTCCGTCTGGTTTTAACGATCCAGTTGTTTTGAACGATGAAGAGTTTCAAGACTTAGTTATTTCTGAGAGCTGCGATATTGAGTACTCAGAGGTCAAGAATTGTGTTGAGGTTTTTGGAGCCAGTGTCGAATATGATACTTATGTTGATGATGAGCACATGACTGTTGTACATACTGATGCAGACTCGAAAACCGGCGAAGAAGAGAAAACTTCTATTACGTTAAGAACGACCAGTTTAGACACCACAAAGGATTGTACTGTAGCTATTACAACTCCCCTGCTTGGTTTCAAAAAAAATGTGGAGATTACAATCGTAAACTCAGTCACAGAAACTGACAGCAATAATAACACTTCAGTTAAGGAGTACACACATGGTCCGTTCAAACTTTATGAAACTGATGTGGATGAAAATGGCACAGATGTTTTAATGGATGGCGCTGAAATCGCACACGACATGATGATTGTTATTTTGTATAGTCCTACATATAAAAAGTTTTATTATCGTGGCGAGCAACAAACCCATGCAATGACATTCTTAGTAAACAAAATGCCTACAGATGATGAGATCGCCAAGGCAAAAGTGGATGAGGCGTGCAATAATTTAAAGTATGTTTGCTTGACTGAATCAGATATATCAGATATAAATTTAAACACTCAGGCAAATCCACGTTTTACAATTGAAAAAATCGGGCGTAGAAATCAAGTGTGTTCTGGGTCAGAATATGAAATGTACACCACAGATGAATCAACTATGCAGTGCGCCGAGTATATGTTGTGGAAGTGTGGACGATTGACAGACAGTGTTACAGTGGAATGCCTTCTTGTTCCATGGCTTGAGGTCAATCAAAAGATTTCTTATGTACCTCATTATATCGACACAAAAGGTGAGCCTTTGGAATTCATTATCAAAAAAATCTCTATTTCACTTGGCGAAGGAACGATGACCTTAACACTGAGTCGTTATTATCCATATTATCCATACATCGTACAAAACAAATATTGATTTCAGCTCCGATATTCCGGGGCTTTTTATTTTTGTCAAATTGGAGGTGCATTGAATGAGCTATGACAAAAATCCAGACGGTACTTATACTGATCTGGCGTATACGAAATTTCCAGCTAAAGTAGATAGCTGGCAAGATAGTCAGAATTTAACGGCGAACTATTTAAGTCTAGCAAACGATTATAAAACAGCTCTTTTGAACGGTAACTATTCGGCAGCACAGAGTATTCTTAATGCGAATCCAGAATTGAAGCGAATGTTGATTGGCGCAGATGACATTAACAAGTTAAAGCATTCTCAAATGGCTATTGAGCGCCTGTTCACAGAGGATATCGAGGAATATATCAAATCTTATACAGACAAATCTACATCTGAAGCTGATAAGGCGACTACTTCTGCAGCTAACGCCGCTATTTCCGAAAAGAATGCTTTAAATTCAGAGACCGCCGCAGCCGCAAAAGCATCTGAAGCAAACGAACTGGTTGAGAATCTAAAGACCTTGAAAGGGACTCTTCCTTCTGATTTTACTGAATATACTCAGCAAATTGCCGACGCGAAGGAAGAGTTTGATAATAAGATTGATAAGCACAACACGAGCGATACAGCGCATCAGGACATTCGAGATGATTTAGAAAAAATCTCGTCTAACGTATATTCGAAAACAGAGGCCGACGCCAAGTTCGGCACGCCTTACAGCCT